GTCGCCGTTTATGAGCCTTACTGAGCCCGCGTTAACTACGTCATTTACATCATCATATAGTGAGGCAATCACAAAGTTGTTGTTCGGGAGCGCGGTGATACCGGTGATTTGTGAGGCGGCACCTGTATCACCATAAATACCGCCTATCAATTTTTTGTTATAAGGGTTATATATATACACTGCCCAGCGGCTATTTAATGTACTAGAAACAACTATATTACCATTAGGTAAAATGATTGTTATTGCACCGAAAAGATTGCCACCCACCGCCGCGTTAGGGTCCCGCAGTTCCCAGCGGAAGGAATGGGGATTGGTTTTTGTATTAATTTTTGTACACATATTCATTAAAATACTTATTATTAAAAATCCGATAATATACATATATTATATACATATATTATATTTTTGAAAACTATACAGAATTCTATGATTATACATTTTTATCTTTTTGCTCTGATAATAAAAAAACAAATATCAGATCATAAAGGTAAAGAAACTTATATATGTATTTTGTAATATGGCGAGTTAATAAGTAATTTTTATTATAAAAAATATATTTAAAAGTAATATATATAATATATATTGTGTAGTTAGCAATATGCTAATTACCATAACTACGCATGGGTTCCCGAGTGGTTCAATATCTATAAAATTAATTAAAACTCTCTATAAATACTTGAATTTTTTTAATAATACTCTCTAGTTGTTCTTCATTATCTAAATAATTTTCTTCAACATTTATTCTTAATACGGGTATATTTGTGCCCGACAACCATTCATTATGTTTTATATGGATTTTTTCTAAATATTCATATGGTATTTCAGCTTCTTCCATTCGATTTCTTTTATGAATTCGTTCGAAACATATTGTTGGATTACATTCTAAGTAAACAATGGCATTAGGAATATAGTCTTTTTTAATCATCATATTATATACGTCATTGTATAAACTCCATTCAATTTCATTTATAAATTTATCATTGTATAATTGTTTAGCAAAACATTCTTTATCAGTTAACACGGTTCGTTCAGATATAAGTATAGAATCATCTGATGGATTAATAATGTCTTCTAATTTTTTTATTTTACTTATAAACGCACATATCTGAAAACTAAATGACCATTTAGTTTTATCCTTATAAAATAGTTCTAATATATTGTTATTAGAACTATCTTTTAAATTTAACCAATCATTTATAGGTTCTTCTATAAATGATTTATTTTTAAACGTTTCTAATACTAAACGCTTTTTTAAAATATTGAATAAAGTAGTTTTACCTGATCCAATGTTACCATCAATCGAAATAAGCATTTTAATGAGCATATAATTGCTTATTTATTAATCAAATTTTATAATTTTATAATTTTTTCAACATCTCTTCTTGTTTGCCGAGAAAGAATTTTTTCTAATAGTTCTTGTTTTTGACTCATTTCATTATTTTCTTTTTCTTTTTCACTTTCAGGTTCTTTTGTTTTACAGCTATCTTTGTTTCCTTTGTTGCCTTTGCTGCTTTTGGAGCCTTTGCTGCCTTTGCCGCCTTTGTCGCCTTTGGTTTCTTTGGATTTTTTACTATTTAATTTGTTAATTATTGGATTGTCTTTTAATTTATAAAACGCTTTGTATAAAATATCTAACATTAATATTTAATGATATAATATAATATTATTAAATAAACAAATTTGATTCTTTATTAATATTTAATTTGATTCTTTATTAATGTCTACTATTTTTAATAACTATCAATTTGAAATAGAGAATTATCTAGAAAGAATGAAAGATAATCCATATATTGACGAATTAAAAGATTCATTAAAACAACAGCAAATTAATACTATTAAAAAATATTTAGATGATGAAAGTATCAATTATTTAAAAACTGATATATTGAAAAATATTTTTAAAGGCTGTCCTACAGAAACAGTGCTTAAAAATTTTATAGAAATAGTTAAGCCAGAATTTAAAAAATTAACTTCGATTGAAGATAAATTAGATTTAATTAATCTTACGTTGAAACATTTTAATCCAGAACCAAATAATTCTAAAAATATGATAGATCCTACTGAATTAAGAATTTCTACAATTACTGTATGTGGTAATTTAGGCACAATTATAGGTACAACTAATATATATAATAATTTCATAGCTCCTCCGGATGATACCAAAATAGGAATTATTGGATGTAAGGCAGACAATTTTCCACTTAAAGGATTTTTTAAAAAGAAAAAAGTGGCTAACTTTTTTAACAGTGCTACATTAAATGTTAAAATATCTCCAGATAAATGTATTAATTTTAAGATATTTAAAAATGGGAAAATACAATTAACGGGTGTCCCATCTGAAACCTACGCAAAAGAAGCTATTGATATGGTGATTAACTTTATTAAATCTTTTTCAAATACAGAAACTAAAATAATAGAGGATGTAAACACAATTAATTTAACCGAATATAGAACCGTATTAATTAATAGCGATTATTTTTGCGGAACGAAACTAAAAAGAGAAAATTTATACAAACTATTGTCAAATAAATATAATTTATCTGTAAACTTTGATTCTGAAAATTATCCAGGGGTTAAATTACAATATTTTTGGAAAAAACAAAATGTTGAAACCGAACTAGAAGGTATTTGTCAGTGTAACCCTAAATGTATAGGTAAAGGGGATGGACTAAGTGATAATAATTGTAAAAAAATAACAATCTCCACATTTCAAAGTGGAAAAATTATTATAACGGGTGGGAGAAATTTAGAACAAATTAATAATGCGTATGCCTTTTTTAATAAAATTTTAATAAAAAATTATAGTAGTATATCTAAAGAAACAACAAATAATAAAATAATATTTGATAAAACTCGGCAATATTATTTCCTTAAAAAGAAAAATATTACCAATTATCAAGTGTATGACTCATTGGTTTAATAACTCTACATTATTATTATATTTCCTGTAGTTTACTTCAAATATAAAATTTATAGATTTATAGTCATCTACCAAACTATTATGTTGATTAGGAACATCTACATTTGGATTATATGTTAATTCTTGATTAGGAACATCTACATTTGGATTATATGTTAATTCTTGATTAGGAACATCTACATTTGGATTATATGTTAAATCATTACTGGGAACATCTACATTTGGATTATATGTTAATTCTTGATTAGGAACATCTACATTAGTTGAATCATCTACATTAGGAATAGTTGGATTATCACTATTCTTATTATATTCTATACTGTTGGTATAGTCCAATAGTTTTCCATCGGGTGTTTTAAGTTTAATATTTAATTCGATTAATGATATAGGGGGATTAAAGGTTTTTTTATATTCTAATTCAGATTTAGATAATAACTTTTTATATTCTCCTAAATCTATATCAAATGTTAGCAACCCAAAAGCATTATTTACTGAGTTATTAACCGATGTATAATTACTGCCTAATTCTTTAATTTCAAGTATAATATATGGGTAATTATCGATAGATTCTATACTATTAATTTTTTTAGGAAATATTGCCGATGATAATCGTATGGATGTAATGTTTGTAAATTTATTAAATTCGTTTAAATGTATGGAAAAATTATTAGGATTTTTATATTTTTGCATATTTCTATCAGCACTATCAATATATATAGATTCGGTTAATTCCACATATTTTGCTTCATATGAAACTGTATTATATTGAGAAAGAGAACTAGTTTCATTTCTAATATCATTTATCATTTGATTAAATACTTCTTTTGATGATTCTTTTGTTATAGTGTATCTTAAAAAATATTTATTTATTACATCGGGAGTTACCGCTATATTTCTTTTTCTTAAAACGTTATACACTATATTTTTAATGGATTGTTCTTTGTCTGGATTTTCCTTAATAATTTTATTAGCGACTTGTGTATTAATTATTAATGGGTCTGGATTTTCCTTAATAATTTTATCTGTGACCTGTGCATTAATTATTAATGGGTCTGGATTTTCCTTAATAACAGCTACCTGTGCATTAATTATTATTGGTTCTGGATTATTCATTTCTAATGTTAATGCTTTTTTATATAATGCGTTAATTTCGGAATCGTTATTTGCTTCATCAAATTTTATAGGTACATTGCTGGAATATAAATCTTTTTTTTCATTAAATGCTTCTTCTAATGTTTTTGTTATAGTATCTTTTTTATAAGTATCTTTATAAGTATCATATGATTTATTAATATTTTCAAAACACATATATTTATTATCGGCAGGTTGTATAATAGTCTGATCTTGTTTACAACGTTGATCTAAATAATTATTATTTCTATTATCAAACTCCTTTTTACTTTCCAATCTAGTATTTATATAGTTTCCATCTAATGACATACTAATAGTTAATATAAATTTATAAATCTATTTTAACTATTTATTAATCCACAATTTTAGGAGCAACATAATAATGTAAATAACTATCTTCCGTTAAATTAAAATCCATTTTTATAGGAGAATCTTCTGACAAATTAAGTAATAATTTATTACATAATGTTCCTATTTTAAGTATAGATTGTATTTTTTTCAAACAAAATTCTATTTCAAATGTGTTTCTTGAAGGATATACTTTATAGTCATTTTCTTTTTTATTTAATATAATTTTTTCACCCTCTTTTTTAACAACGAATTTTTTTTTAACTATAGTATCCCGTTCTTTTAAATGTGTTTTAATCGTTCCCAAATCTCCATTTCCATATATATTAACAGTTTTGTTAGAAGAGTCTATATTAAATCGGATTGTGTCCGAATTAACAGTATCTATTTCTTGACATAGTTTACTAAATCTATCATAACTTATATCGATCTCTTGTTCATAATCCAATGAAGGTATTTGTAAGTTATCTTCATCTATACTGATTAATTTTAACTCAAATTCCGATTTTCTGCTCCCATTATCAAAAACGATTTCCAGTTTATCCATATTATTGAATGATAACGATACTGTATCTATTTTTTCGTGGACACTCAAAATTTTACACAGATATTTAAGATTAACTCCTATAACTAAACTGTTTAGATTACTATTGTATGTATAACTACTAAATTCGGAACTATCCAAAAAACTATCTATAAAAGAAATGTGGGAACTATCCATTGTTTTAATAAATATTCCTTCTGGGTTTATTATTAATGATAAAAGATCGGTAATATCCTCAATAGATCTGAAAAATTTAAGTAGAAAACTGGGATTTAGATGTTTAGCTGTAAAAATCATTTAATAACCGATTTTTACACATTTTGTAAATCAAATTATTTATATCTAATAATTTATATCTAATAATTTATATCTAATAATTTATATAAATAGCTAATAGTTATACTTGGTATTTTCATCTATATAATCTATTTCTTCTTCTGTTGAATCACGCAATAAATACATATTCCTTTTTGGAAAACGTCCAAATTTTTTAATTAATTCGTAATGTTTTCGTTGATGAAATAGGGCTTTTTTAAGTATATTTTTTTCACATAAATCTGTTTCGCTTTGAATTAATTTTTCTAAAACACCTAAACCAAATTGCTGATCTTCAATATCTTCACTATGTTGATAAGGCATTAGGATAAACATCTTTTCTTGAGCACTTGCCTGATCTAAATAAATATCTAATCCCATTTCCGTAAATAATAATATTTTTTTATCATTACGATAAGCTCCACCAGTTCCTCTATATATATGGCGTGTAAGTTGGTCCATTAAAATAATCATAGCTAAATAAGATTTATAGGAATTTAACCAATCTAATAAATAGCCTTTTTCGGCTAGAGCTAATATTTTGATAAAGGTTTTTTTTATATGGGTGTCATATTTCTTGTTGCTGTGAAACCATTTATCATAATCTAAATTTTTTTCAAACCAAAACTCTAAAATAGTGTCAACATGTTTGATTGTCATTAGTTGTATTAAAATGATATTTTAATTTATTAAAAATAATTTTAAATTATTTTTAATTATTAATAAAATAATTATTTTATTTAAATAAAGATCTTATTTAAAGTAATGATGATTACTAAAAAAATAAAAAGAATATCATCCATTTTAGAAATAATTATTTTATACAGTTTTTTTTTATTTATTTTTTTTAAAACATTTAAAAAATACAGTATATTAAGTTTAAAATATAAATCTCAGGCAGAAACACCCAATCTTATAGAAACACTTCACAGTAAAAACGATTATAAAACGATATCTAATAATTATATAACAACGCTTGTCAAAAAATTATTCTCTAAAGTTACTGTTCAATTTCATTCCATATTTGATATTTTCCATAAAATTTTTAAATCATATATGGATACAATAGACAGTATTCGAAATTTAACAAAACCAATACGAACATTTTTTAAAAATACAACAATGCTTTTCTATAAAAAATTACAGGATTTTATGATAGGAATTTCATATTCTCTACATAAAATAAGAAATAGTCTAAGACGGTCTGTATCTGGTTATAATATGGCATTTCACAGTCTTAATCACATCTATTATTCATTACAAAGTATCCTAAATTCGCCTATTCCAAAAATTGTAAAAAAGTTTGGAGGCGTTACTGGCTGGCTCGATAAATCTTTTAATAAATTGGGTCTTTGTTTTGATGGAGATACTTATATAGATACTGTTAATGGGGGGAGGCGTATCCAAGATATTATCCCAGGCGACCAATTAGACAGCGACAATTTTGTTATATCTACACACCAGTTTATATGCCAATGCGATATGTATACTTATAAAAATATTATAGTATCGGGGTCCCACCTTGTTAAGGATGGTATTGAATGGCATCGTATTAAAAATGTACCGAAATCAGAAAAAATAGACTACGAGAAACCCTATATTTATTGTCTTAGCACCACAAAAGGCCAGATTATTATTAATAATATATTATTTAAAGACTATGCCGAATCTTCTCAAAAACTAAATAATAATATAAATAGTATAATTCTAAGTCAATTAAATAATACTAAGAATATAGTAAATAATTATAATTTAAAGTATTTAGAACATGGTTTAGATCCCAATACACTGTTAAAAAGGGCTAATGATTATGTTAAAATAAAAGATGTATCTATAGGGGATGTGTTGTATAATAATATAATAATAGGCATCATTAAAATATCACCATTATTTAATCACATGTTTAGTTATAAAGACAAGTGGATATTTTCGAATAATACAAAAATAAATGAAAATGGTATATGGATAAATAGTATTGATTCGATTTATAGTGAACCTATAAACGATTATAAAAGCACTTTATACCATTTAGTTACAACCGATGGAATAATTATGTTAGAAAATAATTTAATTATAAGAGATTATTTAGAAATACACGATTTAGAAATTAATAATACTATAGATAAATATGTAGAGAACTATTTAAGATGTTCTAAATAATATATTATTTAGTTAAATAATTATTTATTATTTAAAATATTTTTAAATAGTAGTAGCATGCTTGAAATTATTTTACAACATTGGAACCCCCTTTCAAAAATACTAATTATTTTAATAATTCTAATTACAATTCTTGGGGTTGTTTTATCAAAATCGTTGAAAAGTTATATATTAGACAATTGGAATTACTTTAAAAACAAACCCTATATTATTCCATTTTCAGGATTTATAAACAAAAACCCCAATATGACTGAGATGGAAAGTACCATACATAACTTCGTAAATATACTATGGTTAACGGTGAAAAAGATACTTCTTCTCATAATGAAGCCTTTTTACCCCTTTTTTAATTTAATCGTTAAAATTATAGATCATATAAAAGGTATTTTGGATAATTTCAGAGTGCAATTTAAAATTATGAGAAATTTTTTATTAAAAATGATTGAAAATATATACAAAAGGTTGCACGACTCGGTTACTGCTATTACTTATTTTTTTTTAAAGTTACGAGAAGGATTAAAAAAACAAATAGGATTATTTAAAATGTTATCTTGGACAGTGGCGCATTCATACTATTTTATGTATTCATTGGTAAAAGGACCTATAGGGACATTTGGTAAATTTGGGGAAAAATGGGGGTTGGCAGCATCTGTATTTACATTAGGAGCACCTGGAGCGGGAACTTGGTATTCTTCTGTTTGCTTCGATCCTACCACTAAAATAGTATTAAAGCGGGGTGTAATAGAGCTCCAAGCAGTTCATATTGGTGATATCCTTTTAAATAATAGCATTGTTCTATCAGTATTAACATTTAATATTGAAACTTCGATTGTCCCAATGTTTAATTATAAAAATATTATTGTTAGCGGAGACCATGTCGTTATTGAAAATAATACCCCAATACGAATAAAACAATCTGCTTACAGCAAACCAATTTTATATAATAAAAATGAAGTAGTGTGTCTGGTGACAAATACTGGTTTAATTCATATAGATAATATTATTTTCCACGATTATTTAGACACACACAATGTTCCTATAAATCATCAAATTCACAGTATAGTAGAAAATCATCTAAATAATACACCCTTTGCACTATCGGAAACTATTAGAGATAATGATTTATTATGGGGATTTTCTAAAGATACCATAATAGAGTATAAAAATAGCTTTATGAGTCTAAAAGATATTAAAATAGGTGATGTATGTTTAGGATCTAGAGTAACGGGTATAATAAATATATCTAAAAATAGTATTACGCATTATGAATATAGATGCAACAATGGTTTAAAAATATATGTGTCGGGGAATCAATTGGTGTTAGAAAAAGGGACATGGTTACGTATAAGTCAATCTAAATACTCTAAAAAGATAGATACTCTTAATTCGGATTATATTAGTTTTGTGACAGACACACATTTGGTTGATATTAATAATACATTGTTTAGAGATTTTATAGAAACAAATAATATAGAAGTTATTACAAAAATAAACCAGATTGTGGATGAAAATATTTAATATTCTACATTCTTCACTATTCTTAAAAAATCTACTATTTATTTAAACTATTTAATCTAATATAAAAATCCATTATTATATTAGATTAAATAGTTAATGGATATATTCAAAGATTTATACACAAATCATAAATTACCAATTACTATTATTATTATTTTAATTATCTATTTTATAATTTATTCTAGATATATCTATAAAAATACAAATAATTATATTGTTCAAAATTGGTACAGTTTAAAAAATAATCCAACCGCAAGCCCACTATCTTCTCTTATTCATAAAGATAAGGGCTATATATCTTCAATACTACACCATTTTATCCAATATTTCACTAAATTATTTAAACATTTTATAGGGTTATTTCTAAAACCTTTTCACTATTTTATTAACCTCATCCATAAAACACTGATCAGCATCAAATCAACTTTAGATAAATTTAGAAATATGGCCCAAATGATCCGCGATATATTCAAAGTAACAGTTGAGAAAACAGCCGATCGAATTAATAATTCTTATTCTGCTATCTTATACTTACAAGAAAAAATTAAATTAATAATAAAAAAACAAACCGCTATGTTTACTATATTTTCACAATTTGCCCTTTCCCTTAAGTTTGTCCTATCCAGTTTTACAAACGGACCAATTCCCCGCATTGTAACATTTTTTAAATATTATTCTAGTCTAATGTTTACATTTATAGGGTTTTGCCTAATGTGTATTGTTGGAGGACCTTTTACTAAATTAATAGCGTGTCCCGTATGTGCTTTATGCTTTGATAGAAATACCCCCATACATATAACCGAAACTACTACATTACCTATTTATAAACTATCATTAAATAATACTATATATAAAGGTGGTAAAATTACAGGGATTATTAAAGTATTAACTAACTATACATCAATCTATAACTATAATAATGTAATAGTGTCTGGTTCGCACTTAGTGTTCTATAATAATAAATGGAAAAGAATAGAAACAACCGGTTCTCCAATTGCCAAACCTAATTCTATTTCGTCCAATATTCTTTATTGTTTAATAACAGAAAATAATTTAATTTATTCTTCTGGGACAACATTTTCAGATTATCCAGAAACATATAATAAGGAAATAACGCGTCTAAATAATAACACTGTTATTAATTATCTAAATGGAACTAATATTAAACCTATAAAAGATGACCATCTATATTATTGGGGGTTTTCTCCTGAAACTATGTTAAAAATTGGCAATAATATGGTTGCTATAAAAGATGTATGTATTCATAATTCTATTAAAGGGGTTCTAGTTATTGGATTAGTAGAATTAGATGGAAAGGATAAAATACTTTATAATTATAATGGTATTATAACTACGGGTAGTCAATGTGTTTATGAAAAAGGGATCTGGATTAGAGTATACCAATCTATTCATTCGGAAAAGTTAGATTATAAATTAGATAAACTGTATCATATTATTACAGATACTAATATTATTAGTATTAATAATATTTTATTTAGAGATTTTAGTGAAACACACGATGAATTACCAAATAATGAAATTAATGATAGATTATTAAATTATAAAAATAATAATTGTTAGAGTTATGCGGATTAATAATTGTTAGAGTTATGCCGATTAATTAAATTAATCGGAATTTAAAATTATAATATATCTATATATTATAAAGTAATGGGTGGTAAAAAAAATATAATAGGATTAGGATTAGGGGGGGTATTTATTAGTAAAATGATTAATAATAAAGGTATAAACGGAAATAATTCGGCACTAGAATATAAAAATGGTGCTAATAAATCTCATAAGAGTATTGAAGAAATGACTATTGTGGAGGAAGTTATAACACCATCCGACGATGAGCATACAACTTGTGGTGCTGAGAAAGTTATAAGACCATCCGATGATGAGCATACACCTTGTTGTGATGATGCGTCTTGTTGCTGTGATGCCATTGCGCTGAAAAAGGCAACGGCCATTTGGACTCTATCTAAAAAGATGATGAAAAACGCGATAATCTGTTTGGAATTAGTAGAAACAGAGTTGGCAAAGGTAAAAGCCCCCTTAAATGCTCTAGAAATTGAACAGGCAACTGCTATAGTGTCATTAAACAATAAAAAAACCGCCTTAAAAGAGGCCGAATTAGCTTTGGAGGGGATGAAAGCCTGTGCTGAAGAGACGCCAGAACAATTTGTAATAAGACAGTCCATCGCGGCCGAAATAGTGTCGGAAGCCGAAAAAGCTGTGTGCAACGCTGAATTGGAACAGGTACAAGCCGCCTTAAATTTAATCCAAAAGACTATGGATACATTAGCCGATGTGACCCAAGCACAAGAAAAAGTGAAAGAAGCTCTAAAGGCTGTAGCACAAGCAGAGGTAGAGGAGTCAAGAGCCGCCTTTACTGTGGCAAAAGCTGAATTGAAAGCGATAAAAGTTGTATTGGAAGAGTCGCAAGACGCATTGAATGCGGAAATCGACACATTAAATGTAATATGTGAATTGGGTCAAGATGGCGATAGAATAATTTTGACTAAACAAGAAACTGCTGTGTCAAAAGCCCAAATGGTTGTGGCGCAGGCAAAGTTCAAAGAAGCAATAATCACATTGACTGTCTCAGAAACAACTCTCCACGGATTGGGTGAAGATACAGCTATACACAAAAAAGTAGACGCAATGAATATAGTGACCTACTCTGAAGCAATAGTGGGAGCAGCCCAAAAAGTTATGGAACGAGCTGAGTTGGGAGAGGCTAGAGGTGGGGTGAGTGTAGCACAAGTGACCTTGTCAAAATTGAACAGTGATAAGGCTGATGCGGAGACTGCCCTGCGAAAGGCTGAAGTAATAATGGTTGAAGCGCGCCAACGCCTCCTTGGTGAGCACTGTAAAGAGTAGATCCCGTATATGTAATTGCCGTCAAGAGTAATGGTCTATCAGTATGGAAAATTAGATAAACTGTATCACATTATTAAAATATTGAAATTAATAGATTATATACGAATACATAAAGATTAGCTTGATAATTACAGATAAACATCCTATAACTACATTCAAGACAATGAATATAGGCTTTTAATCTTCTAATATTAAAATATGTGTTTTTACTACTAGAAGATGCTTTGTTACCAATAAATTATGATTTACAAATTTAAAATAAGGTTTCATTTTGTTTAAAATTAATGAATTGAGTAAATTTTATTATAAATATATATATAACTATTATGGAACAGTATACTTTATCTAAAACAAATATTAAATCTATACCAATTGAATTAATTGATAAAATAGATGTAGATTATTGTTGTAAATCAAATAATAATGAAATATTAACTATCTACGCAAAAAAAGAGACTATGGAAGAATTTAAAAATAAAGGCTATCATTTTGAAAAAACAGATATACCAAAAATAATAAAAAATAAAGCGATTGATAAAAAATTAGGATCTTATCATCACCAGGATGATTTGGAAAAATTTATAAAAAATATTTGCTCCACATATCCCAAAATAGCATCATATGAAATCATTGGTATAACTAAAGAAAAAAGAAATTTATTTATGACTAAAATTACCACAAACAGTGATAATAATAAACCAGGATTTTTAATAGTGGGAAATATCCATGGCGACGAAACACTTGGTAGAGAATTGGGGTTATATTTAATGGACTATTTATGTAAACAATATGAAAATAATAATCCATTAATAGACTATTTAATAAATAATACCCAAATATATATTCTCCCATCATTAAATCCAGATGGATTTGAAAGAGAAATAAATGGGTATTGGTCACCATCACGTAGAAACAGTAATAACGTTGATTTAAATAGAAATTTTCCAGACCATGTTGACCCACACTTAAATATATCGCCCGAAGATAGAGAAAATGAGGTTAATGCAATTATTAATTGGAGTGCCATAAATAACATACATATGTCACTGTCTATACATGGAGGGGCATTAGTTGTTAATTATCCATTAGATGGACCAATAAGTGGACAATATTCTAAGTCAGAAGATGATGATTTTTTTAAATATATCTCTAAAGAATATGTGAATAATCATAGTAATTTTGATTCAAAATTTACAAATGGTATAACAAATGGAGCCCAATGGTATGCGTTATACGGGGGTATGCAAGATTGGCACTATAAAAATAGACACAGTTTTGAACTAACACTAGAATTATCAGATAAAAAGTTTGTGGATGAGTCTAAATTAGAAGCTTATTGGAATGATAATAAAAAATCACTAATTAATAGTATAAAATTATTACATATTGGGTTAAGAGGTTATGTGGTGGATGGTGACAATATTGGCCAATTAAATATTCATAATACTAAATTAAACAGTACTAAGAATATTGAATTAACACAATCTAAGTTTTTTAATATACCTTTAAACCCAGGTTCATATATATTAACATATAAAACAGTTACATATAATATAGATATTAACTATAATTATAATTATTTAGTTATTATCGAAAATAATAAAATAGATATTACCGAAGAACAAATACCGGGAACTATTAAAACACCTCAAGCAATTCCTCAATCAATACCTCAATCAATACCTCAACCAAGAAATAAAAAACGTAAAAAACGTAAAATATGTGTAATATTATAATACTGTTATAAACCTAGTTCAACACTCTTATCAGCACTCTTATCCACAATTTTAGCAGCATTTTCACCAGCACTTTCTTCTAAATATGTTTTATAAAATTGTTCGGCTGCTTCTACACCATGATAAAATCCGTCTTTAATGATTTCTGGTGTAAAATCCATAAAGGAACATTTCATTGTATTTGTTATAGGTATACATCGCCCCTCTTTTACATAATTTATTATATTAAGAGTATTTAATGAATTAAATCGTGCTATATCTATTAAACTTGCCAAATATACTAATATATTTGAACATTCGGGTTCTATATATCGGACAATTTCCTGGTCAAAGCCAACTATAATTATTAAATCTGCTGTTGAAGTTAAAATATTTTTAGTAGGATATGTTTCTAACAAACCCCCATCCGTATATAAAATATCATTTATAGATATTGGATTGGATATTATCCAAGGTGATGCGGATGCGGTTATATATTTAAAGAGATCTTTTTGTGTTCCATCTACATACTCAATTCTAGCATTTTTAATATTAGTAACCGCACAAGAGTATTTTTTTTTAAGTGCGTCATCAGCAGTTTCTAAAGATTTAGTTAGATTTTTTTCTAATAAAGTTTGTAATAAATCATTATTGTATAAACCATTATTATAAAACCCAGCATAGAGATTATAAAGTTGTCCCACAATAGGTTTGGTAGACCATTTACCAAAAAAATCATTAATATTCTTTATAGATAGCCATATATCTTTAAGAATATCCATTCTATTTAAAATTGCTGCAATCCCATTTATCGCCCCCACAGATGTACCATCTACTTTATAAATTTCAAATGAATCTGAATATTTATCTAGTAATTCGTATAAAAACCCCGCTTGAAAACTACCACGTACTCCACCTCCTGGCAATATGAAATGTATTTTTTTAGTCATTTAAAATAGTATTATTATATTAGTAATAATACTATTTTAAGTAATTTATTAATGTGAAAAGAAAAGAAAAACTATTAAATCACTCACATCCAAATATTTCTATTAAAATAGTAGGTTTAACCAAGATGGATGGCAGTGGTAGGATCATATAAAAAATACACTACATTAGTCTTAGATGTAGTAAGTATCACTTTTAATATATTTAAATCTCAACTATTAATAATCATAGATATTAATTAATATCTATACTTATTGTATAATGGCTTCTTGTCAAAAAAACAGCGATAATGAATTAGAAGATAATTTTACTAGATTTGCTAAAACCCTATTAAAATCTTTTATACTTGTTACTGGAATGCTATTCCTAATTGTTCTTAAAAAACAAACCCTGACTGAAAACTTTACCCCTTTTAATATAGCACTTTTTATAGTTTTATCTACTGTAATACTATCTATTATCGGATTAGTGGATACGTATGTCTTTAATAATATTGCGATTGGTATGGGACTTGCTATAGGTATGGATGTTATGAAGTTTTAATTATTTAATATTTTTATGTTGTAAATAATCCTTATCAACATAATCATAGCGAGTATGTTCGTGCATTTGCATCCCCAGTTTTTGCAATTCAGTGGTGATTGATTTTAATTCTGGAGAGGTATCTTTAAGAAAGCCAATTTGGATCTTATTTTTATGGACTGGTTTCTTTCTAAACCCTTTATAATGTTCTAGGTTTGAAAATAGATATTGGATAAATATAAATATAATAGATAATAATATAATTAGTTTCATTATTATATAGTATATATAAATAAATTATCCTGTAAATTTATTTAATTTTTTATGTGAAAGTCGTATGTATGTATATTTATTATTTTCAGATTCAATCATATATTTAGATCGTTCGCAATTTATTAAATCTAAATGCTCTTCGATTTTTAAAAATTCTTGTTTTGAAAGGTCTTTCGTTGGTATGACTTCAGTAGCGTTTTTATTTAATTTTCTTGATCCATCTAATTTAATAATACGATATGTTAAATTGCTATTACTTTTAACTAATTTATGTTTTATATTTTTAATAAGAGGAACATTTGTATTTATAAATTCTTTAATTTCTAAAGGTTTTGAGTCATCGTAACTTGTGATATTTTTATAATATTTTTTTTTAATCGTATGGTAAAATTCCGAAATTTTAGATGCCTCTACATCTGTATCATATAGTATAATTTCATCCACCGTGTGCATATATTTAACATCCTCGTCTATTAATTTAATATTATCTAAAATCTGCGATCTTTTAAATTTATTTCGAATAATTTCTTCTAAAAATGTGTTTAAAAAACTGTTGTATAAACTTTTATAAACAGTTGGTTTTGTAGACTTATAAATAGTAAATATATTATATCTACATTTAAAGTAATCTAATTTAACAGTGTTGTCAACAATACTGTTCATAATTTTCATATTATTCCTAACTTGTTTCATTTTTTCTTTTATAATCTCATCATCGGATTCTTTCTCTACAGCATCTTTATATATGTAATCGAAAAAATTATTTATATTTGTTTCCTCGCTGTCTGAAATGGCGTAATCAGTATTTTCTAGTAAATACGCATTTATATTTTCCCTACTTGCCAATGTTTCCTTATAATTAGGGTAGTATTTTAACCATATTCTTTTAAAAAAAGATTCTTCGGTTTCCTTTATTAAAACTGCTTTATCTTGGGGGGAACAAAGTCCATTACACGTTTTAGAATCATTCGCTAAAGAACAATTGGGAAATGTATTTGTTGTAAGTAATTTATTAAATTCGGATTCATCTATTAACCTATCCGCCCCCACTAAATTAAATAATTTATTTATTATAAAGTAAATATCGTTTCTTTTTCGCGTAATTGTTTTTCCTAAAAAATTTAGCTGTTCCTTTATAAACTGTTTAATAACATAATTTTCAGATAATTGTAAAAAGGAACTTAGGGATTTTTTTATATTACCGTACAGGGTTTTTTTATAGTCAATTTGATTTATATGCTTTATCCGATCATCAATATATTTTGATTCATACAACTTAGGCTTAATATCATCTATTAGTATACTAAATTCGTTGTCTACTAATGTATTTATTAGATATGAACTGCCCTTTCTTTTAAATATTTGAAAAATATGCCCAGGATTTAGTTTAATAATACTACCTTGTTGGAGCAAAATACCCACAACTTGTTTATTATTATTTATGATATTTCTAATTGGTTTAACTTCTAAAGCATAATTTGAATATTTCCAAAGTTCATAATAGTCTTGGATACTTTTTTCATAATCATCAATGTAATACTCACTGGTGAACTTTACAACAGTTGATAAATCCAATTTTAAAATGTCCTTAATATCACTATAATTTATAGGCAGGGTTTCTACAAGAATACCATTCATAAGTATAATCCCCTGCACAATGTTATTTTTAATATATATTTTTTCAATTTTTTTGCTGTCATCTAAATATATAGATTGGATATTGTTAATAATATGGACAGATTCATAGAGGGATTTCTTTTTAGCAAAGAAATCCTCGCTATAAAAGTTGGCATAACTTTCTAACCGTTTATCAATATAAGCTAAATTCTGTTTTGTATCTAATGAATTATAAACAGTTGTGTGATCTATCCCAATACGAATTTCGGTTTTTTTTGTAGGTATTATATGACCCGTATCTAATTCTAAAGATATTACCTGGTCTTCTTCTACAATTTTTCTCAACGGCTTTATTTCATATTCTAATAATTTAGATAATTTTATGTAATGGTCTAACATTTCATTGGCATAAATTAGATTACCCACTTTATTTATATTTATATAGTGAGTAGTTTCTATAAAATTGGCCTCTAATATGTGCGGAGAACAGGGTATTATAACATCATTTTTGGTTAATAGTCCAATAATTTTATTGGAATTATCTACTAAATATTTGTTAGTTTCATATTTTAGACCTTTGTCTAATTTACGCAGACGTGCAATTAAATCTAACAAGGAAATACTTTCTTTATAGGAAATTCTTTTAGATTGGGGGTTTTTTATAAGGGTGGTTTTAATATTACTTTGTAATAAACATTCGGTAATATATTTAAAAAAAAATTCAATATTTGGTTCAGTTGCAGTAAAAGTTCGTTCAGCGCGATAACTCTTATTATATAAAACAATTGGTTCTAATTCTTCATCATTTTTAATAACAATTGATATTGGACTATTACCATTATACCAATTAGTTTCCATAAAATACGGACAATGTTGAAAATATTTACCATCTTTAAATTCTAATATAATTAGTATTAATCCTTTTTTAAATAACCAAGGGTGTGGACGTGTCAAATAATCATACAGATGTCTATAATCTTTTTGTTCATCAGAAACAAGGTATTCTAAATAATTTTGGAAAGAAGAGATCTGTTTAATGTTATCTCTAAATATTATTTCCAAATTTCCTTTATTTAGCGTTTTAAACTCTTGTTCGGTAATATTTTCTAACACTAAATCAATAATATCGGTTTCATCTATGGTAGAATTAGGATATAAGGATGCTATTAATGCAAAGAATACATTACTCGATTGTTTTATCCCCTTTCTTAAAAAACATCTATTTTTAATGTTTAGGGAACCTGTTTTACAACTGTCTTCGGTCATACCAAAATAACCAAACAATTCCTTTGGTAATAATCCGATTCTCGGTGGATTCCATCCTAAACTTTTATCAGAACCTTGGATATAACCGTTAGATTCATCCGTTTCAGCCTCATTTATACCAAACGCACTGGATATATTTTTACTATTTCCTTGAAAGCAGCATGGAACTGGTTTAGACCCAGAAGGCGGACCAGATTTCAAAAATCCTGGATAATTATATGTTTTTTGGTTGGAAATATCTTCTATATGTAAGGAGGCTCTAGATGAAACTTTTTTCATATCACTAACAACACCTCTCTTTTTATACATTGGTCCAAAATCTAAAATATCTGGAAATAGTTTAGTTGTTTTTGGATTAATGATTGGTTTAGTCTTATCTTCTCTCCAACTTATTTCAGGAAGTTTATTTTTTTTTCTTAATTGGTTATTCAATGATTCTGGGTCTGAAACAAAATCCTTTTTCATCCAATGTTCTCCATACATAGCTTTACCTTTTTCTTCACCCATATTCCACCCAAGCCCTTTAAACTCCAAATCACTAACATTAAGCGATACATTATCTTGTAAATCCCAAATTTTAGGACATATATACCAATTTAAATTGTTATCAGAACTCCCCCATTCTATCGCAGAGCAAGCAGTTTTAGAATTTATGTCCTTTTTATTTGTTTTTATACTACATTCAATATCATTTTTATCATCATTGTAAGATTTGGGAAAATTCTCATCTATATGTTTTTTTTCCTCATCGGATATTAAAATAGGATAACGTTCACTCTGGCATATTTTAGAATATCGTTTACCAGTCGTCGGAGAAACCCAATCAAATAAAGTATTATCATTATCATATAATCTTTTTAGTAGTGGGTTTTTAGTTTCATGCTGAATCATTTCAAAATCCGTTACACCTTTAATTTCATCTTTAATTCTATCTTTAATTCCATCTTTCTTGTCGATAACTGGGTTTGTCGATGCTTCGTCTTCTTTAGCATTAAATAATTCATCATCCGAATCATCACTATCTGTATCTTCATCTAACCAGCTTGTATTATGCTCATTAAACTGATCATTATGTTGTTCAGCAGTTTTTTTAATTTCTAAATCTTGTTCAATTTTATTACTCGTATCTATTATACTTGCGTCTATATTAGAGGTTGACAAATACTCTGAATAACGTTTTGAAAAGTCCGGATTAAGTGATGGATTTATAAGAATCGAATATGTGTTAAAAAAATTCACTATAAAATGTTTTACAGTATTCAGTTCATCCAATGTTTTAAATTCGTCTATATGTATCTTATATATATGTTTATTACCTTTTTTGATGGGTTCTAAATAATTTATTTTAATATTTATACCCATTTGAAACATATTATATGATAATTTAGAACTATTTTCTCCTATTGTAGTGGCTATTAAATTTTTAGCAGATTCCACAGATATTTCATATTCTTTTATTACCCGATTGTATATAATATTTTTACTTTGGCCTTGATTAAACAATTTATATATTAATTGTTTAATAGGCAGTTGTTCATTGAAATCAGATATTCTTTTATAAACTAAATTTATATCTTTTCTATAAGTTACATCGCCCTTTTCTCTTATAAATTTAACATCTATATTTTTATGGGCGGTTTTTTGGCCTTTTGTCAAGTTAGTGACTAATATATTATATTTATCATCCTTCAATATATCGGTTATTTTAGCATCTATCCAGTCATTACCTTCTTCCGTTTCGTTCAAAAATTCAATAGTTTGATCCTTATAAAATAATTCAGTTTTAAATGATAAGTATGGGAAAAAATTAATCACTAATTTTTTAATACGATCGAAATTTAACCCAATTGTGTTATCTAATTCTAAATCTAACGATACATTATTATAAGAAAATCGACTATTATAAAATTTGGGGTTTAATGTTAATAGATTCGTATTAACCGGTAAAATAATATGCGTGTAACTTTTAAAATAGTCAATATTTTTTAAGTCTTTAATAAAATTATTAAATGCATCCAGTATTTTTTTAAAGATAGTTTCATCAGTTACATAATTTGGGTCTCTAAAATTAATTTTTAATTCTACCAAACCCTTTTTTGTTATCTCAATATCAGCATATAAAGTATCAAAACTATAAAATTCGATGACATCATTTATTTTATAATTAGTTTTTGTTTTTATAAACTCTACATTAATTGTATTTATAATTCCTTCAACATCAATATCTAATGATATTAGTAAATCCTCATTATAATTTAATTTAACGATTGAACCCGTATTTATACCATCTTTAACTAATATATTTATAAGTTTAAATTTATAATTAATATGTTTGGGAGAGCCTTTTATGGGTATAAATATTCCATTTATACATTCATAGGAATTAATATCAATCCATTCCGATAACATATTTTTATGTATTTCGGGCAATTTATTATCGATCCGTTTTGTTATTTTTGTATATAATTTATACACGGTATTTTTAGTATTTGGATCTTTTAATTTTACAAAGGGTATCGTAAATGATAGTTCCAATTCATTAAATATTCTTAGTAAATCTAGATCTAAAGGTAAATTTAGATTATGGCTTATTATTGTTTGATTATAAGTGGTATGACTAATACGAATATCTAAATCGAAAAATTGATACCGATCATCTATTATCGAAAACAGATTAGTTTTAGTATCAATTACCTTGTTATACATTTCCAGAGTTTCCAAATGATCGTTATTAGTTAGTTTCTTATCTAATAATGTTTTATAATTTAAACTGGTAATTTTAGGAAAAAACTTGGTTATAAAACCATTAAAATATAGACTAGTATCATCTGATTGGGTTAAATTAAAAACATTTTTTTGTAAAACATAGTTGTGTATATTTCTAAAATTATAGACATATAATTCATTATTATCAATATTTCCAAATGAACTTAAAATTTTATTCATATTAGATTCGTCTACTGTATTCTTGACTGTATTTAGTTGTAAATTATAACCCTCTGTGTAATTTCGATCTAGAAAATAGGCTAAAAAATTATTTATATAGATGTTTGTTTTATTATATGTGTAATAATAATGGGTTAATAAAGGATTTGTTATAATTTCATTTATGTATAATTTTAATTGAATATTGGTTTTGATGCTGTTTAAATCTAAAGAGGATACATCGTTTAAATACGTTTCTAAAAATAATTTAGATTCTTCTTCACTATACCCTAAACCTATTAATTCAAACTTTATATTTTGGTAATTTAATTTAATACGTTTTTCTAATATCTTTTTTATTATAGATTGTATAACAATATCTTCAGGCAATATATCACCCCCCATTGATTTTAAAGTATCGTTTAAATACATATACGAATCTCTATCTAATTTACACGTTAGATACAATTGTTCATAGAAAAATATGTCTCCCAATGGTAAAAAATCCTTTAATTTAGTACATATAGTTGTCTTAATAGATGATAGGGTATCGTCTTTTCTAATATAAGTTGTTATAAATTTGACAGATGTATATTGGGCAAGATCTCCCCATTCTTTTTTACAACTATAACTAAAAAAATTATCTAATATAAGTAGTTGTTCTGTGGAGGGGTATTGTAAAGTGCTTTCTAGAGAATTTAAAATAGGCTCTATGCCCACATTGATTGGACCACAAAAAATATAATGATGTCTGTTAAATCCTCTATCTGTTTTATAGAGTTCATTGTATTTTATTTTTAATTGTTCTATTAATTGATTATAATTATATTGGTGCGATAAGGTATTTTTGACAGTGTTTATATCTTTTAATAATATTTGTTTAGATTCGGTTGTATAATTTGAATCAAAAGAAATATAAGTTATTTTATATGGCTTAATCATTTATTAATATATAAATAGAAATTATATTTTAAAAATATTTTCTTTTTATATATTATAATAATGAGTAGTATGGAAATAATTAATAATACTGAAAAAATGGTAGGCGAAGGTGTGGGAAGTTTTTACAAAGTTCTTAAAGATTTCAATGTTATTGGGTTTGTTTTAGGGTTATTAATTGCAAATAGTGTAGCAGAAATAGCGAACTCATTTATAGATGGTATTATTATGCCTTCTATAAAACCTCTTTTAGATCGAATTAAAAGTAATAATACTAATATAAAGGTGGGTGGGTTGAATTTACATTTAGATAAATTTTTAAATTCTCTGCTTAAATTTTTAGTTTTAGCATTTATTATATTTATATTATTACAATTAGGAATTAATATGACAAGACCTTTAACCTGGGTTAGAATTGAACAAATCAAAGATGGATTAAAATTATAAATTACGGCATACTAATATATATTATAGACGGCTGAAGGCTGAAGGGAAAAAAGATAGAGTAATTTTCGATTCAAAGCATATGGATTCGAATCGAAAATTACTAATGATGATAAACTTTATTATACAATGGATATCCCAAAATAAAATTATCTGTAGACGATACTAATTTAACATAAATTAGTATCATTTTGCTCTTTCGGAGTATATTCTCTATCCACTATTATAAATATTAAGAACATTTTGAACTAATATTTTTTTTTAAACCATACTGACATAATAAACTAGGTTTTCTAGTCCAGGTTCGCATCAAAAAAGTATCTGCTATACATCCATAGGATTGTTTTTTAAGATCTAAAATCATAGATGGGTAGGCGATATTAGAAAAACAGTTCCATTGTGTATTTAGTTTACTATTTTCCTTATAGCCCACCCTTTCGTAAAAATTACAATATAAATCACGTTGCTCATCCCGTCCTTGATGGTAGTATATCCCACCATATCCATATTCATCTATGTCATCCTCATCTACACCTTCCTCTTTTTCCAATCGCTCTTCATAGGTTAAACCACATTGTTTACTTTTTTCAGCTTCCTGATACCTAATAATTCTATCAACAAGAATCTCTTTTTTCCCACTTTGGCTTAATCCTAATTCATTTAATATATCTTTAAGATCTGAATTTGTTAATTCTTCTAATAGGTCTTTTTCGTATTCCCCTTCTATTTCATAGTCGGGCATAGACGCGTGGTCATTCGCTACCTCTAGAATAGAAAAATCATACTTTAATGATTTATATAAAAAGATATAAAAACATAGAAGATATGACCCAACAGCCTTAATACCGGCTTTAGAAGCAAATGGACTTGCACATATAACGGTTAGAGCCGATATTTTAGGGGTTCCAGGAATAATATTGGGAGGACATTTACAGGGATCGTCCTGGGTAATCATAAATCCATGTATCCTATGAAATGGATTTTCATAACTGTATCTTTTTTTGAGTCGGTGTTTATCCTGGGTATTTTTTTTTTTAAAGGTTTGTTTTATGTGTGGAGGTAAATAACTTGTTCGTTTAGAAGTATCAACCGCTACAAATAGTGTATGACGCGCTTCATTCGTTTGAAAATAGTCGTCCAATATTTCAAAGATATAGTCATCGCTCACATTTCGATCCCCATAAGGATATTTAGCATTAAAATACATACATTTATAGGATAGTTCCCTGGCGGTTATTTTATTTATAAATTCATCTAGATCGTCTTCTCCTTCTCCTCCTCCTCCTTCTCCTTGACTATCTATATAATCCGCGATACTGCGTTCATATTTTTCCATAAAATCATCCAGAGTTAAAATATCTAAATTATTTTGTTTTTTAAGTTCTTTTAATGGTTTTATTTTATCAATGCCAGTTGTTATATCTAAAATTTTATCTATAATTTGCTGGTTAATCATAATAATATTAAAAGATTTTAATTTTAATATTATTACTATTATTACTATTATTACTATTATTACTATTATTACTATTATAAATACATTAGTATAAATACATTAGTATAAATACATTAGTATAAATACATTAGTATAAATACATTAGTGTAAATATATTTGTATAAATCTAAATAAAAATGTAATCCCTATTGTAATGGACTGTCTGTAATGGTTGTTCCACAATATTTCTCTGGTTTCTTTCTAAAATCTTGTTTTTTATATATACCATGTTTAATGGCGTGTTTGAGGAGATACTTCATATTATCCCAAAACTCGTCAGTATGACCTATAGATAATGTCATTACGTGTGCTAATTCGTGTATAGCAACAAACATAATAGTATTGAATTTTATTAATTTTTCATCCGAATCTTTAGTTCGTATACAGAAAACAATTTTTTCACCTTTATTAATAGAATAGGATGTGGTGTTAGATCCCGAGAATGACTCACTAATTCTACGTGGGTTATATTTTTGTATAAGTCTTTGCACTTTTTCTTTGTTGCCTTCGGTAATTTCTAATGTTTTAACCAATTCGGTTAATTTTTTTTTTATTTTGGCTAAAATATTAGACGCTTTTTGTTTATCTGGTCTGTTACGCACCAGATACATTTCATTATCAATGGTAGATTTAACGTATTCGAGATCCGAATATTTGGATTCATAATATATGTAGAGCGATATAATAATAATTGTAATAATAACTATATTGACAAATTCATTCATACTTACTATTTATAAGAAAATAATATTGTATAATTTATAAAATTTGATTAAAATATTAAATATTAAAAAGTAAATAAGATTAATTCATATGAGCACCGATACTGTAAAATCTATAAAATTTCAGATTATCGATTGGTATACCGATAACTGTGATGAAGAAGAAGAAGAATTAGACGAAACCAGCAGTAATGATTCGGATGAGTTTAAAAAAAAGATGGATAGCAGAAAATACCGCATAATTATGTTTGGAAAAGATACGAATAATAAAACCTACTCATTAGTTGTTAATAATTTTACACCTTATTTTTATATTAAAGTCCCCGATGATTTCACACAATCTAAATTGAAATTACTCGAATATTGGATTAAAGAACCAAAGGCAAGCAGGAGTGATCCAGGGGCGAATGGTGGTGGACTATGGTATAAATATCACGATTGTTTGCTTAGATTAACAATACATAAAAAGATGAAATTTCGTGGTTTTACGAATAAGCGAAAATTTAAATTTGTGCGGTTGGTGTTTAATAATACAGATGCTATGCGGAATTGTATCAATATATTTCAACGAAAAGAGTGGGATTCCGAAACAAATAAAATAAAAAGTAACTCTCCACGTAAAATTCCCCCTATACCAGGAATAACAAATAAATATTTTACATTTGACCTGTATGAAAATATGATAGACCCTATGCTTAGATTCATTCATCATAGAGATATTAAACCAGTTGGGTGGATTACAATTCCCGCCAATAAATATACCCATATCAGCAGAATAACACACAGTGATGTTAATATTGAAACGCGTTGGACGGATATTAAATATAATTCGAATGAAACAAATGTTAAAATTAAAGTTCTAGCATATGATATCGAGTGTGATTCAAGTCATGGTGATTTCCCTCTTGCTATAAAAGATTATTTAAAATTGGCTAGAGAGGTTGTGAGGGAACACGAACGACAAATTAAAATAGGTAATAAGAAGGTCCTCTCTGATAAATTAAGTTTCATTAAAACATTATTAAGTTCGGCATTTAATGGAGGGAATGCGGTTTATAATATTAGTGAAGTCTATATTAAATCAACATTTAAAACTCCAAGTGATATAATTATCAACAAAGTAGCAAAAGATATATTAAAACATGTTGTAAACAATACTTTAAACCTAAAAACGTTAGAAAAAAATAAATTAATTAATAAATCGATTGATAAAATCAATAAAATTTTAAATATTAATTTTCCATCATTAAAAGGTGATCAGACTATACAAATAGGTGTTAGTTTATTAAATTATGGTGAATTAAAGCCTTATAAGAACATTATGTATACGTTGGGAAGTTGTGATCCAGTAAGAGATACTGAAGTAGTGACATTTGCCGAGGAAAAAGATTTATTAATAGCGTTTAAAGATTTAATAATAAATGAAGATCCAGAAATAATTACGGGATATAATATAGATAATTTTGATACACCTTGGTTATTTAATAGGGCAAACGAATTAGATATTGATGAGGATTTTAATTGTATTAGTAAGTTGCGGGATTATAAATCCGAATTGAAAGAACGGCAGGAAAAATCGGGTGTTGGGGAACTAATAACCGTTAAATATGTTAATATTCCTGGTAGAACTCAATTAGATATTTATAAATTAGTTCAAAAGGGGTATAATTTAAATTCGTATAAATTGGATAATGTTGCGGCTGAATTTATCCAAGGTAGTATAATAAATACTGTATCTGACCAGTCCAATACAACTATATCAACCGATAATTTAAGAGGATTAAATGAGGGTAATTATATAATATTTATTGAGAAAGATGGGTATTTAGAAAATAAATTTATGGATGGGAAAAAGTTCGAGATTAAGGCTATTAAAAATAATACATTTAGTATTAATAATGTAATCGATTTAGATATTATAAATAAGAAATATATTTGGTGTTTAGGGAAAGATGATGTAACTCCACAGGATATCTTTAGGTTACAAAAGGGGACTTCTAAAGATAGAAGCATTATCGCCAAATATTGTTATATGGATGTTATCCTATGTATCGAATTATTGTTAAAACTGGAATTAATTACAAATAGTATCGGTATGGCTAATGTATGCTTAATTCCGTTCAGTTGGAGCATACATCGTGGACAAGGTGTTAAAATTTTAAGTTTAGTTTCGAACATATTGAAAAAAGAAGACTATTTATTACCATATTTGTATAAGGATTTATCCAATAATGAAAAATTTGAAGGAGCAGTTGTATTGCCTCCTTATCCTGGTATTTATAAAGATGACCCCATTGCTGTTTTGGATTATGCTTCCCTATATCCTAATTCTATGATTATGGGCAATTTATCACACGAGACTATATGTGAGGATGAAAAATGGCTTGGTGAGGAAGGTGCTAAACGTATTGAAGATTTAGGCTATTCTTATTATGATGTAACCTATGATACTTTTAGAATAGTTTATACACCCGCTGGTTCAATTAAAGAAAAGATTAAAACAGGCGAAAAAACAGTTCGATATGTTAAATATGGCGAAGAAATGGGGTTAATACCCAAAACGTTGGAACATTTATTAAGCGCACGGAAATCGACGCGAAAAAAGATTAAGTATAAAACGGTTGTTTTAACAAATGGTAAATCATATTCGGGGATATTAATTGAAAATAAGGAGGATGTTGAACTTCAAAATCCAGACATTAAAATAAATATTAATAGGATTGATATAGCAGAAATAAAGGATACATATACGAAGTTTGAAAAGAATGTTCTGGATGGTTTGCAACTGGCCTTTAAAATAACAGCGAATTCCCTTTATGGTCAACTTGGGGCACGAGTAGGGGACCTTTATTATAAAGATATTGCTGCTTCAACAACATCTATAGGTAGACAACAACTGGAGCTTGCCCAGAATTATTGTGAGGATCAAACAAATTTTGAAAAGATATTAGATAATGGGGAGAAGATTTATTTGAAAAATAAGACTATTTATGGAGATACTGACAGTGTCTTTATTCGATTTGATTGTAGAGATTCTTTAGGGAATAAATTAATTGGAAAAGCTGCCTTAAAAGAAACCATTAAATTAGCACAAATCGCTGAAAAAGGTATTAAAAAGCAATTATTAGCCCCACAGGATTTGGAATATGAGAAAACATTTTGGCCGTTTATCCTATTTACTAAAAAAAGATATGTAGGTAATAAATATGAATTTGATGTTGATAAATATGAACAAACCTCTATGGGTATTGTTACTAAGAGACGCGATAATGCTCCAATTGTTAAAGTAATTTTTGGGGGTATAATTGATATTATTATGAAAACACAGCAAATACAACCATCTATTGTGTTTCTAGAAAAGACTATAAGACAATTAATTGATGGGAAATTTGGCTTAGATGCTTTAATTATCACGAAGACCCTGGCTTCACATTACAAGGATCCAGACAGACAAGCTCATAAGGTTTTGGCGGATCGAATTGGCGAACGAGATCCAGGGAATAAACCCCAAGTGAATGATAGAATACCTTATATATATGTAGAGATAGATGAAAAAAAATTTAAAGGTACTATTTTACAAGGTGATAAGATAGAGCATCCTGATTATATAGTTAAAATGGGTCTTAAAGCGAATTATCAATTCTACATTACAAATCAAATAATGAAACCTGTTTGTCAAATATATGGGTTGTGTTTAGAAGAAATGTCAAATTATAGGGGAAATACGGATTATGACGCATTAATGCAAAAATATTTAAAACAGGGAAAAGACCGTTTGGATGCTACTAAAAAGGTATTAGAAAAGAAACAGGCTGAGGCGGGCAGTTTATTATTTGGGACATTTCTTAGAGTTTTAGAAAACCAACGCACAAAAAGCAAAGAGATAACACAATGGTTTAAGCAAACCAAACCGGATTCTATAACCCCTAATGTCCCTAGAGGTGGAAATACATCGCAATCTGTTTCCCATTCCTATTCCGATTCCGATTCTGATTCCGATTCCGATTCCGATTATAATTTAAATATATAAATAGTATAATATAGTATATAATGATTTTTTTTTTAACGAATACGGTGTTAGATATAGGTTTGGGAGCCAGTTTTTGGATACTAAAACAAACATCATATGGCTTGTATTCAGCATATCGGTATCTAACTAATAATAGCGAAACTAGGTATATTACAAATAATAGCGAATCTAATGATACGTTAGTTATTTTATATAAAGAGCAACAGGATAAAATAGAAGAATTAAATAATAATATAGATAGATTGACTAAATTAGTTGAACACAAATTAGAATAAGGTGGTTTTTATAACAGTGCGTAATAACAGCGTTAATAACAGATCGTGTTTAACAGAGCGTAATACTATATTAAACATAATTTATAATATAGATTTTAATGAGTGAAGTTCAAAAAGAAAAGGGAAAACAAGTAGATTTAATTTCTAAATTGCGTGATTTAAGACGGCATACCAAAAAAAATAAGGCAATACTCTCTTTTAAGTATGATAATTTAAATTATAAAATAAATTTTGTACATATAAGTGTAATAATTGTATCAACTATGATAACATTTATAGAAACATTAAAAGCACAGTTTAAATTGGAAGATGTTGCTTGGGATATTGTGTCGATTATATTAGCCACTTATATTACATTATCGATCGCTATACTACGATTTTTAAAGTTAGAGGATACAAAGGAGGAAATATCGAAATGTAGAGAAAATCACAGCTTTATTATTAATAAATTTGTTAAAACAAACGACCAAATGGAAAACTTTTATATTTCCCAAACGAATCTGGATGATTGGAAAAACATAGTATCTAATTACGAAAATGAGATCTTTGATAATTATATTACTATACGCACCCAATTTGATAATTTACTCAAATATACTGATGCAATTTACTACAAGCAAAAATATAAACTATATTATTTGAAAGAAAAATGTGTGAACGATGAAATCGAATTAACACGGAAATACAAATATATACCCAATAAATATAAAAAAAAAGAAAGTTGTTGTGGTAAAAAAAGTATAGATGAAGATCTGTTTTTTGAAGATATAGAAATGGGGAAATTAGACAAATATTTAGATAATCCTTCTATAAACGAAACCGGTATTCACACTAAAGTACGTGGTAATGGCAATGGAGAACCTAGTTCTAACACTGGTTCTAACACTCGTAATGACACTAATGCTGACACAAATGCTGACACAAATGCTGACACTCGTTCTAATCCCAGTAGTGCTACTACCGAATTACCCGTAAATAGTTTGGTATAATAAAATAGATATATTTGACGTATAAAACATATTATTAAAAAATAACTTTATAATAATATGTTATATACTATATACTTTTTATTTAAAAAAAATTATATAGTTTTTTGCTGTATTTTAGTATATTTGTATCTATATTTAACACCGTTTTTAAATATGTTTTATACAAAAACGGATGTAATGAGGATTAAGTGGTATATAAATTATATAAGTTTTGGAAATAGTATATCTAAAACTATTAAAGCGTATGATAATATAATAATAAATAATCCAATACATATTAAAAAAGAAAAATTTAATTTAATATTAATGAATCATAATTCAATACTAGATAATTTTATACTAAGTAAACTGTTGGAAAATAGTGATTTTACTTGGAATGATTTAAGAACAGTTTCACGAATATCAAGTAGAAAAATTCAAAATTCAACGCTGAAATTACACGGATCTCTCCTAGTTTCACAAAATTTAAAGAATGATGTAAGCACTTTTAGAACAATAAGAAATAAATGGAAAACGAGCAAAGATACTGTACAAATTATCCTATTTCCAGAGGGCATAATTTATCAGGAAAGCACCTATAATAGCCAAACAGCAGTATCCAAGGATAAATATAAGAATTTATTATCACCTAAAATAGGTATTTATAATATCTTGTTAGAAAATTTTAAGGATGAGATCAGATATATTTATGATATTACGGCCGTGTATATATCAAATGGGGAGCGAGTTTTAGGAGAATTAGCTATTTTAGATGCTCTTACTAAAAACACTCTTAAAATATATGTAGATATAAAGGAATATAAATTGGAAGATATTGTATATAATGATAATTGGTTGTTTGAACGTTGGAAAGAAAAGGATTTATGGATAGAAAATACATTGATGTGTCCTAAATAATAATAATGATAAATGATAATAATAATAATAAATGATAATAATAATATAATATAATATAATTATATTATGGATTTTATAGAAAGAGCAAATGGTTCCATTATAGAAAATAAATTAAATATTTTATTTAATTTATTTTTAGTTTTAGAGGGTGGTCGTTTATCAACATTAATCGAAATAACTAATTTACCTACAAATCATGCTCCCGTAGAGTATTTTAATACAATTACAAAACTATTCCCAGAATTTGTATACACAGTTGAGCACGAAATTGATGGTATGCCTTGGAGATTTTTTGCGTCACTTACCAAGTTAGATCCAAAAGAAAAATATGGTAATCACGATTTATGGGTTGCTGCTATGTTAGAATTTAATTGTTTAGGTATACCAGATCCAAATAATGAACGTTATGTATTACATTATTCTATTAAATCTTCAGAAAGTGCTCATTATGTCAATTTTTACAGTGAAATTTGCGATACATTGGAGAATATTAAAAGTAAAAAATTAAAATTCTACCGTATAGCAAGAAAATTAGGGTGGAAAATGAAAGAAATAATAGAGACCATTTTTCCAGATAATATATGGCTTTTAGCTGTTATTAATAAAGGGTCCTACAATAATAATGCTGATTGGCTTAAAACTCATTATAACGAATTTTTAGAATTTGTGGAAAGTATGGGATTATTATATATGGATGGGATTGGTATAGATAAACTTTTTATTAATTATTATAATTGGATAATATTTACATTAATAAGAATTGAATACGATCCCTTTAGTATTATGTATCCATTAACAAATTCTGAATCCGATACATTAACTATACTAGATAAAACAAGTTTTAGTGGTCATTCCGATCCGATCGAAGGATTTAAAACTATTGTAAAATCCGATTTTGTAAAAGATAAAATAAAATCTTTAACTCCAAAACAAAAAACACTTTTTAATAAGATAAAGATTAATTTATTTAAAAAATATGGGGATATTGTTGAATTTGTGAGAATAAAACAATTATATAATTATGACCTAAAATAATACATCTATAATATATAATGGATATAAAATCAAGTGGGCATACTAAATCAACACCTCTTAAAAATAACTCTACAAGTATAGGAGGTGTTGGAAAACTCAATTTAAAAATAGGGATAGGTAATAATGATTCGAGCATACAAACAATATCCCAATATAATCATACATCGTGTATAAATATGTATAAGGATTGTATTGGAGGTGTAAATGATACTGGGTGTAAAATTTTTATAGATAATTATGAAAAGTGTCTAAGATATAATAATCCAGAACCGTGCTTGTCACGTCCGTTTTAAAAAAATTTGATAATCCATTTTTAAAAATTTAAATTTTACTAATGATATCATCTAAGTGTTATAATATTAAATTTTTAATAAATATATTTCTAATAAATAGTTTAATGTTTAACGATGTTAATAGTTTAAAATGCAAAAATAAAGAATATGGATGCGATGATAAACAGCGATGTATATCGTTATCTTTAATATGTAATGGCGTTAATGATTGTAATGATAGTAGTGACGAAGCTGAGTGCGATACATCCCCATTAGAATTATTTAATGGACCATTGAGAGGTTATATAGTGGGAAATAATATGAATGTATATAATGATGTAGGGAGTGTGGAATTATGTGCTTCTTTATGTATTCAGCGTCCTAGTTGTCAATCTATTAATTATATGGAAAATTTTGATCAATGCCAGATAACCAGTCATATTATAGGAGATACAAATATAGAATTTAAAAATGGATCTAATAGTGTATATTATTATAAAATAGTAGCACAACCTTCTCTAATAGTTACAAGTACATCTATAACTACGGGAACTAGAACTAGAGCAACTAGAGTAACCTCAACAATTTCAACTACAATAACTTCATCTACATTAACTTCATCAACGGGAAATTCATCAACGGGAAATTCATCTACATCAGTAACTTCAACTACTACAACTTCTTTAATAATTAATCCATTGGAGATAATGGCAACCAAAAAAAATAATAAATATGTTATTTATATAATATTTGTTATTATAGTTATAATATTTATTGTTATAATTGTGATAATAAAAAAAAAGAAAGAGAATATTAAAGAGGCCGTTTTATCCAATTATCATAAACCAGTGTATACGCGACGTTCACGATATATTGACAATACTGTTGTTCCAACCCAGGCATTAGATATTGACAATACAATTGATCCAACACAGTCATTAGATATTAGCTATATGATTGGTCCAAGGCAGTCATTAGATATAAATGACTCAAATATACCATCAAACAACACCTCGATTGTTGAAAATAATCAATTAAAGGAAAAAGACCTAGGAGGAGCGCAAAATATGCAATCAAATATGCTACAAAATGACACTGCTAATCCTAATATGTTACAAAATGACACGATTAATACAAATATATTACAAAATGACACTAATGCGTATTTAATACCATATACTTTATCAGATGAAATGTATGATTCACTACATAATTATGAGCAAATTATCTAAAATTGTAGATTATCTGGAATTAATTACTACTTTAAAATATAGTATTACATTAAAATACTATATTTTAATATATATATATGTGGGAAATATATAAATTTGGTGGAACATCTATCACTAAAACCGGATTTGATTTGATAAAACATATAATTGAAACTAGGGATACGAAAAATATAGTGATAGTTTTATCGGCTATGGATACTGTAACAAACAGACTAATTAGTTTAACTGAAAACTATTGTGAAGAGAACTATCAGGCTATTACTAATAAATATTCCAATCTTGCTAAGAATTTAGGTTTAGATCAATCCAAACTAAGTATTTTAGAAAATGAGTATAGTAAATTGAAGCATTTATTTTTAAATAGTGGGGATAATAATTTAAAAATAGCTTATGGAGAGATTTTATCTACACTTATACTAAGTTTATATATAGATTATCCTGTAATCGATTCTCGTTTAATAATAAAAAAACTAAATAATGGATTTATATGTGTTCGGGATTTTTTTTTTAAATATACTGGGGAACTTAATATTATTATTATGCAGGGGTTTATAGCAAGTGATAAAGAGGGTAAAACAGTTTTATTATCCAGGGGAGGGAGTGATACAACTGCTACACTTGTTGGAAATGCGTTAGATTCTAAAAAAGTATTTATCTATACTGATGTGGATGGTGTATTAAGTTCGGATCCCAGACTTGTCAAAAATGCCAAACTAATAAATACTATTAATTATAATATAGCTCAGGAATTGGCTTCTTGTGGAGCCAATATTTTACATCCATATAGTATTCAACCAGCTAAGGATAAAAATATTGAACTACATGTTAAAAATACATATAATCCTGGGTCGGAGGGAACCATTATAAATAGTCAATTAAGTAAAGATATGATAATTACAAATGAAAGTATGGTAACAATATTTCATATCAAAACAGTAAATATGTGGAATAATTATGGTTTTATCTATGATATTTTTAAAGATTTTGCTGATTTAGGAGTTCTTGTAACTATAATAACGACATCACAATTCGTTCTTAGTTGTACAACCCCATGTAACAATATAGAAATATTGGAGAAATTAAAATCAAAACTCTTGACCAAGTATGGAGTCCAGATGATTATAGATTCAAATATTATTAGTGTTGTTGGTAATTCAATTGCTTTTGATACATTATTCCAAATTGTTAAACGATATCATATACATATTACTCATTTTTCTTCCAGTAATTTAAGCATATCTTTTATTGTGGAGAAAGATGTTTATAAGTCGTTAATGAATGATATTCACGATATAATGGTTACTAATTAATAATAATGGTTACTAATTAATAATAATTTAAACTTAGAATTGAGGAGGTATTTAGTAAGTGTAGATGGTGTATCAGTTTCAAGGGTACACCTATTAAGCAGAAAAATTAAATAAATTATTTAGGAATTAATATGGGTATGGACGGTTCAACTAGATCAGAATTATATATTAATCTAAATTATCTATAATTTATAGTGAATTAAAAAATTTCTACATTGCTATTATTTTCTACTACTTTTCTTATATTAATAAGTTCTCTAACAAAATCTCCCAATTTATTTAGAGGAAATTGTGTAGGGGCATCGCAAAGCGATTTATCTGGGTTGTCGTGGACTTCCATAAATATACCATTTACTCCAAGAGTAACGGCCATTCTTCCCATATGAGGTATTAAATACCGTTCTCCACCCGAACAAACAGTCCCATTTACATTTATTCCGCCTGGTTTCTGTAAACAATGTGTAATATCCATTGTTACCAGATTATCTGGACTTTGTAATCTTATTAAATTTCTTGGGTCCACAACTAAATCATTGTAGCCAAACATATTACCTCTTTCACATAGCAGAATACGGTTATTCCCAGTAGATAATATTTTTTTTACACAATGGTGCATTGTTTCAGCTCCACAAAATTGCCCTTTTTTAATATGGATTATTTTTTGGGAGTTCCCGGCTGCTATTAAAAGATCTGTTTGCCTACAAAGAAAAGCAGGGATTTGGATTATGTCGACGTAATCTTTGATTAAATCTATTTGATAGCTTTCGTGTATATCAGTTATAATATATACTCCTAATTCTTGTTTTAAATCTCTAAATATTTCACTTGCTTCTTCTAAAGCGATACCTCTATAACTAGAGAGAGAGGTTCGGTTGGCTTTATCAAAACTCACTTTAAAGACAAACGGTATATTAAGAGGTTCTAAAATAGATTTTATGCTCCTACACATTTTAAAGACATGCTCCCTAGATTCAATAACGTTTGGACCACATATAATGAAAAAATTGTTTTTAAGGGTTTTAAAAAGATCAACGGTTGTCATTATAAATTCTAATCTATTTATCTTTTTAAATAAATAGATTAATTATTTTTTATAAATTTTATTATTCGGTGTTTAAGTTAAAAATAGTATTTAAATTTATTTTATACAATATAATGAAATATTTAATTTATGGTTCAAAAGGTTGGATTGGTCAACAAGTTGTTGCGATTCTTGAAAAAGATAAAGAAAATATTATTATAAAATCTGAAAATAGATGTGATAACGAAAAAGATATAGAAGATGAAATTATTAATTTAAAACCTGATAGAATTTTAAGTTTTATTGGAAGAACACACGGTAAAATTGAAGACACGGTTTATTCTACAATTGATTATTTAGAACAACCTGGAAAATTAACAGAAAATATCAAAGATAATTTATATTCTCCCTTAGTATTGGCTTTCATATCAATGAAACATAATATTCATTTTACTTATTTGGGAACCGGGTGTATATTTAAATTTGATGATAGCCATCCTTTTGGGAAAGAAGAAAATGGATTTGACGAAGATTCATCACCAAATTTTTTTGGTTCTTCATACTCTATCGTAAAGGGGTTTACAGATAGATTAATGACATTTTTTGGAAATAATGTTTTAAACTTAAGAATTAGAATGCCAATTACAGGAGAACAAACTACTAGAAATTTTATTACTAAAATTACCACCTATGAAAAAATATGTAGTATTCCAAACTCGATGACAGTGCTACCTGAACTACTTCCTTTGGCTTTAGATATGGTAAAAATTGGCATAACCGGAACAATGAATCTTACAAATCCGGGGTTAATCGCTCATAATGAAATTTTAGAAATGTTTAAAGAAATCGTAGACCCAAATTTTAGTTGGAAAAATTTTACACCGGAAGAACAAAGTAAAATATTGGCTAGTGACAGGTCAAACAATTATTTAGATACATCAAAATTAGAATCTTTGTATCCAAATGTTAAAAATATTAAAGATTCAGTTAAAGAGATGTTAATTAATTATAAATTAAGTTATATTCCTAAATAAATGAAGTAGAATACCATAAACATTATCCAGATGCATGGTATAACGCATTTATACTAAATTATTAAGGTTTATAATCCCTAATTAGGAGTTCCTTGCAATCCGTTGATTCCACTTATATTTCGTTCATGGCCAACTTTGTGCAAGACTCCCCGCAAAGAATGAAGCGGTTACCCCAACCAAAAGGTTACGGGTTACCAAAAGGACAACGTTGGACTGGTACTGAAGAACGTTAATTTGACTGTTCAAACTCTCTGGTGTTAACCTTACACTATATGTAAATCCTCTAAAAATGTATATTATTCTCTTTAATCTTGTTTGTGTAAAAACTAACAAGATCAGCTATTACTTATATTATCAGCTATTACTTATATTGAAGATCGAGCCTATAATGACGATCGTTATTATATTAGTAACCATAAATTACGTGTTTTGGTTGGGTTATTCAAATAAAGTTTGAAGATGGATGCAATAACCTATTTAAATTATATTTTTAGACTTAACTTTGAATTATTAATAATTTTAAATCTTTATCGGTATAATGTTCGAAAATGTAATTCACTGAAATAAATTTCATAGAAAACTAAACTCATCATATTAATTGTAATGTATCTTTTATATATAATTCAACACCAAAATACCTGTAATTTTTCCACAATTATACAGTTAGAATCTCTCATTAATACAATAAGAGATGCTTGTATAGTTGTAATTACGTGGGGTGGCGCATTAACAAACTTGGTATATTTAAAAGAAAATACAAAAAGTATATATTTTAAAATCAGAATCTTATATGCACGAAAACATCGCTTTATTTGAAAAAATTATAAATTCATTAAATTTAAAAGTAATTATTATAAATAGTATTAATAATGAAATTCGCTTGGATAAATTAAATAATATACTCTAGATATTATGTTTAATCGGAACGACCCAATAGACGTATTAATATATTCTTCACCTAAAGGCGGTGGTAATACATATCAACAGTTATTAATAAAGAATGGTTATAAAACATGGTATACACATAATAAATATTTTTTTAAGAATCCGGGTCCTATATGTCAAAATACAGGAATCGAACTTGAAGATTATATTAAATTACAAATAAATTATCGAAAAAATAATCCCAAATTAAAGAAATTAAAAATATTGGGTTCTTGGCGTGAAATTATAGAACAACAAATTTCATCATTTTTTCAAAATTATAGAAGTTGGCACATACCTCTGAAATTAGATTTTGTGAAGAATACTAACGATTTTGATATTAATAATGTATATAAATATATAAACTATTTCAATAATTATTATTTAAGCTGTGATGAAGATCCAAATAATTTTTTTGAGTTATTTACAGATATAAAACTATCCAGTTTTATAAAGAAAGCGGGCTATTTTATTCTTGAAACAAGTGATATAGATTTTTATATTACAAAATTTAGAGATATTGGTAATATTGGTTATATTTTATCAAATATTATGAATGATAAAAATTTTTTAAACTCAGGAGTGATGTCATTCAATTCATCAACTAATAAACCTTACAAAAAAATATATGATTTATTTATAGATAAATATTATTTGCCCAAGTATGTATATAATTTTTTGAGTACGAAATGTAAATTTTTAAATTTTCTATTAAATCGTAATGAATTGTGTAAATACCTACATAAATGGAGGTTAAAAATCGACACGGATAAAAGTTTGATGATTAAAAATGATTATTTTATTTTACAAAACGACACCAATAAAGGATATGAAAAATATATAAATAACGATACTTATTGTTTATCTAAAAGATTCAATAACTTACCTGACAACTACTTTTGTTTGTTATATCCAGACAAACATATATTATTAAAAGAATTTTTACCAAATTATGTTGTTAATAAAATTAATGATAACTGTTTCAAAAATTTAATTAATAATGAGCGGATTTTTTTAAATATAGATATTATTAATAAATCTGATTTTTATAAACATGATACTCATATGAATTTGAAAGGCACATTAAAATTATTTAAAAGATTTATAAATATGATAAATGAAACAGTAATTGACAAAATTACGGTTTCATTGCAAGAATCTGAATTGAAAGTAGAGCAAAAAAACCCAGTTGGTTGGTATTGTTATGGTGATTTGTTGTGGAATATCAATATTGATCAAAATAAAATACAGAATATGAAATTTGAAAACGAGGTTGTTTATAGTGCTCCTATGGAAAATATTTATACAAATAAATATGGTAAAATTATTAATTATTATACTTTATTTTCTATTATTGATAAATTATCACTTCGAGAAATTATTATTGATAAAGATGATGAAGTTAATTGGACGATAATAAGTGAAAATATTTTAAGAAATATTAATAAAAATTCTGATAATAATAAAAAAGTGCTTATTTATTATGATTCATACACATGTTCATTAATACCAATTTTATTTAAAACATTTAAAGAATGTGTAATGATTAAAGAAGTGTTTACGTATAATCATACTATAATAAAGACATTTCAACCAGACTTAATATTTGACTTATCAATATTAAGATTTAATATTGATTAAATTCATTCTGTCTGTCTATATTATAATGTTTAATATAGACAGACCTAAATATATAATTGCTCTTGATATTTTGATTTATTCCATACAGAAATATTTTGAGTAAGTCCTAATGTTTCAATTGTTGTATACATATTATCTTTTCCCAGCGCATTTTGTAATAATAATGGTAGTTCTTGTTCATAACCAAAAGATTTTGGATTGCTAAGAATACTTTCATTTAAATATAATAAATTAATTACTTTACAATATTCTTTAAAATAATTATATGAAATTTTATATAAGGATGTGTAATAATAATTAGTCACGTGGGGGTTTTTTTTAATTACTTCTTTTGCTAATTTAAATATATTTTTATCATTGTTAAATCTATCAAATACAAAATTATTATTCAATAAATATCTACCAGAAATTTTAAACAAATTTTTAAATGATATTTTTTTCTCTATTAAATAAGAATTGGCCTGGGCCTGCTGTGCTGCCTCACCTACACCTTTAATATTAGTCTTATCTGTATAATAATCTATATTTTGTATATCACCCACTGTTAATAAAATATCAACTTTTTCATTTAATAAATTATATTCCACGTCATTAAATTTTGAATTATCAATTAATAATATACAATAATCCTTATCGTGAAAATATAACCGGATACTATTTATAGTCTCAATCGTTTGTGTTAAGCGTTCTTCGGTTGTATAGATAGAACGAATATTAGAATATGTATATTGTTCATTAGAAATATATATTTTAGATGTTATAATAATTATATTTTCAATATATTTTCCAAAAAATTTATTATCACTATTAAATAGTTTATTATCACTATTAAATAGTTTATTATCACTATTAAATAGTTTATTATCACTATTAAATAGTTTATTCCAAAATGAATTATAATATATATTATTTTCGATTGTATAAAAAAAATCTTGTTTATGTTTAAAAACTAATAATAATAATTCAAATAAATTCTTAAATGAATGAGCCTTTTCATATTTAGATAATCTGTTTTCAACAGTAAATTGACTCGTTTTTTTTAAAAATAAAATTGGTAAATCGGTTATCATACTCAATGTTAATGTATAAGAATAAGTTTCTGGCCATATTGAAGTTTCTAATAAAATATTTGGAGAATATTGAATTAATAAATCATTTAACTCACTGATATTGGAATAAGGATATGATTCTAGATGTTTTTTATAAATTGAACTAACTCCTCCAAATACTATTAATTTAATATTAGGATAATATAGAATATATTGTGATATTTTATATAAAATATCACCACCTTTGATTTCAGATATATTCCCAATTATTCCAATTACAATTTTAGTATTTTTAGTTTTTATTAAAGTAGCTTTATTTTTATAATCAGGTAAATTTGATATAATAATATCACAATTCTTATTATAAATAAATTTGGAAAATAAACTTAAATTGCATTCATTTTGGGTTATAATACAAGAAAATTTATTTAAATATTTTTTAGGTTTACATTCATTGATACCACTTATATATGGTTGAGGATTATCACCGATACTATAAAAGTCGTGTGTTATAAAATATTTTTCTTTATCAAATTCTAAAATTGTATTTAAAAGATCTTGATTAAAATCCAATGTATGATTTACAAATATTTTTTGTATTTTATTAAAATTATTATTTAAAAATAATTCTGTTTCTCTAACACTAAATTTTTCAAGTATTTCATATTCATCATTTAAATATAAAGCAATTTTGTTTTCAGTAGTTTTAAAATCCGTATTTCTCATTATTAAAAAAGTATTATATTTTTTAAATTTAGATATAATTTTATTTAGAAAGATAGTTGTACCACCACCAATATTTGGAAAATCGATAACCAAAATAAAATCTTTTATTATTTTAAGTTCATTAATAGGTAATATTTTAAATTTAAAATCGATTTTATAAGTATTAGTTAAATTTAATTCATAATCATCAAGAGTTGTTTTACTAATGTCATTTTCATAAATAATATTATTATTCAGTTTTTTTGTTTCTATATCTATAAATTTTTCATTATAAAGTTTATTAAAATATTCTAATTCAGGATTATTATATGTTAAAATATCTTCATATGTTATTTCTCTTTCATTTAAAAATTTTTTAACAAAATGTACAGCATCTATATCCATCCCTTTGTTTTTTATTTTTAATATCATAAATTTATAATTTGGAATATTAACCCCTTCCGAATAAGTAACAATCACACTATATTTTTTCATTATATTTTCTATATAGTTTACATATATTTCATCAATTTTATCTATATCATCGCAATGGAAATGGACCCATAATTTATTATTTACCAATTCTTCATTTTTTTTTTCTTTGACAATTTTATTTATATCATCGCAATGGACCCATAATTTATTATTTACCAATTCTTCATTTTTTTTTTCTTTGACAATTTTATTTATATCATCGCAATGGACCCATAATTTATTATTTGTCTTCCTATGTTCTTTCCTATATTTTTTACTTAATAATCTTAATAACTTAATTTTCATATATAAATTATAATAAGAAAATAAAATAAAAATCTAATATAATTTATATGAATAAAATATTAATTACGGGCGGATGTGGATTTATTGGATCAAATTTTATAAATAGAATTTTTTATAAAAATGCCTATGAAATTATAAACATAGATGCAATGTATTATAGCGCCGATGAAAATAATATAAATAAAGATATTAGAAATTCTAAAAATTATAAATTCATAAAAGGTAATATTTGTTCAGCCGATTTAATAGATTATGTTCTAAATAATTATAATATAGAATATATTATACATTTCGCAGCCCAATCACATGTTCAAAATTCATTCGAAGATTCTTTACAGTTTACTAAAGATAATATCTTAGGAACACACACATTATTAGAATGCTGTCGAAAATATGGAAAAATAAAAAAAATGATTCATGTCTCCACAGATGAAGTTTATGGAGAATCTATGCTAAATATGGATGAAAAACAAAAAACAGAACAAAGTATATTGTGTCCAACTAATCCATATGCGGCTACAAAATCTGCGGCAGAGCTTTTAGCACAATCATACTACCAGTCATTTAAATTACCTATTATAATAACAAGAGGGAATAATGTATTTGGTCCCAACCAATATCCAGAAAAACTGATACCTAAATTTATTAAGTTATTAAAAGAAAATAAGAAAGTAACAATACAAGGCGATGGTAGTAATTTTAGAGATTTTTTACATTCAAATGATACCGCAAATGCGTTCGAAATTATATTAGAAAAAGGTGTTGTGGGAGAAATATATAATATTGGCTGTGATGAAAATATGGGTTATACAGTTTTAGAATTCGCTAAACTATTAATAAAATTAATTAAACATACTGATAATTATCATAAATGGATAGAATATGTAGAAGATCGACCTTTTAATGATAAAAGATATTTTATCAGTAATAAAAAACTAAAAGATTTAGGTTGGAACATAAATGAAAATTTTAATACAAAAATAACTGAATTAATAAATGATTCAACTACATCTAATAAGATTAGTACCGAATTTGACAACTATAATCAAAATGCTAATGAAGGATACCCGAATCAAATTAGTACCGAATTTGACAACTATAATCAAAATGCTAATGAAGGATAGCCGAATCAAATTAGTATAAAACATAATCACTAGTAAACCAGCTTTTAGATATTCAAAACACCAATTAATAGAAATATTATCTTCCACTCCATACTTTATACATATTCTTATCTTTATTATTGGTATCTAAATAGTTGTCTAAGTTTCTACCCCATACTTGATCTTTTTGAATGTCACCAGTAATAGTTTTAGTATGATAATATGTTAATAATAGACCAATAATTCTTTCAAAATCCATTATTCTATCTCGACAATCTATTTTCTTTAATAAAATATTAAAATAATTATTATTATTAAAAATGATACACAAATAATTTATATTAATAATCGACATACCTCCAAAGCATACACCGTAATTGTAAATAGTTTTTCTTTACTAAAATTTAATAGTTCTGTGCTATTATAAAAATAATAGTATGGAAGTAATTCGCCTCTTTCTAGAAATTCGCTATTGATTATAGTAGTATTTATTAATTTAATACCAAGTCTTTTAGGTGTGTAAGATGAGTTATCATCTATTATATATATCCCTATATTTTTATAAAATAATCTTATTGAATCATAACATTTATTCCATAGTAAATTACATTTCTTAATATTGTAAAAGAAAATTTCATTATATAACATAATATAATGAAATTTTGGATATTAAGAAGAAGAAATAATTTGTATATTCAGCTGTTAGAGGTATATTAAAAATCTTAAATCCAGATATAATCGTATGGGACCATTTGGGTAATTTTAATGTTGTTATTTGTAATTAAAAATTCACTATGTGGAAAATTTATGAATTTTATATTAGCATATTTCTAAATTCTAGGTATTTCAGGATTTATTAAATGTAAATTATTATTACAACTATTTCTCTGAAATTTTCTTTCTCATAAATTGTTTAGATATGATATATATAATATAAATAATATATATATCATATCTAAATGATTGATTTTATATATATACTACATTATTTAATAATATTTTTAGGAATAAAATATTATAATCGTTATATAAAAATTAAAAATAAAACTATTTTAATAGACAATAAATCTAACTATAATATTTATATTTTATCATATGGTATAAAAGGTGATTCAAGTTATAATTTATGTAATGAGTATATAAACAGTTTAGATATAGTTAAAAAATGTAATAAATTAATATTTCTTAAATACCATACTAAAAAAAATAATATTTTTAACTTTAAAAGAGCGTTAAAATCGTTAGGAACCCCTATAAATGATAAAATTATTATTATCTATAATTCTTCAATAGATCCAAATAACATGTTATTAACACTTAATAATTTTGATTATAACTTTATCATAATTAATATTGAACAAGTAAGTAGAAAAATAGTATTAAATAATTTATTATCAATAGATAAAAATAATTGTAAAAATATTACATTATGTGATTACAGTTATGCAAACATAGAATTATTAAAAAATAATAATATTAAATCTATGTTGTTACCTTATGGAATATATAAAAATGAAATATATAATTTTGAAAAAAATATAGATATATCAACAATTAGTTTTAAATCTGAAGAATGTGTATCAAGAAGAAGTCATATTTATAACTTACTAATTAATAATTTTAAAGATGTAGTAGATATTAAAGGCTGGGTGTATGAAAGGGATAAACTATTATTTAGATCAAAAATTTTAATAAATGTTCATCATTTTACAGATTATACAATTTTTGAGGAAATAAGATGTAACAGGTGCATTTTTAATAAAATTATTGTTATTTCAGAATATTCTTATAAATGGGAAAACTTTCCTCTAAAAGAACATATGATATTTACAGATTACGATAATATTATCAATAAAACAAAAGAAGTATTAAATAATTATGATTATTACCATAACCTATTGTTCAAAAATTTGAAATATGTATAAATAATATAATAAATATATTATATTATTTAATAATGGATTTAAAACACTTATTAATCCAAAATACAAATAATTTTATTAATTCTATAAATGAACAAAATATAAAAAAAATAACAACCATTATTAAATCCACAAAAAGAAATATTTATATTTTAGGTGTTGGTAAAAATATTCCACTAGCTATTTATTTTGCGGATATACTAAAGTCTGTTAATTACCCTGCTTTTAATCTAAATTGTCTTAATTTAACTCATGGAGATACTGGGTGTATTGGTGAAAAAGATACTATTATTATAATAAGTAATAGTGGTAATACAGATGAACTTATAAATAATATTAAATATATTAAAAATAGTAACAAATTCTTGATAACCACAAATAAATACGCTAAATTAATAGATTATTGCGATCAATCATTTGTTTTTGATAACACAGTTGAAATAGATGGAAAATTTAATTTAATACCTTGTACAAGTATTACTAATTTTACTATTATATTTAATTTTATAATATATTATTTAATGAACGATAATAAAATTACCTTAGAAAACTATAATTATAATCATCCTAAAGGAAATATAGGTTTACTTAGTAAAAAAGTCAAAGATATTATAATTCCATTAAATGAAACTTGTTATAATTTTCTTAAAGATGATATTAATACAATCATTTTGAATATGTTTAAATATAAAGTAGGATATAGTTGCATAGTAGAAAATGATATGTCTATAATAGGATTAATAACTGATCATAATATTAGAAAGTTTTTATTAGATGGAAATAATGTCGAAAATATTGAAGATATAATAACCAAAAATCCTAAATATATTAATAATTTAGAAATATCAGTGTATGATATATCTAAAATACCTTATTTGTATATACCTATTGTTATAAATAATAAACTAACTGGAATGATCGAAAATTCATTTAAATAATTTAATATATTATATTTTTATTGATAAATTATTTAACGTTGTGATTTAGGGATTTAAATACAATACAATTATATAATATAATGTTTAATAATAAAAGTATTTTAATAACTGGGGGCTCTGGTTTTATAGGATCCAATATTTTAAACTATTTTATAAATTTTAAAAATGTTAAACTATATAATTTTTCTTTAGATAAAGAAAAACTAGAACATTCTAGTATTACATTTATAAAAGGCGATTTAACAAATAATTTAGATTTAAATCAATTAAATCAATATTCATATGATTATATATTTCACCAGGCAGCATTAGTGGATACAACTGTAATGGATGAAACATTAATGTTAGATACAAACACGAATTCATTTAAAACTATATTAGATATAACTAAAAGAAATAAAGCCGTTTTAGTATATGCTTCATCCGCTGCTGTATATGGTAATTCTTCACCCCCAAATTGTGTTGGAAATAACGAACAACCTACTAATATATATGGAGAATCCAAATTAAAAATGGATGTGTTGGCATTAGATTTTAAAAATAAAAATCCTGAATTAAATATAGTAGGATTACGGTATTTTAATGTTTATGGTCCAGGTGAAGATGAAAAAGGTAATATGGCATCAATGATTTATCAATTATTTAAACAAATGGATCAGGATAAAAATCCAAGATTATTTAAGTATGGTGAGCAAAAACGTGATTTTATATATGTAAAGGATGTTGTAAATGCTAATATAAAAGCAGCTTTGTCTAAAAAATCAGGAATCTATAATATTGGAACTGGGAAAGCAAGAACATTTAATGATATTGTAACTATTTTAAACGTAGAAATGAATAAAAAATTAAAAATAGAGTATTTTGATAATCCTTATGATTTTTATCAAAATTATACAGAGGCATCAATTGAAAATGATATTGATTATAAACCTCAATTTACTTTAGAGGAAGGTATTGGGGATTATCGTAACTATTTAAATAAAAATTTGGATAATCGCATCTAATATTAATTATAAACCTGTTTATTTTTATATAATGTTGAATAATTGCTATTAGATTTTTTTATTTCTTTATAATATGCCCTTCCTTTATGTTTAATTAAAAATTTTTTATTATTATATACAATATGTGTATCTATATTCCGTCTCCCTTGAAGTTTTAAACTTTTTAAATCTATATTTTGACAAATATCTATATTGTTATAAATACTAGTTGCCAGAACACCCGGACCAGTAATATTTAAACATTCTTTAGTATATTTATTTTGTGTATTTTCGATAATTTGGTCAATACATTTTAAATATATTTTATTTTTAGGTTTACTAATCATAAGTGCATTATACATAAATTCTCTATTAGGGCCCGGGAAGTCTCTAACAAAATATTCCTTATCTACGAAATCAATTAGTTTTAAATTTGTATTACTATCTATGATAAATTTAATATCTAGATATATACCTCCCTTAATATATATAATACAATATCTCCATAAATCTGCCCTAAATGCTCCGGGAATTAATGTGTCATATGCCTTTAAAACATCTGTATTAAAATTAGTCTTGATAAATTCCCTCCGCATAGTATCATCATATAAATGAACCATAAATTCTGGATTTTGTGATTTTAAAATTGTATGGGCTTCTTTCATTACACCAGGTAAATTTAACGTTTCATATGTTTGATATATATTTAGTGGTATTATGTTAGGTGATTTTAATATAACATTTTTATGTAGAGCTTGCTTTATATGTAAATTATATTTACAAATTATATTTTCATCTTTTGTATATTTTTTCTTAAAATATTTATTCAAATACCTGTATAAAAATGTAATAACAATTACATTTAAAAATAAAATTATTTTTATTATCATATTAAATATAGTTAATATACTATTTTTAATATCATATTAAAAATAAAAAATATGTAAATCACAAACTAAAACTATTATTAATACTATTAAATGCTCAATAAATTTTACCTAAATCAAAATAAGTTTCAACTTGATGATTATTGTAGTATTATTAATAATATATTCTAAAATTTTTATAATTTTAACTGGAACAAATAAAGAAAGTTCTTATTGTTCAAAAATCAGAAGTAAAAGAAAAGGATTATTCTGTTCATCAATACTTCTAGTATTTTAAATCTAGTTGCCTTCATATATTTTAATGATTTTGATAAATTATGTATTGAGAAGATAGTAAATACAATTAAAAAATGGATTTAATCTAATAATTGTATTATACTCTTTATTTCTGGAAAATATCCATTATTTCCAACAATATATTTGCCATACCAAGGTCTTGTTTTATCAATGTCAGTGATTCCAAATAATCCTATTACATTTGCTCCAAAAAAAGAAGCTAAATGCATCGCACCACTATCATTTGCTAACACATATTTAGCCTTTGTCATAATATACGCGGTTGTTTGTAAATCTTCTGAAAATATTAAATTATTAGGAAAATCTTGTTGACATCGTATATAATCATTTTTAGAAACTAGAATAATTATCTGATATTTTGTAAATATTTTACAAAACTCTTTCCAATAAGGCCATTCTTTATTTAGCTTTTTATGTAAATTTGTAGCATATGGACATATAACTATAAATTCTTTATTTAGTTTAGATAAAATTATCCCAGCTTTTTGAATAGTTATAGTATTGAAGGGGATTTTATCCGTTAAATTATGTAAGAGTATTGTTGGGTCAATAAATTGTTTACCTAAATCAAAATATGTTTGGACCTGATGTCCAGTTTTTTTAATTTTAATAGTTTGATCACATAAATAACTATTACCAATTGTTAAACTAATTAATTTAGCAGGTATAATTGTTGATAAATAACTAGTGCATAAAATAGAATATTTGGGATTTAAAGTATATAATAATTTGTAGAAAGAGTAATATTTTATATTTTTAGAAACAATTAGTTTTATATCTGTTCCAGAAAATAAATCTTGACATCATTCGTGTCCAATACATATAAAATCTATATTTGACTTCTGTAATCCTAATAATAAAGGGTATGTCATCAATGTATCGCCGATATGATTAGGTAATCTAATTATAACTCTATTCGTTTTATTAGAATAATATACAAATCGTGATAGAACACTTAAAAAAACCACCAAAACAATAGTAATTATACATATCATTTATTATTTTATGAAATAGTTTTTATATCTAAATTAAAGTTAAAATTATATCAAACACATTATTTGCAGTTATATCATTTATACATTTATTATCCTTTAAATTTTTATGATTTATAAAATTTTTACTCGAAGGGGACTGAATATAATTAAAATTAGGATAGTATGAACCATTATATATAGCACACGTTGGACCAAACAACCCCAATGTTTTAGTGGAAATATAGTTTGATAAATGTAATATAGAACTATCAATAGCAATTAACAATTTTGTTTTTTCAAGTATATGGCAGGATTCGGTTAGAGATAATGGGGGTGATATTTTCACATTATTATTATTGATAAATTTGTTTTTAAGATATAATCCATCTTCTGAATAATCCAGTCCCAATAATACAATATTAATATTACTTTTAATTAATAGATTTATTAAACTAATCCATTTCTCTTTTTTCCACATACGGGATTTCCCACAACAATTTACACATATTGTCACAAAATCTAATATATTATTATTAATTAACCAATCAGTTCCTTTATTAGAGAATTTATATATTTTAAATCTTTTAATATCTAAATCATATGTTATATTAAGAAGATTTTTATATTTTTTTATAACATATTCGGTTAAACGAATATTTCGTACTATTTTATTTTCGGCATATATTTTTCCAACATTATGTGTTGATAAGCAATAACTTATTTTTTCCTCCAACCGATAACAATCTTCATAGGAATATGTATATACTGGACCTTTTAAAAATAGTTTTAAAATGAATGATTTCAATATTAAATGATAATCAATAATAATATCCCAATCAATTTTTGATAATTCGCGTATAGTTTTATAATCACTAACTATCGAATTTGGAAAATTATTAGACACCCGATATACTTTATTTATTAACGGATTAGTATCTATCAAATCAGATGCTTTATCACATATAACCCACGATATATGATCATTTATAAAATAGTGTCTTAATAAATTTATACTTGGTAAAACGTGTATAACATCCCCAATTGCCGACAATCTAATAATTAATATTTTCATTATAATATATTAATTATTTTAAATATTTAATTTTGACTATAGTTAAACTAAATTTGAACACATATCATATTAAAGCTGTTTCTCTCAACCCAATGTATTATAAATAGTTGTTTTCTTAAGTAAATTTATTTCCACAGTGTATTAATACATATTGGGAGACTATTATTTGAAAACAACTATCTTATGTAGCCATATACAATGCCACATTGTAAAAATCCTCTTTATTATAAAAAAATTATTTTCATATCCTAATTTTTTAAGATGGTTGAATAAATGTAAATTTCCAATACCTGTACTATAATTAAAATAGACGAAAGTGCAAGTATAGCTGTATTTTAAGTAAACATATAATGTCTTATTATAACTCCAAGTATTCGTCCAGAGTTTATTATAACTTAATGAAATTATTTATAACTATTTAAATATAATACAATTTTATATTATTAATATGATAGTTATTAGCCCTTTAAAAAAAATAACACAATTATTAGTTATAATTTTTATATATTTATTTTTTAATATAGTCTATAGTTATTTTAATATATCTTTTTTAATGAGTCGTATACTATCGTTTATATCTCTTATTTTTATTATAAGAGAGTTAAATTATTATAGAGCCATAATAGTTAGAAATCATATTAAAGAAGTGCTATTATTTACAATAGAAACTTTAAATAAAAATAAAATAAGTTATTGGTTAGATTTTGGAACATTGCTTGGATATTATCGAGATAAATCAATTATATTATATGATACTGATGCGGATATAACAATTGATATAACATATGGAGCTTTGGCATTAATAACATTGAAAGAAGCCTGTCGTAATAATACTAATTTTAGTTTTGAAGAAAAAGATAATGGCAATGGTATAAAATGGTTTCGAATATATAATTCAGCGGATAATATATTTTCCAGAAAAAGACATGTAGATTGTTATTGTGTTCACAAGATTGAAAATAACATTTTATTATTATCATCTAAAAAAGAGTGCGACCATATCCCTTGTAATTTAGTATATCCAATACAAAAAAGCATTTTTTATGAGAAAGAGGTTTATGTTACTAATAACGTAAATTCCACTTTATTATATAGATATGGTTCAGATTTTATGAAACCTATACACATGTATAAAGGACGAGCAAGTGGGAAGTATCAACTTGTTTTTAAAAGAATATTAAACATCGTTGGATTTATTTTAAATAAAAAGTAAACTATTTTCATTCTATCAGATAGTTAATTATTTAAATCTAAAGATATATTAACTTGTATAGTTATAGAAATTTATTTCATCTAATTAACTATTTATAGTAGTATAACACTATGCACCTAGATCATAAGGGCTGGTGTGTGAAATAATTAAAATCTAATAATTAATATTTAAAATAATATATTAATTATTTTAAATATTTAATTTTGACTATCTCCTTTAAAAACGCGATAGCTATCATTATCATAATGCTTAGTCGATGCCTCAAAAACATCCCCTTCTTCTAAAGCAATTAATTGATGAGGTTGTCCAGGTGTTATAACAATTACGTCACCTACATTTAATTCTCGTTCGTTTATATCAGCAGTATTTGTATCTATATATCTAAATAAAAACTTGCCCGAATTAATATACCAGGTCTCGTGTTTTTTAATATGAAAATGCATACTAAATTTAGAATCTTTATTAAAATGGAGTATTTTTCCACAATAATTCTCATTATTTTCAATAATTAATTCATACCCCCAATTTTTAACAACTTTTTCTGCTTTAGATACGATTGAATTATGAGTCATATAATTACTAATGCTTTTTAAATTTATTGTTTAAACGATGATATTTTCACATAAATTAATATATTTTTTAAAAACCTCATAGCCAATTTTATCCTCTATTTTATCATCCATAAATTGTTTACAATAATTGTTAGCGTTTTTTATAATTGATAAACATTCATTTTCATTTTTAATGTAGTAATTCAGTTTTTCTATTAAATCGCTGTAATCATCCTCAATGAGAATATAATGATAATCTGCTTTAAGTAAACCTTCCATAAACCAAGTTTCACAGGTTGGTTTACGCATAATGCATACAGAATTGGATGACATCAACCATTTTAAATTAGTGGCTACATCATTTCCTTCTAGAGATAAAATGAACTTATAGTTTAATTGTTCTCGAATTGTCATAAAATTCCCTGTAATATTTAATAAATAGTTGTTCGTATATTTTTCTACAAATATTTTTCTATTTTGTTGATAGCCAGTTTTAAGTGATCCTCTCCAAACTAACATATTTTTTTTATTTTTAAAGAGTGTTTTATCACTAATAAAATTAAAGTGTCTATTTTTTTCTAATTTTAAAATAACATTATTCTGATTATTTAAAAGTATATTTCTTGATTTTGTAAAAGTAGGTTGAGACTGAATTGTCCGTATATCTCCAAAACATATGCTTGTTAAATTTGTATTTTTAAAATTTTTAGAAGTATTTTTAAAATCAATGGTGTATACCGAACCTGTCCTTAAATTATTATTAAGATTTTTAAGAGTGTCACACCCTTGGTTTCCTAAATAGGGTTTAATTTTTAAATTAAACGTTTTGTTTAATTTATTATAATAATTAACACGAATTAATATAAAATGGGTATTATTCATGCTTATTAATTTAGTTTCATTTGAAATTAAATTTTTAACAAAATATTTTAAATAATAATTTGATTGGATAGGTTTATAAACAAATTTTCTATATTTATTAATAGTGGTATTTAAAACGATTGTTGATAAAACAATATTTTGTATCATTATATATTATATTATTTTAAATTAATATTATTTCAACAAATTAATACTAATTTAAAATGATAATTAAAATATGTATAAATTTTAGGGTTATATAGTAAACACTTATTAAATCATACTATTAAATATTAGTTTACTGGTTGAATAATTATCTAATAAATCGACTGTTCTCACCTCACCAGCAAATTCTTTCCCAATAATATTATCTATTGTATAATCACCGCCTTTTACCAATATATCTGGACATATATCCCTAATTAAATTGTAGGGTGTTTCCTCATTAAATATTATTACATAATCTATAAAATCATAAGATAATAACATATAAGCACGATCCTCCTGATTATTAATAGGACGTTTTGGACCTTTTAGTTTTTTTACAGATTGATCAGAATTTAAACCTACTATTAATATGTTTCCCATAGTTTTACATTCTTTTAAATAATGTAAATGCCCTCTATGCAATATATCAAAGCATCCATTTGTAAAAATTATGTTTTTATTCTTAAGACTATTTTTAAACCTATTAATATCTAGTTGTAAATAATGATACGCTGCCTTATTATTTAAAATATAATGTATATCAAATAATGTTAAAGACATATTACCAACACACCGAACACTATGTGAACATATTTTATTACAATTAGTTATATTTGTTTTTATATCCATGTTTTGTAAATAAAAATACGTGAAAACAGAAATAAATATATCACCCGCCCCAGTTACATCAATAATAGTGTCTGTTTTATCAATGGTAAATCTATGAATGTTTTCAGAAATACTATCATAAAATACACATCCATCTTTATCTAAAGTAATTAATAAATATTTTAAATCTAAACAAGAACTTATTTTTTTAAAATTCTCTACAGTTAACTCATTGTTAAGCTTAAAATAATCACATAATTGATTATATTCTAGTCTGTTTGGTTTTAGAATAGTACAACCTTTATATTTTAGTATATTTGTAATTTTTGGGTCTACTAAAACATCTATATTTTTCCCTTTACATATATCAATTACACTTTTAATTAGTTTTTCAGAACAAAGTCCTTTATTATAATCACTTATTATTAAACAATCTATCCTATTTGATTTAAAAATACCATTCAATATATCCAGTATTAAAAAAGAATCTTGTGAACTAATTTCTGTAGTGTCTTCATTATCAACTCTAAATAATTGCTGTGTTTTATTATAATAGCGTGTTTTTAAGGATATTTTTTTAGTATGTTTCAGTAAATAATTAGATGATAAATTATCTTCTGAAAATAGTGTGTCTACTATATTCAGATATTTTATATCATCCGTTACTGTTGATACAAAAAAAACATTATTATCAAAATTTGTAAGTAATTTGGCAACATTAGCTGCTCCACCTAATTTATATATTTCGGAATTATTTTTAAAAACAATATTAGGAGATTCCGAATTTATTTTAACAGATGAACAATCTATATATTTATCTAATATAATATCCCCAAGGACAACTATATTCTTCATATTATTATAATTATTTAAAATTATTAATTATAATTTACGTATATTTTATAATAACTATGGTAAAAATAAGGATAGCGGAGTATTATCTTAGTTCCATTATAGTTAACAAGTTTTACTTAATTATTTTTTATATGAAATAAAATATTCATATAACTATGTTTATATATTTAATTTTAGTATTTAATCTTTTTATTATTATATTTTTTACTATAATAGATATATACAAATATAGAATTTCATTTTTAGAATATTTACAACGACTATCTATATATTCCTATAGAGAACCAAATTATGACTATTTAATCCACGGTTCATCTTGTGGGGAAATAATATCATCAATTTCAATAGTTGAACTATTATTAAAAAAAAAGAAGAAAATTATAGTATCGTGTAATACTGTAAGTAGTTATCGTTTAATAACTAAAAAAATAAGCGTAGATGTTATATTGAAACCCTATGAACATATTATAAATCTATGTATTTTTTACTACAGATTTAAACCTAAAAATATTATTATAATGGAAAGTGATATATGGCCACTATTTACCAGTATTGCTAAACTATTAAACATCCGTATAATCGCTATAAACTATACATTTAAAAAAGAAAAACCCTTTAGAAACCTAATCCATTATTATTTATTGGATAAAATATATTTAAAAGAACCTATTGATTTTTATAATGCTAAATATGAATTCTTAGGTAATATTAAATTATTAAATGCTGGGAAATCACAATTAATAGTAAAAAAACGAATGTTAACAATTATATCGGCGCATTATGATGAATTTGAAATACACCGTAAAATTATAACATTTTGTTTAGAAAATAATATTAAGGTTGTTTATATACCCAGATATTTAAATTATGAAAGCGAATTAAAGGAGGCATTTAAAACATTAAATTATTATTGGTTGACTGATAAAAATAAAAATATATCTAAGTTAATAAGTAATTTTGATTTAATAGTTTGTTTCTGCTATGGTTTAACAAACAGTTTTTTAAGTCATTCTAAATTATCTATAATGGGTGGGACATTTAATCAAGTAGGAGGACATAATATTGTCGAACCTATTGTTAATTATAATTATTTAATAATGGGTCCTAATTATAAAACCTGTGCTGATTTATACACTATTCTTAATAAGCATAATATTATATCCATATGTGATGTTGACATTAACGAGCGAATTTTATATTTTATAGATCACAATTCGGAGGACATCGCAAATACATTGTTATATTTGGAAAAATATAGGGATAATTTAAATAATCGTTTAGAAACTATTCTAGGATAGAGATTTAGTATACTAATAAGTGGTTTATAGGGCGTCGACTAATAAAGCAACCTCTTTAACTATAATTTATCTTATACATTTATAATATATTGATGGCATAAGAATTGTTTGAAAATTGTAAAGTATATAAGGGTATCTAATAAAGAGTTTAGAGAATGAAATTGAGCATATAATTAATTGTGTAGCCTATGAAATATATATTGATACTTGTGAGGATTTATTAGAGAGTCAATTGTTGTAAATCTAACGGGAACATTAAATAGTGTTGATTTATCTAAAAAGGAAATAATATGTATGAAGGTGTAAATTTTTATCACCCATTAGAAAAATAATTTAGAATTGTGAGATATTTTAATGGTCCTATTCATTATAGTGGCATTTATTATTTAAAGGAAATACCAGTTTAATTAATAAATGATACCTAAAATTATTCATAAAACAGGTCCATTTAATAATATTAATTCTTTACCAGAATGTTTAAAAGATATTTTTAATCATAATAAAAAATTAAATAAAAACTATAGTTTCAGATATTATAATGATGCCGATGCTACAACAATAATTAAATATTTTGATAAAGATGTATATGAAGCATATAACAGTATTATACCTAAAGCCTTTAAAATGGATATATTTAGAATGGTAATACTATATTTATATGGTGGAATCTATTCAGATTTATCACAGAAATTTAATGTATCATTATCTAAAATAATTAACCACGATAAAGATAAATTAATTATTTGTCAAAATATGGAAATTTGTTTTATGGCATCTTATCCAAAAAATGAATTGTTTAAATTTATATTGGACTATCAAATAAATAATATTAAAAATAGAGATTATGGAGAATGTAAAACCGATATTACTGGACCAGTTGCAGTTAGAAAAGCATTTAATATATATTTTAATAAAAATATTAAAAACGATATTAAATTAGGGAATTATGATGATAATATTAATGTTTTATTAAAAATAAAATATATGGATAATATTTTTAATAAATTGATTGATTCAATTAGAAGAGAAAAACGGTATAAGATGTATCTTGTAGATATAAATAATAAAAGATTAATAAAAATGTACTGTAGAAATCATAAAAAATTATTATATAATGAAACACATATTCCACATTATGGTGAACTGTACAATAAAAGAAGAGTTTTTATTGACGGAAACCCGGATTTTAAAAAACTATTTATATTAATTTTATCGGTTGGATTATTTATTGTATCATGTATCATTAAGAACACTTAATGAATAAGTCTTTACAGATTTGGACATTGTAAAACACCGATTTTACAATGGAACTAATTTTTTCTAAAATATCTATTTATTCTTTACCTTTATGAAGAATATATAAATTGATTTTAAAATTACGGTGATATTAGGAGTAATTGGTTAGTTATGTTCTTCCATTATTATTAGTGTATAAGTTTAAATATATTCTTAATAAAATATCTGCTAATAATAAATGAATAAAATGAATGGATTATTAGCAGATATTTACGATAAACGCATCGTAAACAAATACACAAATCTACTACCCCCAAATCACCAGATATTTTATTATTTTGAAATAGATGAAGATAGTTGTGGTTTTATGTTTTATATAGCAGAAGAAATGCAATACATATCTAAAACTAAATTAAATACTGCTTTAACGGTCGGTTATGTAACTGGCTTTATATCTATTGGTAAAATTAAATTAGAATCAGAAGATTTGAGTGATCTTATGGAACATATTAATGATAAATTAGACCGAACTCCTTATAAAAAACGTGTCATTAATGCTTTAGAATCAAATCAGTTAAAACTTAATCCAGATGAACAACAACTCTTAATTGAAGCTCAAACAAGACTTATACCGGAAGAAATATCAATTACTTTTGTAAGCGTTAACGAAAACTATTTAGGGAAAGGTGTAGGGCAATTTTTAATGCTTCTTGCTTGTAATTTCGCCAAAACCAAATACCAAATAGAAAAAATCTCTTTAGACGATGATAGTGATAATACGTGGAATTTAAAAAGAAATATGTATGTAAAATTGGGTTTATGGTATATTAATGAGGAACCTGAGCCAGAAATGGAAGGACGGATAGATATTATATTAGAAAACTGGTCACAGTTTAAAAAATATTATACAGATCCCACACGAAATTCATACCTTGGTACACCATTCAAACCCTATTTTATTTAATTAAGAATTAAATTTATATTTTTATTATAATAAATTTGAGTCATTTATTATAATAAAAATATAAATTAAAGATGAAATTAACAGAAGAGCAAGAAAAAGCATATGAATACATAGATAACGGCAAAAATATTTTTATTACATCAAGGGGAGCAGGTTGTGGAAAGACATTTTTGCTAAAACATATCATAGAACGTTATAAATCACGCAGATTTATTGCTGTCACAGCGAGCACGGGTATAGCAGCAGTATTATTAAATGGTAGAACACTACATAGTTGGGCGGGAATCGGCTTGGGTAAAAAAGATGTAAATAGTTTAATAAGGAAGATAGAATCCGATAAAGCGGTTAAATCAAGATGGTTAAAAACTAATTTATTATTGATAGATGAAATATCGCTCATTTCTCCCGAATTGTTTGATAAATTAGATTTAATTGGGAGAACTATTCGTAATAACAGTAAACCATTTGGTGGAATACAACTGATTGTTTCTGGTGATTGGTTACAACTTCCTACAGTAGACAGTGACAAGTATGCGTTTGAAAGTCCTGTATGGAAAGAAACCATACAAAAAATAGTTTATTTAACAATTATTCATCGTCAAAAAAATACCGAATTCCAAGAAGTGTTAAATTCTATAAGAATTGGAAAAATCACGAATAAGGTTAAAAAAGCTTTGCGATCGCGCTTAAATGTACCATTGGAAAATGATATTGGAATTATCCCGACACAGCTATATTCCACTAATGTTGATGTGAATACTATAAATAATAAAGAATTAAACTTATTACAGTCTAGAACAAACGATTCTAAACAGATATTTAATATGAAATGGCAAGCAGTTCAAAATAAACTAGAGCAAACTCTTATCACCAGTTATTTTGTCGGGAGGCCAGCGGTAGACCCTAGACCTGTCGACAGCATCCTACCCACATCAGATATCCCCGAGGAATATCTTCAAATGTGTAATGGAATTAAAAAATTAGAGTTATTAGTGGGTGCTCAGGTTGTTTTGATATGTAATTTAGACCAGGAAAAACAATTAGTGAATGGGTCTCGTGGTATAGTTAAACGATTTAGTGAAGAGGGGCTACCTATTGTTAAATTTTTAAATGGATTAGAAGAAATCATTGATTATCATCCATGGGATATTCAAAATGATGCAAATCAATCGATCGGATCTATAATCCAAATTCCTTTAAAATTATCATATGCCACCACAATTCATAAATCCCAGGGTTCAACTTTAGATTATGTAATTATAAATTTGGATAAATTATTCGAAGTATCGCAGGGTTATGTGGGGTTATCTAGAGTTACCTCATTGGAAGGTCTGTCCATTAAAGGTTTAGATATTCGCAAATTTATAGTTAATCATAAAGCGTTAAAATTTTATGAAAATTTAGAATTAAGTATTTAATTTAGAATTTTCATAAAATTTGATATATTAATATAAATACCAGCAATTAAATAATGAAAACATTACAAATTGATGAATATATCTATACGATTGGTACAAATGCGCTTGAAAACGATGCCCTGATTACGGATTCGAACCCAAGCGATACGTGGTTTCATCTAGACGGATTAGCAAGTTGTCATGGAGTTATTAATTGCCCTATAGATAAATTAACAAGTAATATAATATTTAAATGTGCTTTAAATATTAAATTAAATACTAAATTTAAAAAAATACCACGTTTAAAGGTTATATATATAGAGATTAGTAACATTATTAAAACCGATACAATTGGAATGGTAACTCTTGTGAAAACACCCAAAAATATTTGTGTTTAAATAATAAATATTTAAATAGTAAATACTTATTATATAAACAATGTGCGATACTAATTCAAGTCCATATAAATATATTGGTTATTCTAGCGGTTTTATATTATCAATATGTTTAATTCCACAAATTTATAAAGTTATAAAAAATTGGAGCGCTAGTGATATTTCGTATATATGGCAATGTTTATATTTTATGGGATTATCACTTAATATTATTTACTGTTATTATGAAAATATTATTCCTATATTAATCCCAGCAGTGTTGGAAATAACACTGTGTACCGTATTAATTATATTAAAAGTATATATAGACGTAACGACTGATGCTAATCCTGGCAAACGCAATGGGAAGAATGATCAGAATAAATCTTATAGAGGTAGATTATCGGTCATATAACAATTCATATAATATAGTCCAATAGAACTTAAGATATGCCATATACCATGCAGTTGTAACAAAGAGTCTGGTTTGTTTCTAAAAGAAAAAAATTCACTTTCCTGAAACATTAATCCTACACCAATAAATATAATACCAGTAATAAATTTATATCTATTTTTTTGCGTTTGCGGAGAATAATTACGAATACATAAACCGTATATAGCTATTACTACCCAGGGAGCATTTATAACCTTATTATACAGCGATATTTCATTTGATAATCCATTTGATATTCCATTTGATATTCCATTTGGTAATCCATTGGATAATAATAAATCATTTGTATTTTTCCAAAAAAAATCATATATATTACCTTGTCCTTTTAAGGCAATAGAAACACTAAATAAACTCCAGAATAAATTGACAACATCAAAATTAAAACCATTTAAATATTTTTTTAATTCATTGGTTATTTTTAAACCAACCATTAATCTAAATAATTTAAGATTTCCTAATGAATTTTGACCTCCACTTATTTTCCTAGCACTTATCCTAATTAATAACATTGATAATGGGAGCAATTTCATAAAACGCCCATTGGGATTTTTAATACAGCCAAATATTATTAAATCCTTAACAATAAAAAATATAAATACATAAACCATACCAAGAACATCTAAAAACCCCCCATAATGTTTGTTACTAGCATGCATAAAAATAGATCCATACATCATCGTATTTACCGCTATTAGTTGTGTTTGGTGTAATAAAGTATATTTCTTTGATAGATGTGTTGGTACAATACATAACAAATAATATGATAAATTACTGATCGAATTTATTGGTTCTTTTATTATATCATTTAATATTGGATTATTTTCAATAAATCCGCTCGATTCATTTATATTCCATTGCTCAGAACGGAAATAATACATTAAATAGTCGGCTATATTTCCTACAGCCATCCATAGATTAATATTTGTAAACATTTTTGTAGTTATACTTGAAATTAAAACCTGTTTTATTTTTAAATCAAAATGATTATTAACTAACCCGAATACTCTGTAAGAACAACTATCTTTAGAAATGACGCGGTATGTATCATTTCTCCCAATCCAGGTATAATAGAATACTCTGTATTATTTATTATTAATTTATCTGTTGGATTAGTTGCTCTACTTTCAAAATAAGTTAATTAGATTGGATTGTTGTTGTTTTGATACCTTCATTTATTATAGTATTATATATTAATCCTCACAGCCATCTTGGTTTTTGTGAAAATGATTGAAATAGTTTTTCTTATAAACTAATTCAATCTTTAAAACAATGCGTTTCCCTGAAATAATTTTATAACATTCATGTTTTAATTCGGTTAAAAATGCTACACACTTCCAATCATTATTTAATGATGTGGGAATAACTGTTTCGTAACCACCCGTTTTAATAATAAAATTACCACCCGTATGTGCCAAATTATCTTTTGCTGGTGGAAATATTAATAGGGTTCCATAATGGCGTTTATTAATCTTATGGTCACTATGTTCGGTAAAAAAATCTCCTTCAAGATACTCTATAACTTTATATTTAAATCTGGTATTCCAATAGACTTCTTCTTGTTTATCATTTGGAACAAGCTCCTTTAAATTTTCGATAACAATGTCTTTAAGATGGTTCCCATTAAACCCAAACTCGCTGTATGTATATTTAGATTTACGGATTTCGGGTAAATCATAATAACCATAGGGTGTCCCTACTTCCGAAATCTGATCAATATTAAGATCGGTAATTTGTCCATATTGTTTAGGCGGTGTAAGTGTTAGAGAACATTTATATGAGTTTATGGGTAAATTAAATACAGCAACCGAATTATTAATAATAAGGCCATCGTATAAAGTCTGCTTTATATGTGGAAAAACTTGTAAGGGTGCTTCTATAGAAGACCATTTATCATTATAAATGGTTACATCAAATTTCTCTGTTGTAAAATCGGTTGAAATTATAAGGGGTAGCCATATATCTTTTTCACGCAATGAATGCGTTGATATATTTTCTTCTAATTGGGTAAAATCAAAATTATCTGATTCCCTGCATATAATGTATACTCCTAAATTTTTATTCGCAGTCAATCCTATAGTTTTTTCAAACATATCAAAAAATTTTATTTCAACAGCCGCTCTAGATTTATTTAGGGTAAGTGTTTTCATAACGTCTTGTTTTGAAAGTTGTTTATTAACTACTTTGTTATAGTTGATTTTCTTATTTAATGTTTTAGAGATTTCTCGGTAGTTTTTAAGAGATTGGCGTTCAAAAATATTAATATATTTTTTAGTGATGGGTGGGAAATTAGCATCTAACTCTGTCCAAGCAATATTCAATTCATTTAAACATTTAATTATAGTTTGTTTAATATTAATATTTTGATAAATTTCAGTTCCACCAGTTGAACCATTATTTTTAGTATTATAATTAGAAAGATAGTTATTTTTAAGGGACAATTCAATTTTAACTAGTCTATCAACCGGATTCCCCAGAGGACTATCGCCCAGATTGCCAAGAGGACTATCAGCCAGATTGCCAAGAGGACTATCAATCAAATACTCATCCAATATATTAAATAGAAATTCAAATTTCCCCTTGTCTTGGTAATACGTTGTGTAAGAGTATAGTCGTATAAGAGGATTTAGCGTAGATCCAATTTTAATTATGTTTTTTTCATTAAAATAATCATTCGTATAGACATATATAAAACCCATTTGACTCAGTAACTTAATGAATTACTGAATCAAATTTATAAATACTAAATATTAAATATTTTTTTAACATTCGTTATATCGCTCGAGATAACAATTTCGGAATATGTGCCCTGTTCCACATCGTATTTACAAAATGCTGGGATACTATTAATTCCTAAACTTTCAGCGATACTATCAAATTCATCAATATCACAGTAGGCATAAACCCCCGGGTGATTTAATTGTTTTACATAGTCCTGAACAATTGGTGTAATTAGTTTACACGGACCACACCAAGTTGCTGAAAACTGTAGATATATAACTTTATACTGCGATTTTAAATTATTAAATGCTAAATCATTTTCTAAATTTACGGACTTCATTTATAATAGATATTAAATAATTTTAAATATTTATTAAATAAACATTTAAACAGAAATAAAGATGTATAATTATTATGGATAATCGTGTTGAAGAACGAGTTCAAGAACGATTGCTAAAAATGGGTATGACTAAATCCCAAAATGTAGCGGGAGGGCGGAGAAAACAAAAGGTATCCAGACCCATTATTAATTCTAGATTATCGGAAGATGAGAAAAACTATAATAAATATGTTGATAAAGTAAATAAAAATTCAACCGATGTATTAGAAGATTATAATGCTATCTTAAATGTCTACATAAATAATTGGTTTTATGATTTAATGAATGGATTTAAGCGGAAGGATTTTATTGATAAAAGATCTAATTTAAAAGAAAAAGAAGTGGGTGATTCGTTAAATCCAGATTTTTTGGATAAGACACAAGCAATAATCCAATTAAAAAAGAATTATACATTTTTAAAAAAAACATTTAGTGAAAATGGGATTAGGTACATTACACATTCTGTTAATAATTTGGGAGATACCATATTAAAGAAAGCGTATATTCCTAAAGAAAAAGAGCAGGATAATGTAGAAAATATAAATATCTATTATGATAAACTTCAATTAGATAACAACGAAATACCCACACAAGAACATCTTAAAAAGACCTTTCTTAAACTAAGTTCTAAATATCATCCAGATAAACACCCAGATGAAATAGATAAATATACCCAACTCTTTCAAGAGATAAATGAAGCCTATAAAATAATACTTAAATACCACTATGGAACCTCTCAAAATCATTTATATAAATAGAAATAAAAAATTGATTCATAATAATTATTGTAACCGGTAACAACACAATGGATAATACCGACTATCATAATAGGACAATTACTATAGGGAAACGACATACATCATCCTATAAAGAAACCGAAATAAAAGTAAAAGATTCATCTAATAATAAATTAAGTACTAATTCATTAAAAATAGAAAAAGATTTTGAGGCGGGTAAGTCCTTAAAAACGTGGGGAACAGTCTATGGTAAAGCAGTTACACAGGCGCGTTGTAAACTTCCAACAAAAACCAGCCAAACAGGTTTAGCTAAACAACTACAAGTTAAGCCTGATATTGTTAAGGAAATTGAAAATGGCAAGGGCTTGTATAATGATCAATTGGCAAATAAACTGTTTAGAATTTTAAAAGTCAAGAGAAACCCTTAAGATCTTATAGATCTAAAAAGATCTTATAGCTCTAAAAAGATCTTATAGCTCTTATAACTCTAAAAAGATCTTATATCACTAAAAAAATCTAATAAAATAATAATTATAATAATATATATTTTTATAATTATTTATATTTAGAGATAGATTCTTTTAATCCCAGAACCATTAGCGTATAGGCCAATATTTTATGTTTTCATCTTAAAAATTCTCTTTTTTATACTAATTTATATGTAGAATTATAGACATATTAAACAGATATCTGGTTGATTTCCAATTGTTTGGACTATCTCTTTGGTATTCTTATTTTAATGAATAAACCCTTAAAGGGTTAAGAATATATATTCAATTTAATAATAGGTTTTTTTTTAGAATTTTAACCGTAAATTAAATATATACTATAATATGACGAATTTAAATAAAGATGTTGAGTTAGAATCATTTATTAAAGATAAAGTTTTAGAAAAACCCCCCAACAATGAACAAATATTTATTCTATATATTAAAGCGATTTCATCTTCTATAAAAAAACTTAACACTAAATTTAAAACGATTAAATATAGTGTTTCCTGTGCGGAGTCTATTCACTGCATATTTTGGATAATTTTAAATTATTCCAATAATTTAAAACTAACTATGTTTCTATGTGAAAGAGCAATAATTCTGTACCAAGAATATATCGAATTATCTATTAATATAAATGAAAGTATTAATTTAAAAAGTATAAAATTATTTATATATAAAAAATCAGTAGGATCTATTTTAGTAACCACTAGTGATGTAGATGTTGATTTACATAAATTATGTTTAATATACAAGGCATTTATATATGGCACCCTGTCTGTAGATGAAACCCAAATAGAAACAATAGATTCATTTAATAATATTTATTTACCTATTCTATATAAATTATTTATTCACAATCAATTAAATTTTATAGAAAATGTTATATATTATAAACCAGCATCGGTATATGAATTAAATAAAGTATATTTTAAACTAACTTTATATAATCATATACTATTTAATATTAAAAATGTTGTGAAAACAAAGGATATCTATAATATGCTTTTAACAGATGAATGTGTAAAAGATATTTATAATTTTAAAGATTTAAAATTGAAGATATCCCATCAAAAATTTTATTTAAAATTATTGGAAAAATTCAATTTAATAAATTTGCTTTAAGCGTCGTAAACTGTTTATAGACCCAAACACCGCTTAAAATATGTATAGTAACAAGAGTATACGCAAATAATCGATCTTCAACTAAAAAAAAATTATCGTATACCAATGAAGAAATATGAATTAATCTAAAATAAAAAAACCATAAAAGTTGTATAACAGAAAATAAATTAATTATAGACTTTCTAGATTTAATTTTAATTAGATGATACACAATAAAATTAAAAATATTGGATGTTTCGCTTAATAGGAAGACATAATTTATTAATTTTGAATTATTTCCTTGTATTAATTCATAAAGCGCCCATAGAGATACTAAATGGTGGTAGATATATAAACTGTTTGATAATTGTTTATTATATAGTATATATCCCATATCCCATATAAAATAACTGCTGCTAAAGTAATATAAATATATATAATTAGGTGTTGTGCAATTATTGTATGCGAGTAAACTACATATTAAACAATGGATAAAACTAATATTATTTTTATTAATTTTAATATGATTAATAAAGGGAGCGCAAAATAGATATAATCCATTCCAAAATAAACTAAATAATAATAAATTTAAAAACATTTATATAATTAATAATTAATAATTACTTTAAATATTTATTTAAAGTAAATATTAAAATAATTAAGTACTATTAAAATAATTAAGTAATATTTTTATGGATTATAAAACATTGAATAACTATTTTTATAATAATAAACAAATTGCCCAAGGCTCATTTTCAGTTATTTATCGTGGTTATAATATCCAGGATAGAACTCCAGTAGCAATAAAAAAAATTATTAAACAAGTAGATAAAAAGTATATTAATTCCGAAATAGATATAATGAAAACATTAAACCATATCAATATTTTAAAACTGTATGATGTAATAACCCATAAAAATAATTTATTTTTAGTTTTAGAGTATTGTAATAAAGGAGATCTTACAAATTATATTAGATCTGGTGATAATACACATGATATAGATTATATTAAACAAATATTATGTGGATTAAACTATTTATATAAAAATAATATTTTACACCGAGATATAAAACCACAAAATATTTTAATTAATAATAATATTATTAAAATTTGTGATTTTGGATTTGCTAAAAAAATAAAAGACTACGATTTATTAAATACTTTCTGTGGTAGTCCATTATATATGGCTCCAGAAATATTAAAATATAGAGAATATACGGATAAATCGGATATATGGTCGTTAGGGGTTATTATGTATGAAATTATATTTAAGCAGCATCCATATATGTCCTCCAATCATATAGATTTAATTAATAAAATTAAAAAGAATGACTTAATTATAGGAAATTCACCATTAAGTCCATTATTAAAAAAAATGTTGGTTAATAATCCCAAAGATAGAATACCGTGGGTTGAACTATTTTCGACAAATTGGTTTGAAAATTATGACAAAAAAGATGATGTAGAATTGACGTTTGATGATATGTTTGATAATCTAGAATCGGGATCGTTAATGAGCTTGTCCCCCAATGACGATGAATACTTTGACGATGAATACTATGACGATGAATACTATGACGCTAATGATAATACTAATGATAATGCTAATGGGGAAGGGGAAGGAGAAGAAGAAGAAGGCAGTCTAAATATAAGAAAAGAATCAAAGATCTATCCACATTCAGCCCCAAACCAAACACATTATTTAGAAAATTATATAAATAATAAATCTAAAACAATAGAAAGTAGTTATAAAATTTTAGGAAAATCCCCTAAATTATCTAATACAATTGGTTTGTATAATTGTTTAAATAAATCAGTAGGCACTATTAAAAACTTTTTCGGCACCTAATTACTTAGTTCTTAAATACCCATTTTTATTTAAGAACTTGATTAAAACAATATCATCTGAAATAATAGTTACTATAACGATTGTATATATTAGTTTAATTATATTATTTACGGGCGACATATATAAATAATAGCATTGATAAGACCAGTTAATTGTACAACAAAATTGATATATTATGGATGAAACAGTGGCAAATAATTTCAAATACTTTTCATCCAATATTAAGCGCAACGCCAAATATACATTTACCATATACGCGAATGTCGAAAATATCGCATATATAACGATGGGGTTTGATATCCCACTTTCATCAAAATTAAAAAAAAGTAATGAAATTATATAAAAAAATTGAACCATTGTATGGTGAACAATTGTGGTGGTCTGCATTTTTTCAACGTGAAACATAGATATCAAATCTATAGAAGCATATAAAGATGCCAATATTTTTATTTCATTCAGATTCCATATATTATTAAATATATAGTTATAGAATATAATATAACTGTATGGAGAAAGTATGCATAAAATGGAACCTTTTAATACATTTGAAATAAAATAGTTTTTTTTATGGTTTGGGTATATTGTTTTGTATTTTTCAACAGTATTTAAGATTAAATCTAATAAGGGGTATACAAAATACAGCCCAATACTAAACGCCAAATAACAATATAAATATGTTAAATTTTCGATAATATACATAATATTCTATAGTATTAATTAATACTTAAATATTTATAAATAGATTTATCAAAAACATAATCTATAGCATCTAAAAGTGTATTTATTGTAAATATTTTAAAGGTATCGTTTTCAGGTGGGAAATCACGCGTCCTGATTTTTTCTAAATCCTCGCTGTTTTCTAAAGGACACAACACTATATTAACGCCTGCCTGCTTAGCCCCATCAACTTTCGCTTCCAATCCACCAATTTTCATTGCATTTCCATTTAAATCTATTTCTCCAGTAATCGCTATTTTATTATTAATTTCTAGACCAGTAAGTAAGGATAAAATACCCAATGTTATCGCCACACCTGCCGAAGGTCCATCTTTAGACGTGGATGTGTCTGGGCAATGTATGTGTATTCCATAATTTTTATTTAGTGTAATTTTATCTTGCAATTCTTTAGTTAACATATTCCATGCCAATGTTCTAGCAACACTCATACTTTCCTTCATAACATCCCCTTGATGACCCGTTAATTCCAATTGTAAAAAACTGGATGATATTTTTTTAAATACTTCTATAATAGTAATACCCCCTATACCACTTGTGCTAGCGTATAATCCATTAATTACTCCTACCCGTGGATTCGTATTTATTTTTTTAATTATATGTCTGCTATGATTTTGGAACAACGTGTCAATAAAACCGATATCAATTATTACGGGTAATTCTAAACTGTTTCTTAGAAAATTTAAATTAATTTCTCTTAATATTTCATATAATTTTTCTTTTAATTTACGCACGCCTGCTTCGCATGTGTATGTTATTATTAAATGTTTTATAGTTGATTCGTCCATTACTATATATTCTTTATTTAAGCCGATTGTAGTGAGCAATTCTGGTAATATATAATCTTTAACAATAACTATTTTTTCGTACAGCGTTAATGCTTCAATCTTAATTCGGTGTATTCGATCAATTAGAATCTTATCAATAGCATTGTAGTCATTGTATGAGAATATAATGAGCGCTTTTGATAAATCTATGGGGATTCCAGAAAAATATTTGTCAGTAAATTGATCATTTTGACTGGAATCGGTTAAATGTGTTAAAATTCCTATAATCTCTTTGCCCTGTGCTGTATTACTTATTTTATCCAATTCATCTATATAAATAATCGGATTCATACACTTAGATTCCATTAATCCATCCACAATTTTACCCCACGTTGAACCCACATATGTATAATTATGACCTTCGAGGGTTGTTCCATTGGCAGACCCCCCCACACTAATAAATATAAAAGGCCTCTGCTTATTTTCACTGTCAATTAAACATTTACTTATACCTTTTTTGGCTAGGGTTGTTTTCCCTATACCCGGTGGTCCTTCTAACCCAATAACATATCCCGAATTAGCCCCATTAACCCATTGGGCAATGATTCGTTTTATTTCTTTTTTAGATGCTTCTAAACCATATACGGATTCATCTAAATATGTATCGATATTTTTAAAATAGTGTTTTAATTTACTATCATAATCTATCCAAAATGTATTAGATTCTGTCAAAATTAAATATAAAGAATTTATACATCTTAATTTTTTATGGTTAATATCTATGTTTAATATTGTTTTTAAAGAGTCAATCATATTATATTTAATATTAGTTGCCAATATACGCTCTATTAATACTCCCTTATTTCCATTTTTAGATATGGCTAGTTTTTCACAAATACTTTTAATAGAAACAACTTTTTGCCCCTTTAAAGTTTCAACATCGGCATTTTTCAACAGAGATTGTATTGTAAATGTAACATCAGTTATTTGGTTTAATATTTTTGCCAATCCTGAATAAAATACTCTAAAATTAAATGGATTTTGGTCCACCAAATCTAAATTATTGATAGATTTTTTAATATCATTGGTAATTAACTCTAAATCTATTTGTGGATGTATATTGATATAATTTAAAATTTTAATGTTATAATAACTACATTTATCTTTTAAAATAATGAGTTCGTGTTTAATAAGCAACTCTTTATTTATATTAAAGGGGATGTTAATAAATCCATCTAAATAATGCTGTGCTTTACTGTTTATTTCTCCATTTTTAGAATTATTAAATTCTTTTAATTTAATAGAAGCTTTCGATCTGATAACATCTGAACAATTAATAAGTGATAATTTTTTCTCATAACTCATATCTTCAATAACAATGGTTTTTTTGTTGGTTAATTTATAATTTAAATTGTTGATTAAATTTTTAATGTAGATGGGTAAAAAATTGAAAAATTCGGTATAATTAAATACATCATTGGATTTTAACAAGTCTATTAATAAATATAATATATTGGAGCATATTATATCATTGTCTAACCCTAATATAATAATAATATAGCGTTGATATAGCACATCATTATCTACAAACTCGTTTATTAAATTAAGGATTGGTTTAGACCTTATGTTTTGGAGATTATTGTATGAATCTATCATTTTTTTAAATATGTCAGTATTTTTAAAAATGATGAAATCTCTTAAAGATAATTGATTTAAATAATTGTTATGAAAATTATTGCTCGATTTATTTATAGAAAGGTATAAATCGGTGTATTTTTGCTTAAATTTGGGTTTTTGTTTAATCGTATCTAATGTGTCATTTATAAAATATCCACACAGACAAATTATTTTATCATTGTGGGGAATATATATTTTGGATCCATGTATTTTATAGAATAAAATGTCTGAATCATAAAACTCCGTTTTTGGATAATCATCCATATTGGATAATTTGATTGTTTTTTCTTGAGAAATATCTATATTATTTTGTTTTTTCAATGTGTACACATTGTCTTTGCAATTATATATACAGACCCTCGTACATATATAGATTTCATTATAAAATATCAGATCATTCAAATATGTTTTATTTGTTTGAGAAAGTAAATTATAATTAAAATCTAATATATCTAGAATATATTTAGAACCATAATTATTAATAATATCTATAATTTCTAACTTTAATTTTATAATATTTATTAATAGTTTATAATTTGACACCTTATAAAAGTGTCTTAAGGGTAACATATTAATAGCATTAATTTTAGATATAATATTTTTTAAACTGGTAATTATATTATTATATTCTAGATAAGTTATAACGTTAATAGCGTGTGTTCTATTAATATTATATACTATTTTATCACAATGTTTTAAAAAAATACTTAATTGATATTTAATATTTTTTTTAAAGGTGCACATTTTATGAATATTACGTTGCAATAAAATAATTTTATCTAAATGCTTATTATAATAATCTAATTGAGCTAATGATAACATTAATAATATATAAAAGAAAATTTTAATAAAATTTGATTTATTATATTTATTTATATTAATATAATAATACAATGGTAAAAAATATACACGGAGGTAATAAACATAAAAAGTTTGCTAGAAAGCGGGATGAAACTGGTAAAAATAATATCGCTAGTTTAAAAAAAACTCCTGGACAAGAATATGGATATATTACAAAAATGTTGGGCAGTTGTAGATTTGATATTATATGTTATGATAAAAAACAAAGAATTGGGCACGTTCGTGGTAAATTAAGACAGCGGACGTGGTTCGTGGTGGGTGATCTGGTATTACTATCATTGCGGGATTTTCAAGATGGTATGTGTGATATGATTCAAAAATATCAATATGATGATGTAAATATTTTAATTAATAATAATGAAGTAAATGAATCGTTTGGAAAACATGGGACTTTTTTCGAAACTAAAACAGACGATAGTCAGGTAAACGTATCATTTACAAATCCAATGGATTTAAATTTGTCTGATGCTGAGGCAGGGGGGGAGGAGGTAAAGGCAGAGGCAACAGTTAAAAAACCTGTATCTAATGTAAATTATGAGGAAGAAATCGATATATGCGATTTAATGAATTTATAAATTCATTCATTATTATATAAATTTGATTGTTCTAAGTTTATATTATTTTTTATATAAAAATGGGCATTCCAAAATATTTCAGATGGTTAACTAATAAATACGATGATCTAATTATTAAATCCGATACGATAAAAATAGATAATCTATTCTTAGATGCAAATTGTCTTATACATCCTTGTTGTCGAAAAATATTAAAAGACAATCCAGATTTAATTAAATTTCACGAGGAGGATTATAAATTAAATAAATATAATATTAATACTGATATTAATATTATATCTAAGTTGGAAAAATGTATGTTTGAAGAGATTTTAGATTATGTATCCTATTTAGCAGATTTCGTTAAACCCACTAAACTATTGTATGTATCTATAGATGGTATAGCCCCACGTGCTAAAATGGAGCAACAGCGGTTGCGACGCTACCGGAGTTCTAAAGAAAAACGATTAATCGATAATATACATTTAAAATTTAATAAATCATTAGATACTTATTGGGATACAAATGCGATAACCCCGGGAACCCTATTTATGTTAAAACTATCTCATTATCTACAAAAAAAATTAACTGAAAAACTTAAACCAACATACTCTATAATTTTATCAGACACATCTGTTCCAGGTGAAGGGGAGCATAAAATTGTGGATTATATACGAAAGGGCGATATAAATGATGTGGGGTGTATTTATGGATTAGATGCTGATTTAATAATGCTTTCATTATGTTTGGACAGTAAAATTTATCTGTTAAGGGAAGCCGTTAATTATGGGAAAGTGGATATGGAAACATTACTATACTTTTCTATAGAATTATTAAAAAAATATATTATTGAAGAAATTAGATTAAAACTAACAATAGAAGATTTTGAGTTAAGTAATAATATTATAATAGATTATGTATTTCTATGCTTTTTAGTCGGCAATGATTTTTTACCAACACTAATAAATTTAGACATTAATGAAAATAGTATAAATAGTTTGGTAATGATATATATTAAGATATTTTCTATACGAAAAAATTATCTAATAAATGATTCTAAAATAGATTTCACATTTTTAAACCAAATTTTAAGTCATTTATACAATAGTGAAGACCATCATTTATTAAAACTACAATCATCTATAAATAAGCGGAAAATATATAAGAAATATTACGACAGTCCTTTTGAAAGAGAACTCGACACCTTAAAACATTATCCATTATTATTCAAATATAAAAAATCTAAGGTAAATTTAGGAAAAGAAGGCTGGCAAACGGACTATTATAAATACTACTTTAATATTGATAATAGTATTGATTCTAATGAATTTATTAGCAGTGTTTGTAAAACATATATGGAAGGATTGGAGTGGACTCTAAATTATTATACCAAAGGCTGTCCTTCCTGGAAATGGTATTACCCATTTCGTTCTTCCCCTTGTTTAAGAGATCTTGTCATGTACACCTCTGAAAGGGTGTATGGAACTGAATTTGAAGAATCTAGTCCATATACCCCCCTGGAACAACTTGTGTTAGTTATCCCAAAACAGAGTTTTAACCTTATTCCAAAAGAATATAAAGATGTGTTAATAAAGGATATTTCAATATCTAATTATTATCCAGATGATTTTGAATTAGATATGGAAAATAAATTATGGTTTCACGAATGCAATCCAATTATCCCTATTATTAATGATAAAGTAATTCTTAATAAACTTTCTAAATTAAAACTAAATAATATAGATCAATCTAGAAATATTATTTCAAAAGAACCTATTGTGCTATTTAAACTATAACTTAATGGTATTTTTCATCATAGTATTGTCTTAACAGTCGAACAGCGGTTTTTAAACTTACTGGACGAGCTCCTCCTCCTTCTCCCCCTCCTACTCCTACTCCCCCGCCTGCAAGTCCTTTTTTAGCTTTCATTTTTTGCCCCCACGCCAATGCTTCTGGACTTCCTTTTTGCATTCTCTTTGGACTATAACCAGATTTATATTTATGTACATTTTCACAACGCGAGCCGTCATCCCGACCTGGATAATCGTAAAGATGTGGTGAACGACTGTATCTTCTATCTGTTACTGTAGGTTGGTTATCCCAACAAAGATCTCTAGATTTAGCCCCCTTTCGGGATTTTTCGTTTTTATATTTAGGACTTGTGCTATAATGCCTGTTAAAAGCACGTGCAGCGCCTCTCGGTGAAAGTTGTTGACTAGCACGACCAGGACGTCTAGCTTTAACCGATCGCGCGTGTGCCGCTTTATCAACTAAGCCAACAATTCTAAATTGGGCTCGCCCATCTATCATAATTTTACCAGCAAGCATACCGTTTTTAAGCACTTGCTCAGTGCCTTTAATAATGTCATTTTCAGAATATTTTCCCATTTCTATACTATAGAGAAAGAAAATAAATTTAGATTTTATTTATAGAATAAATAAAATCTATAAATCTATAATTATCATTAAATATTAAATTAATTATTTTAATATTTTTATATTTAATGAATCCCTTTGATACTATTTATAAATATAATCTATGGATTTTTGGTTCTGGTTCAGGTTCTATACCCATTAATAATACAAAATATATAGAGTTTTTAGAAACGTTTTTAAAAGATAATAAAATTAAAACAGTGTGTGATCTGGGGTGTGGAGACTGGCAACTGGGCAAAAATATAGATTGGGAGGGGATTAATTATTTGGGTATAGATAGTGTCAAAACTGTTGTTGAAAATAATCTAAAATATACTAAGCCAAATATAAAATTTATATGCAAAGATCTTTTAAATTATAAAATCCCTAATGCTGAACTGTATATTATTAAAGATGTTTTACAACATCTTTCTAACACAGATGTTACTACTCTTATTAGTAAGATAACTAAAAATAAATATAAATTTATACTTATTATTAACGATGTGTCAAATATTAATATAAACCTAAATATTAAAAATGGAATGTATAGACCCCTTGATTTAACAAAATCACCATTTAACTATAATCTAAAATCTATTTTTGAATATAGAGAACCCCTTTACTATATATTATATATAGTAACTCTCACTTATTTGCTTTATATTACTAGTAAAAATAAATATAAGCTTTATATAATTGCTCTAAGTCTTTATTTATTTTATGGAATATGTATATTACCTAAAAAAAAGGTTTATTTAATTGAAGGATAATTTTTAATTGATTCCTAATTAAAATTTAATTAAATTTTAATTAAATTTTAATTAAATAAATTTAAATTTCTAGAAATTTAAATTTTATGAATCAGGAGATTTATGTGGTAAAAAAATATAGCACTTGCCGCCATTTACATAGTTTTCCAATTTTTTTCCTACGTTTATAATATGTGTAAAAACCAATTATTTAAAAAACTCCCACCCAATGAATTATTTATTAGAGTTTTAAATGTGTATGGATTTAGAAGTTTAGAAGATAAACGATCTATTACACGGGATTATTTAAAACATGAAGGTTCTGTAGATAAAATACTTAAATTAAAACCAGAACTAGAAAAATATTATTTACCTTGTAAAGCGCGTACTTATTTAAATAATTTAAATGAAAAAAATATAATAACTATTTTAAGGCAAATATTAAAAACAAGAGATTATACGATTATTTCTAATGAAAAATATATAAGAGGTGAAAAGTTTATAAGTTATAGATTGGATAATTACGACACTAAAATATACAATCCGATTATTAGTAAACTTCCAACAAATACACCTATAGTACTATCGTTTGAGTAACACTATCGTTTGAGTAACACTATCGTTAAATAATAATAATATTATTTCTATTTATCATAAATTTATTTTCAAACTCAAATAAAAAATGAATCCAATTTTTATATTTAGATTTTATATAGACTTTTACCGATCGTCGCTTATTATTTAATTTTAAAAATATTCCAGCCCTTTTTAATTCTTTATCTAGATTTCTATATATATATTCTAACGGAACAATTGAAATATTATAATTATTTATTAATTGAGAGATGCATTTATCTGCTATTTTAATGAATTCGTCGTCTGCTATATTCCATTCCATTATTTCTTAGAAGGTTTTTTTAATATTAATTAAACTTAAAATATAATAGTATTATAATGACATATATATTAATACTGCTATTATTAATAGCTTTTTTATTAGATAGAAAAATATTACCCGATCATAAAACCACTAAATCGAATTTTTCCAATCTGATAAATAAACCTATTATATGGATATATATAAATAAAAGCAAGTCGTCCAAAGTATGGGAGAGCTTTTACAGCAGAAGAACAATAGACAATATTTCAACACTCAGCGAAATATGTATTAGGAGCATTCTAAGCAAAAATAATGACCTGGGAAAAATCAATATCGTTACAGATGATAACTTAAATTTATATATTCCTAATTTTCCAGGATGTAATGAAAAAATAGACAAACAAAGTCGGCTGAATTATATAAAATATAATTTATTATATAATTATGGAGGTTTATGGGTTCCGCCTGATACATTATGTTTAACTAATTTTAACTCTATATTAAATAAATTAAATCATCACGATTTGGTGTTAATTAAAAATATAGATAATAATATTGACGATACATTTATTGCCTGTAATAAATTTAATCCTACAATTAAAAAAATTTTAGAAAACAGTCAAAGAAAAATATTAGACCATAACTACTATTTTCATAATCAGAGCGGGTTATTACTAAATAAACTACATACTGTAGAAAATACCTATATATTTACAAATAATATTAATGGGAAATATGATTATAATAATAAAGAAATAACAACCGACAACTATGTGTCAAATAATTTGACATTATTTAAAAATCCCCAAATGGTTGATTTTCTACACTTAAATGAATCTAAAATATCTAAAGAAATTAGGAATAATTGGTTACTGCGTATGAACTTGGGACAAATGTTAGAAACAAATATGTGGATAACAAAATTATTTAGATTTTCCCTTCATTTAGAACAACAATTTTTTGATGAAACTAATTATGATTTATTGCCAAGCAAGACTGAAGTTATAGATGTATCTAAAAAAATAAATTTGCCATATAGCCCCTATCTCATTGTAACGAAAGAATCAAGTAGAAATACCTAAATTTTATAATTAATTTTACGTGTTCTTCTACCTCTTTTAGTGGTATAATCTGGGAATAGTTCATATTTGAGTATATTTACATTATTAGTACTAATGTCTGTATCACTATCATCATACAACTCTGTATTATAATCAATCCCAGCGGGGTCTCCCTTATTAGAAAAGGTTTCAAAATTAGTTAATGTAGCGTTTATAAAATCCAGTATATCATTATCTATTATGGTATTATCCAAGACAGGATTATTTAGATTATCCATCATAGGATTATTTAGATTATCTGTTATAGGATTATTTAGATTATCTGTTATAGGATTATTTAGATTATCTGTTATAGGATTATTTAGATTATCTGTTATAGGATTATTTAGATTATCCATCATAGGATTATTTAGATTATCATAATAATTTAAATAATTTAATAAAATAGATTCTATATTACCATCAGTTAGTTTAGAATTATATAGATTCTTTGAAAGAGTAATAATAATATTTGATATTACTTTAATTGTTTCTAATTTATAATGATTTACAGTAATATTATTTATTAATTTATCCAAAATTTCTATTAATTTTAAAGTGTATATTACACTTATATACTCGCCAATAGTTGATTGTTTTTCTGCCATTATATACCATTGAGTATTTTATAATTATTTTAATCAAATTATTGTTAAATTACTGTGAATTAAGAAATTATTGTGAATTAAGAAATAATTTATTTTGTTTTTTATGATGTTCATATAGATAATTATCGCGTTCTTGCAACCGTTGCGTTCGCATCCATTCATTACGCTCCTCCTTTTCTTTATCCATTTCTATAGCCATTATTTGTTCATCACTTAATTGTAACTGCTCTCTATCTTTTTCTAATTCATTTATATCCTTATAATTTCTAATGTTTATTTTACTTGGATCTATCAAATAATTATCTTCATAGGCCTTTTTATAATCAGTGTATATAGTGTTCTGGACTCTGTGTGACAAATCATCTGGTTTATCGCCTAATTCAGTATAACACAGTGTATTTGAAGTAACTGGTTCTGGAACCCTGTATTTAACTATATCATTTGTATTAATTTCATTTTTTATAGAGTTAAATTTTTTATTAAATGTGTCCTTACTGTATTTTCCCATATTATTTTCAATATCTATATCGTCCCTATTTTTTATACTTTCATCCATCATATGTCCATAACCCCTATTACCATCATCTTCTAATTTTGAATTATTAAAGACATCATTAAATTTATCTATTTTAAAATTTTTCGCCATATCGCCTAATTTTATATTTTGGGTTTTGTCCATTGACTCATTGTTTTTCGTATAATTATTTTTAAGATCCATATGGGAACGGTCGCTTTTCATATACTCAATTAATTTATTAATTTCATCTAAAGCTTCTAAGAGAATATTAAAATTGTTTCGAGAACCCCCTCGATCAGGATGATGAATTAGGACTAATTTTTTATAATGCTGTTTTAATTCATCCACTGTTAATTTAGGGCTCTTTTTTAATAACTTAAAAGGGTCTAAACGCTTTCGGTCTATATTAAATTCATCTACGGGTTTTTCCCCATCTCTAGATTTAGTAAAACTGGATTCTCTAGATTTAGTAAAACTGGATTCTCTAGATTTAGTAAAACTGGGATCTCTAGATTTATAATTTCTTTCAATTTTTATAGGTTCTTCTTCTTGAATAGTGGGCATTCGTGGTATATGTGTATTTTGTGGAATTTTAGTATTGTACCTATGTTGGCTTGTAAATATTTCATTAATATTATCGGTATTTTGGATGTTCTTATTGCTTCTTTTCTGTTCTTTATTTATTTTTTTAAATAATTCTTGGGATTGTTGATATTCTAAAAATTTCTGGTATTTGGCTTGGTCAACTTCTATATTTTTGGTTGGACTAGTAGATTCTGTATTACCCATAATAAATATAAAATATATTTTTATTAAAGACTAAACCTAAACTACAAAATTTTAATAGATGAATAAAATAACATCGTTATATTAAACAATGCGGTTAACAGTTTAATATAAATATTAGATTCTATAATCCTTTTTTCTAAATAATTATACATATATAATAAATAAAATAGAGTGAAAATGGAATAAAACCATCTAATAGCAACATTGACGGAATTATAATAGTTTACATATTTTTTTAATCTTTTTTTTGAACTAATAACAACGCCAGAAAAAAACCCTATTATACCAGGCATAATATTATCGATTATATCGAAAACCGTATCTATAATAATTAAATTATTCATTATATGTATAAATATAAAAATTGTGTGTATAATGGAAATATTAAAGTGTATAATATCAATAGTATACCACTCGACTCTCTAGCATATAGGTTATTCCACAGTAACAACTTTTGCCAAATTTTTAGGTTTATCTGGGTTAATGCCCTTAATTATTGCCAATTTATATGCTAATAACTGAAGTGGGATAATAATAAACTACTATATGTAGTATTTGTAGGTAAAACAATTTTATCTTCTACAGAACATTCCTTATTATCGGTAATAAATAATATTGGGGGCTTCTCTTGATTTTATTTCTTCATAAATATTGAGCGATTTATGATAAAACTCGTTATTAGGAGCTAAAAGTATAACTGGAAAGTGTTTATTTAATAATGTGAATGGTCCTTGTTTTAATGAACTAGACGAATACCCTTCGGCGTGAATATACGTTATTTCTTTAGCAACCGCCGCCTCTTTTGATTTGCCAAGTATAAACATATTATTAGAATGTGTATAGATATCTACATATTTATCTAACGCATTATTACAGTGTTTTATTGATTGTTCCACATTGTCTGGTAATTTACACACATCCGATATGTACTGTTTTCTAACAGATTCATTTATTAAATGTAGTTGGGAAAAATAAATTGCTATTAGTGATAAAACAACCACCATTGACGTAAATGATTTGGTGGATGCTACAGCGACTTCACTACCAGCATTTAAATAGCACCCACAATGGACCTCACGAGCAATCATAGAATCTACTACATTAATAACGCCTATCATAAATAAATTGTTTTTCTTACCTATTTCTATACAGCGGTGTAGATCTTTAGTCTCTCCTGATTGTGATAATAATAGTAATCCAGTTTTACCTAATTTAAGTACATCTTTTTTATTAAATTCAGCACCATCTATTACTTGAATACTGTTTAAATTGGTTAATTCTTTAAAATAGTGGCTACTAAGCAATCCAGCAAAATAAGATGTCCCACATCCTAATATAATGATATTATCCAATGTTTTTATTACATCTGCGTAATCCTCTAAACCACCCAATTTATTTATCGTCTTTTTTATAGAAGTAACGATAAAATCACACTTTTGATATTCATATGATAGCCTTCTTTTACTAGCATATATTTAAGCATTTGATAATTTTCTATTATTCCATTATGGACCAAACTAAATTTTCCACAATTACTAATATGTGGAATGTGGATTCGCATCATTTTTCTTACCGTGTGTTGTCCAACGCGTATGCGCTATATAATTTTCTAACAATTCTAAAGAATCCTGAACAGATGTAGAAGCTTTTTTACTAATAACAAAAGAGTTGTTTATAACAGAGGAAATTCCTGCTGAATCATAACCTCTATTTTGAAGCTCTCGTAAATATAATTTCGGGAGAATTATATCCTATAAGAGCTGTAATTCCACATATAATATATATTAAAATAAAATGAATATTCGAAAACTAATTTCAAGTGATTATTATAAAGATTATATCCAATTAATAGAAAGTCTACGTTGTTGAAACAAATAATAACATTTAGTATAAACCATTTATCTAATAATCATAGTATTTATGTGGTTGAAATAAATAATAAAATTATAGCCAGTATAACAATTATAATAGAAGCAAAATTAATACATCATTTAAGTTTTGTGTGTCATATTGAAGATTTAGTTATAGATTATCGAAATATGGGATTAGCTCGTAAATTACTAAATGTTGCTAAAGATATTAGTAAAAAAAATAACTGTTATAAAATAATTTGGAAGAATTCTACTGTAAAAATGGATTTTATAAATCATCTGTTCAAATGAGATTATATGAGACTGACTATATAATTTTTCTAGTTCTTCTAATTGATATTTGGTATTCACTTTTAACGCCGACAATTCCTCTATTTTCACTTTTCCTAATCAATCCTATTATATCTGTTAAATAATATTTGTTTTGTTTATTCTTATTATCAATCTGATCAATATATTTTATTAATAAACTATTTTTAACACTATGTATTTATTTTTTAATTTTAAGTTGGGATTCAGACTTAAATTATTCTTTATAAATAAATATTATAATAAATAGAGATCAGTTGGAATTGTTTTTATTTGTTCATTATAATCCTCCATTAAACTATAGCCAGGTTTCTTACTACTCTTAATATTACTTATAAGATAATAGTTTATTATAAAAAAGGGCATTATTAACCAAAATATATTTACCCACATAAATGACCGTTTTTCTAAATAGTTTCCAGCTGGAAATGCGGCATTATTATAGTTTGGATTTTGTTGATCCCGTTCTTGAATAAAATACGCAAACAAATATAGGAAACTGTTCATAAGTTGGGTTCCCATTGATGCTGATAATGCTATTAAATAATTATTATGATTGCCCCATAATTTATACATTATAGCGAATAATGCCAACAGAGCGCATTGTGAACAATGACTACCCTCAATAATTCTGCTCCAATCATCTGTATGACTCATATATTCCCTGTCAGCCCACGCACCATATTCTGAATAAAATATTGGAGAAAAATTCCACGGCAGAATATAACTTAAATCATACCCTGGTTTGGTCCAAACATGGTTATCATCGTGGATTAACTCCTGCGACAGGGCAGATACTTCATTATAATTAAATAAAAATGCTAATTCCCAAATTCCAGTTAAAACAGTCATCATTATCCAATAATATGTAACTTTATTTACAGTTTGTAGTTGAGTAAACGTTTTCCTAATTGAAAATGAACCCATAAAAAAGAGGAGTAATTCCAATAAAGCAACAAAATAACCTTTCATTATATACTATTATAAATATAATAATTTTAAGTATTTAGAAATAATACTTATTTAAACAATACTCTATACAGAATACTAATGGACGACACATTGCCAATAATACAAACATATGACTGTAGACTGTGTTTTGACGCAGATTCGCCACATAATCTAATATATCCATGTAAATGTGCTGGAACATCTAAATATGTTCATAAAAATTGTTTAAACGAATGGAGGACTTTGGCGGATAATCGCGAGGCATTCAATAAATGTTTTGAATGTAATTATACCTATACATTTACAAATGAACCTATCCATCAAATTTCGTGGCAATATAAATTATTAAAACATCTATCTAAAAATCTTGCTGGATTCATCATTATAAATTTTTTCATAATGTCCCTAATTACTCTATTTTTATACGTGGTTGATATTAATAGAGTAATGCCCAAAATACTGCTTCATGCTAAAAATACTTCTTTCATTAATTATAATAATGGCAAACATCTTATGTCTGGATATATTTTATGGTCATCTATTATTTATCTTAGTGTATTATTAATTATGTTTGTAGTAAATTTTATTAATATAAGAAACAAAACAATATATATTAAGCACTATTGTAAACAACCCAATGCGTTATTTTTTGTAATTATTGTTCTTTGTGGCATTATTTTTTCAATGGATATTATTATTGGTTTATTTTTAATTTCATTTGGCTTACAATTTCTTATTAAAAGTCACTTATATAGTATAGAGTGTATCCGAGAACAGAATAATATGGAAATTCTAAATTATGAAGAAGATGAAATTTATGATAATTAATTGAATTGTTATGTATTGTGTATTAATTTTTCTTTATCTATATATAGAAAATGAATAATCAAAGCGGGGGTTATATTAGAAAAAATTTATTAAAAGATAGGTTAGTGATCAAAATTGTTAACGAGATAAACGATACGTTTTTAGACTACAGTGTAAGAAATTATAATTTTCATACTGGAGATGACGTTTCTGATCATTCTATATGGTCGGCATTAGCTATGCAAAAATGGTTTAAAACAAATCATCCGTGGACTCGTCCTATATCTAAAAAATATAAAGATTTAGCAATATTATCTGCTTATTTACACGATATAGGGAAAGCAGGTGATGGTGATTATACCAGTTTAATTTATCCAGGTTGGAAGGAGAGTCATCCAGATGATGGATTTGATATACAGTTAGATAAAAGAAAATTTATCACGCATACAATTGATATCAACGAATCTGTTAAGGGAGGTTTGAAAGATGATGTAACCCAAAAATGGATCCAACCGCTCGAAAGAGCCAAATTTTGCGATAAAGGGCTACATTTGCGAAAATATTTATTAAATAATAACTTTACTGAAGAAGAATTAGCAATTATCGCCCTTGCCATTGGAATGCATTATGAATTTGGCGATTGTGTTGTAGTCAAATTACAACAAGGGAAAATTACCAGCGAAGAAGCCTACACCAATTATATACATACATTTAAAGACCGATTTTTAAAAATACAACACATTATGAATAATAAAGAAATTAATGTAATACAGGCATTATCTATATGTATTGCCGTATCAGCGGCAGATGTTAGAGGGGTAAATGTAGTATCTGGTAAATTCTTAAATTTAGATAAACCTGTTTCACGATGGCCTTCAAAACCTGTTACCGATTTAAAAGGCAATGAAAATATGTATGGTTTGTTTAATTATGACCAGAACATAATCCATCGTAATAATATTTTAAAATTATTTAAAAAAATGTATACTAAAAATTTTAACAAAAAATTTAAAGGTGTTTTAACGGGTGTTCTAACAGGTGGTAATAATCTAACCAATAATCTAACCAATAATCTAACCAATAATCTAACCAATAATCTAACCGGTGGTAATAATTGGAATTATATTTTTGATCCCATAACAAAGAAACAGATAAACATAAATACACAGCGAGGAGGAAGCATAATAGATAAATATCTAAAACAGTTATTAGTTTAAAAATAATTTAATAGTATTAAATACTATTAAATACTATTAAATTATTATGTACAGACACTTGCTCAAAAAAACCAAACAAAATTATAAACTGTCTCTTATTTGTAATCAGACATTAGATAAAATAGGAACTCTTTTATTTACAAGTAAGTTGGAAACAGGGTATCTAATAAATATTAAAATTGATAATAATTTTAAAAAGCTTGGCTATGGTTCTATTTTAATTAAAAATGCTGAAACTATATTAATTGAAAAATATAATATTAATACAATTAGATTAAGCGCTTGGGAAAATTCATATGTTTCAAATAATTTAATAGGATTTTATGAACAAAATGGATATAATGTTACCGATATTAAAAACATATCCTATTATGATAATGGTTATGATATCTTTAATATTGTCCCAATGGTTATGTCCCAATGGTTAAACAGATATGTCCCAATGGTTAAACAGATATGTCCCAATGGTTAAACAGATATGTCCCAATGGTTAAACAGATATATTATTAAAAATAATTTGATTATTTTTAATAATAATTTTAATAATTAAAAATGAATTCTGTTCGTATAGATGTTGATGATAATACACACTTAATAAAAAGTTGGAAAGGGGAAAAAATTATAACCGACGAAGGTGAAAAAACTATAATAGCAAGTTCAATGGGAACCGAACTATTAAATACCGATATGGAATTAAAAGACAGATTAGAGATTTTACTGTTTAGATGTTTTAATTTTACGTCTAAACGATGTAATTATGATGAATTATCTGGTAAATATTACGCTGGGGGGGATTTAAATATGGCTATGTTGCGTGGGACAGAAGCTATTTCACTGCATCATTGTGCTGGAAATATTTGTTATCATGAATCAAGTGAGAAATATTTAAAGTTTTTAGAGATTATGTTTTGGGATAAACATAAAATTATATTTGACCATAATTTAAAGAATCGTGATATTAAAATTTTACGTAGCAGTGGTGAAATAGAAACAGGTTTTGTAGAAGATGTTTCAATGCGTTGGGGGGATAGTTATGATGATTTTGTTCTTAAAGTCAGTTTAGAAAATAAGACATTAGAAAAGGGTATTGTATTGGGGAAGCTGTTAGATTTGAATCCAGATATAGAGCTTGAAATAAGGTTGCCCACATTTAATGATTTGCCTGATTGGGTCGAAAAGATCTTTTTAAATTGGACAACATTTATTAAAAACAATGTTAGGTCAGGGACTGTTATTTAAACAATATTAAAAATAATTTGATTAATTAATTTATTTTTATTTAAACACATATTATTCATAGTTGTAAATGACAGAGCCAAATATTAAAGTTTCAATAAAACCTAAGGGTCAAAAAAGAGTTATTCTTAAAAAAAAATCAACCAGTAGTATTGATTCGCAAAGCAATCAAAGCCAATTAAGTAATGTATCTGATATATACAAACGGATGTCCCACATTCAACACGTTTTAACGAAACCAGATAGTTATGTGGGTTCCACACAATTGGAACAAACCGAGCAATATGTGTTGAATGATACGGATGCGGCTAATATTAAAATTGAAAACGTTGAATTTAGTTATTGTCCTGCTTTTTATAAATGTTTTGATGAATTATTGGTAAATGCGTTTGATCATTCTAAGAGACAATTAAGTAAAATAAAATCTGGCAATACATTGGCAGTGAAGGTAACTAATATTAAAATTGAAATTAATGTCGAAAAAGGATATATATCAGTGTATAATGATGGAGATGGCATTGATATCGAAATTATTCCCGAATATGATATTTATCCACCAGAATTAATTTTTGGAACCCTGTTGACATCTACAAATTATAATGATGAAGAAAAGAGAGAATGGGGAGGAAGAAATGGGTATGGTGCTAAATTGGCTAATATATTTTCCAAACAGATGGATATTGAAACAGTTGATAAGAATCGGGGTAAAAAATTATGCCAGACGTTTAGAGATAATATGTCTGTTAAAGAAACGGCTGTTATAAGTAAATGTAGCACAAATGCCTTTACTAAAGTAGTATGGTATCCTGATTTTATGCGATTTAATATGACAAATATAGATGAAAGCCATTTAAATTTAATGAAAAAGAGAGTTTATGATATAGCGGCGTGTTCGGATAAAGATTTAAATGTGTATTTGAACAATACTAAACTCCAAGAAAAAACATTTGAAAAATATGTGAATTTATATATAGGGGATAAAACTGAACGTGCCAGGGTGTATGAAGAAGGTGATGGATGGTCGGTTGTCGCCACATATAATAAGGATGAGATTTTCGACCAAGTATCATTTGTAAATGGTATTAATACATCTAGGGGGGGGAAGCATGTAGATTATATAGTTGACCAGATTAAAGATAAATTGGGGGCATTAATTAAAAAGAAAAAGAAACTTAATGTTAAAAGTATCTATATTAAAAATCAATTACAGGTTTTTGTTAATGCTACGGTTGTAAACCCCATATTTGATGGACAAACAAAGGAAACATTAAAAACCAATAAAAATAAATTCGAACATTATATAGAGTTATCGGATCGTTTTATAGATAATTTGTTTAAAACGGATATTACCGATCGAATTATGCAACAAACTAATTATAAAGATAATAAAAGCTTAGAGAAAACCGATGGTAAAAAGAACAGTTATATTAAAATACCTAAACTTTCGGATGCTAATTTGGCTGGAACAAAGCATTCAAAGGATTGTGTTCTAGTATTAACAGAGGGAGATTCTGCTAAAACAATGGCTATTTCGGGTTTAGCGGAAATTGGACGGTCTAAATATGGGGTTTTCCCATTAAAAGGGAAACTTCTAAATGTGCGGGATTCTTCGAACAGTGATATATTGAAGAATGTAGAAATAAGTAATATAAAGAAAATTTTAGGATTACAATCTAATAAAAATTATGATAAAGCCTTTTTAGATAAAGGCTGGCCTTTGCGGTATGGTAAAATTATGATTATGACTGATCAGGATTTAGATGGTTCGCATATTAAAGGGTTGTTAATAAATCTGTTTGATCATTTATGGCCACTTTTATTGGACCAGGGATTTATCTGTTCGATGATTACCCCTATTATAAAAGCAAAGAAAAATTCTTTAGAAAATGTATTTTACACCTTACAGGATTATGAAATATGGAAAAAGTTAGAGAAAAAGGGTTGGACGATAAAGTATTATAAGGGTTTGGGGACTTCTACAACTAAAGAAGCCAAGGAATATTTTAAAAATATGAAAATAGTAAATTATGTTACAGACGATAGCGTCCAAGAAGAGCACGTTAAAAATTTAAAGGGGGGTGGAGATTATACAACGAATCGAGTTGATTTGGCTTTTAGGAAAGACCGGGCGAATGATCGTAAATTGTGGTTAAATGGATATGATAGAGACAAAATACCAGATTACAATAATGATAAAATATCGTGCAATACATTTATTGATGATGAACTTAGTCATTATTCCACATATGATAATGTTAGGAGTATACCCGATATAAGAGATGGGCTTAAACCATCCACGCGTAAGATCATATTTAGTTGTTTTAAACGAAATTTGGTAAATGAACTTAAAGTGGCACAATTGGCTGGTTATGTTTCCGAAAAAGCGGCATACCATCACGGTGAAAAGTCATTGGAGGGTGCTATTGTAGGATTGGCTCAAAACTTTTTGGGTTCTAATAATCTCAATCTGTTGCAGCCAGATGGTCAGTTTGGAACGCGTTTATTGGGTGGTAAGGATGCTGCCCAATCCAGGTATATATTTACCCAATTTAATAAAATGACAAAAATAATCTTTAATTCGTTGGACGAACCATTATATAATTATTTAGATGATGATGGAACGTTAATTGAACCTGAAGCATATTGTGGTATATTGCCAATGGTATTGGTAAATGGTGCTGAAGGTATTGGGACAGGGTTTAGTACCTCTATACCATGTTATAATCCGATTGATTTAGCAAACATTATACAAAAAAAATTGGCGGGTGAAGAATACAGTGATATTAAACCTTGGTATAGAGGGTTTACTGGTAATATCGATGAATATGAACCAAACGCATTTATAACGAAAGGATTATTTACAACTCTTGGACAAGATCAGATAAATATTTCAGAATTACCTATAGGGTCATGGACTGAAAAATATGTCGAATTTTTAGATAAATCTACTATAGAGAAGGGAAGTAAAGACGAGGCTAAACAATTTATCAAATCGTATGTTGATAATAGTTCTGAATCTAAGGTTGATATAACTATAAAATTTAATCAAAACACTCTTTATGAATTATTAACAAAAGATATCGATGGACCTGTTACGCACATAGCCAAACAGTTAAAATTAACGACAAAATTAAGCACAACAAATATGTGGTTGTTTAATACTAAGAGGCGATTACATAAATACAATACTATTTATGAAATTATAGATGAATGGTTTATTTATCGTCACGAATTGTATGTTAAGCGAAAAGAATATATACTTAATAAACTTAATAAAGAATTAAATATTATTAAATATAAGGTTTTGTTTATAAATGAAATTATTAGTAATACGCTTGATATTCGGGGGAAAAAGAAATCTATTATTCTGACAATGTTAGAAGAAAAAAGTTATCCTAAATTAACTAATAAGTTGGATGATGCAATGATAAATTATGATTACTTGTTTAAGATGGATTTATACAAATTGACTGAGGAAGAAATCGACTTATTGACAAAACAACGTGATATGAAATTGTTAGAGGTATCGACATTAGAAGAAACCACTATTGAACAATTGTGGTCTTCTGAGATAAATGATTTTAAAGCTCTGTATGAAAAGGATCTTAAAAACTATGTATTAAAAAAGAAGTTAGTTATTAAGAAGAAATAAACGGCATATAAAATAATTCTAGAATAATTTATTCTAGAATTAATAATTCTAATTAAAATTATTTATTAATATTATTTTTTAATAATAATATACTATTATTATATAATGGGTTGTTCAGAATGTGGCAGTGATAGTGTAAATAAATCAACGTGTCCCTTAGTACTAAAAAATCCAAAACCAGAACATTGGGCAAAACATCCGAAGGCAAGGGCAATGCTTAAGCCCAAAGCACCAAACCCCCCTCCCCAATTTAAACCCAAAGCCCCTCAATTTAATATTAAGCCCAGACCATCTATTGCACCCGCCCCCCATAATATTAAACCAACACAACTATATAAAAACCCATACAAAGATATGGCAAGAAATGTGTGCATGTATACCGAGAAAACAAAAAAAATAAATCTGTTGCAGGGTAAAATTATAATAACAGGAGAACAATTGGATGGATTACGAATTAAAGTTAAAAATCCAAGTAAATTAATTTTAAAACTGACAAACAGCCCCAAATTTGTAAATAAATTAAGAGAATATATGGATCTTTTATGTGATATTTATAAAAGAATTGGAGAATTACGGGTTACAAATGTCCAATTCTTTATGAGTCCTGATAGTAAAACAAAATATGTAGTGGATATGGTAGCGAGTGTGTCAGCTCTTTTTATAGATTTTTTAATCGAAAACATTTATCCATCCGGAGGGACCAGATCATCTATAGATATTAATATGCCTATAGAAGATATTATAGAAGCTGAAGAAATTAAAATTGATGAATTAAGACTTGAACTCAACTCGTTACCAGCGGTTCCAACTTATTTACCACCTATAGCAGGTCAAAAGGGAAAAGAAAGGGTAAAGGAAAAGGTAGTATAAAAAATTAATATTCTTCCTGTAGTTCATTTAATGAATAATCATTATAATCTACCTTTACTTCGTCTGTCCCAAAATTATTTATAATATTTTCAACTATATCTGAATTTGATAATTTGTTTATTTCTCTACATTTTTTAATTAATCGATATTTTACTCCATTTAATTTAATTTTATTATTATTAGTAGATGGTTTAACTATTTTTTTATCAGTATTTTCATTAAACTCTTTAAAATTATTGCTTGATAATTTATCTATATAATTTTTAAATATAAAATCAGAATTTTTTTCTCCACCCCCTATATTTAAATTATATAAATTATATTCTTCTGATAATACTTCACTAGTATTAAAATAATTTGCTGATTGTTCTTGGTCCACATCTGATAAACTGGTTGTTTCAGCACTGTTTAATTCGATTAAATTATTTAAATTGTCATTATTCAAAGTGCGATTATTTAAAGTTTCATTATTCAATGTGTCATTATTCAAAGTGTCATTATTCAAAGTGTCATTATTCAAATTTTTAAGAATAGCGGATGATTTATTTTTATGGCAGTAATCTACAAATTTAAATAATTTATCCATTGTACCATTATTTAAATATTTTAAATTAATAAATACTCCATTATTATTTTCAGAAATTTTATCAGTGTCTTTAGCAATTATATTATATATTTGACATAATTGGTTATATTCTAATTTTTCGATACTTTGTTTTAATTTTGTTTTATCATCGGTAGAATACTCTTGATTAGACATTTAATATATAAAATATTTTTTTAAAAATTTCGGGACATTTAAATATCTAGTAATTTCCCAACAACATTTATTTCATTATCATTATATTCAAATCTAGAACAAATGACTTCTACATCTATAATATCACCAATCTGTATACTTTCGAATTTCTCTAAGTTATGCTCGTGGTATATTTTGGATAAAACAATTATTAGGGGTTTCTTTTCACACATAATTCCAACCTTATTTATTCCAGCAACTTTACACTTAATAATATTTCCCTCGGTTACATTGCAAATATCCACCTCTAATTTTAAATTAAAAATTATATTACCATTAAAATGCGAACTTACTATCTTTCCTATACTTCTATCTATTAGTTTTATAGACTCTTTTTTAATATAGCCTTCTTTAGAACACTTATCTCCTATAGAATTTTTAACTTTTTCTAATAAAATTGTATTAATATCGGCATGGGCATTAACTTCATTTGGAAATAATTCCTGTATATAATCAATAATAGATGGGTAAAATACATTTTGAAGAGACATTTTTAATAATATAATATAATATTATATTATTAAAATCAAATTTAATTAAACAATTTCTTCAAATTTATAGAACCATATTATATTTTCAGCGATTTCTTCTGGTGTTCTATTATATTGTCTATATCTTAATAAAAATTCAAGTTCTTGGCATAAACTTTTTCCATCGTTGTTAGAGGTTTGTTTTTTTCGGACCCCCTTGGGTTTTAAAGATGCATAATGTTTATGTTCTACTATTGTATTTATTGTTTGTGTGATCTGTTTAATAGATGTTACTTCCATACCATGTCCACATATCGCTCCACTTCTTATATTTTTTTTCTTCAATGTTCCAGAACTGTTAGTTTCCACCACATATCCTGTATTATTAACTATATAGAAAGTTGGGGGTGTTTTATTTAAAAAACCATAAATTAATGATTTATTATCGGCTAATACATAATCCTTTGGCTTTAATTTAAATTCTTCTTCTTCTTCTGGCTTTAAAGAAATAGCTTCTATAAACTCCCCTGAATCACTATCATATTCGTAAAAAATTTGTGTATGATTTGGTTTTATAATACGAAAATACTTTGGAAAATCAGCTCCTTTAAAACTGCTCGCTTCCAATCGTTTACCCATACGTTCTAATTTATCTCGTTTAACTCTAAAAATAGAATATGATTTATCTGAAGGATTGTTTAAATCTTTATCAAAATATAACAAAACAATATCATCTATCTCATTTGTCCGCTTATTACCATTATTAATAATCCTTTTTAAAGATTCTTTTAATAAAATCTCTTTCTCGCGATACGAAAGGCGATCTATTGTATAAAATAGATATATGTTAATCAAATCCTTTTGGGTTGGAATATGATAGCTGGCTTTATCTAGATCTTTTTCGGGATAATTACCATATTCTGATTTGATATAGTCACTAACACTTGTATAGTCTAAGTCTTTATTTATTTTTTGTATCGTTTGTAAAATGTTTTCATGGCGTACTTTTTTTATTCTAGTTTTTTTTTTCTCGTTTTGTATAGTTTTTTTGGATTGCACTGCCTTTATTGTATTCATTTCAGTGGTATTTTCCAAATCTATACTATATATTCGATTATTTACTGGTTTACTCCTATAATAATAAGGTATATCTATATCATCAACTTCAACAGGTTGATATATATACAAACCACCTCTGTATATAATATATCCCAATCTATTATACATATCATAAATTGTTTCCTTATTCTTAATTAATTCGTCTAATGCGATGTATATATAATCTTTATTTAAAGTTGCATTATACTCCTTGTGAATAATATCTATAATATTATCTAATGTATACGAATATTCATTTATATATATTATTTTTATAAATTCTTTAATATTATCCACTGTATCGAGCATAAAATCATTTGAAAAGGTATCGGTATTTATTTTATAATCTGGATCTGACTCCCAGTCACAACTGTAATCACATTCTCTAAAATCACATTTTAAACTTTTATCTTTATCATATATGACCACTTCCTTAGATTTTCCCTTTGATGTTAATAATGTGGATTTATCTGGATATGAACTTTCGTTAAATATATTACTATTTTTATTTAATGCACAATCTACAGCATTTTTTTTTAACACCCGCTCAATTTCAGCCATTTTAAATTTTTTAAAATAAGCATTTCTATATACACGTTCATCACTGGTTTCAAAGCCAGTATCTATCAATGTTTCTGGTAAAGAAGCCACGTGTAAATAAAGTGTAACATTTTGTTTATTTTTAGGTAAATGGAAATGAGATCGCTGTCTTATAGCTCTACCAGCTGCTTGCTCCATCATATTCAAATGATGCCAGGGATCCATTATATGTATCTCCCTAACACCAAAAAAAGATATACCCTGTTCTATAACCCTAGAACCTAAAATTACCATTATATGTTCTCCTTCATCATTCTTAACAACTTGTCCATCATCCCCTACTACTTGCCCACGCACCTCCCTCACTAATTGATCTAAGTGTTTTTTTTTAAGTTGACCATCTAAATAAATATAGTGTGCTTGTCTAAAATTAACTCTTTCATCCACACTTAAATCCCTATAATATTTTTTATGATAAGCACAAAAGCAATCATTTATATTTATTTTCTTGCTTAAAAAATTATCTGTATTACCATTTCCTACATATCGCTTAAAACCATTTTCTTCTAAGGTTAATCCCATAGGTTTAATACCGTGGGAAATAAATTGCGAATAAACAAATACAATACCCTGACTGCTTAATATATTTGACATAATAGATTCTTGTTTTTTCGAATATTTTCCCACATAATCTATATGTAAAAACCCTTTTCCACTGTTATCTATATTCCCTAAGTCTACCCCTGATTCGTTTTTATAAGCATATTTCCCTTCATCCACATTAAATGCCCCTTCCAATCCCCTTTTTTCTCCAATATTACCCTGTTCAAGTTCCCCTTCTTTAATATTACATTTAGGGTATACTATATTAGATGCCTGTAAAGGTTGTCTGGAAAAACTAGATTGCATTTTTTTGACACTGTCATCCCCATAATCAGTATTCACCAAATATTCCTCGAGCTTTTTGTATTGCCAAAGACTTAAACTATTTTTATAAAATCTAATGTTATCTGTATGAATCTTTTCAGCATCCTCCATCTCTTTCCATTCTCTATTTTCAGTTTTAAATGTAGGATTTGGGGTATACAACAATCTATCCTCTGGTTCTAATTTTAAAGGAAATATAAATGGATTTTCTCCTCTTAAATATGATATATACCCCCTCGATTTTTTAATTAAATATTCAAGAGCTTTAGGCTGTCTACCCTTCTTATCTTCCGGATATTTAACGATGTCAATACCATTTTTTTGAAATATATGCTCTTCTTCTATTGGGGATTGTTTATCATTTAATAATAATAAATTTATTAACCATATAATTTCTTTGGAAATATTATACATAGGCGTAGCAGTTAATAATATAATTTTAGTATTATCAGCATATCTCGCGATCATTTCTAAATAAGGTCGCGATTTCTTATCATCCTTACCCCCACCTTCTCTTGTAACGTGTACCTCATCCATAATAATAATTCGGTTTGAAAATTTCTCCTTAATATACTTTATTTTTCTATTTTCCAATGAACTCTCTTTATAAAAATCTTTAAAAGACTTAAATTGATTATCGATCTCATTTGTCAATTTCTGATAACCCTGTATCTCATAATACTTATTTATTAGTCGGTTTGCCATTAATACTTTTTGCTTATATGTTTTATCCTTAAAGTTCAATAAAGAATCCTTGTATTTAGTTCCAGTACATTGAACATTTAAATTTAAAAAATTATTATTTTCCTTCTCTATACTAAAAATTTCATCTCTCCAATTTTGTTGGATTGTGTCGGAAGGTGTTAAAACTAATATCTTTTTATCATTTTGATACACAATACTCCTAAAATTTTCTGCTATAGATATGGCTGCACACGTTTTACCAACACCTACACCATGCCATAATAATACTCCATTATAAGGTGTATTGTTTGAGATAAAATTCTTTACAAATTTTTGGGATGCCGAACGCTTAAACGATTTTTTTTTACCACTAAATGTATCGCTGTTCATTTTAGGGATCATATTTTCATAAAATTCTTTTTTTTCAAAAATCTTTTTATTAAACAATACATCGCTGTATTCTGGATAATAATTAAAATCTATATTTTCAGCATCTGTATATTTATGTTCCTCGGCATAAATAGTATATTCTTCTAAATATTTATTAATAACATCTAATTTTATTTCATATAATTTTCTAACGATCTCATTTTCAGCATTTAATATCAGCTTATTTGTTACATTTAGTAACTTTATTAATACTTCTATCTTTAATAAAATGATCTTATCTTCATTACCACCTTTAGAACCAATTATTTCTAACTTTTTTTTAATTAATGTATCAAATAACCCCCACCACTTTATTCTCACTACATCCCGTATTAAATTAAGTTTAGTTTGGTCTGATATAACTAAATCTTCTAATTCAGTTTCCGAATATCTGTCATATTCCATTATATTATACTATAATATATTTATAAATTTTTATTTATACTATAAGGCTTCAATTTAAACAATTCATTGTCTATAATATATTTAGAAGCTTCTAATAGTATTTTTTTTTTCTCTACATGATAATTACGAATATTATGACACGCTTCTTCTAAAGTTAAAAATTTTAAACAACCAATTTCAGTTATCTGGGCACGATTTAAAGGATTTATAGATAAGTTTACATCTATATTTGTATATTTTGCTAAATAGTATATATGTCTATATTTTTTCCCATCACTTCCAATATATTCTTCTATAAATTTTTTAGAGTTTAATATTATGTAGTAATTCGTATTTATATTTGTTTCTTCTGAAAATTCTCGTATAGCTGTTTGAATTTCGCTTTCACCAGGATTTTTTCTACCTTTGGGAAAACCCCATTCACTTTCGGACCAATTTGATGTATAACTGTCTAACATATTATCTAACATATTACTATTTTTTAACTCTGTAAATTTGAGCAGTGCCTTTTCATAATTTTTTCGATGACCTACTTTTAAATTATCCATATCTAACGATTTCATCCATAGATTTTCCCACAGTTCCGCAAAGGATAATGTTTTTATTTTCGTTATTTCATCCATCGTCATTAAATTAATCATTTTTTGTATAGTTCCTATATTATTTAATGAATAGCTACCTCTTATAAAATTAACATACTCAATACTATCTTTTCTTCTTATTAATAGAAACTTTAACATATTTTTATAATTAAAAAATAATATAATTCCATAACTTGTTTTAGTTTCTATATTTAATCCCTGCTCGGATTTATCAATTACTAAATTCATTATTAACTAATTAATATCTTTAAATACTATTTAAGTATTTATTAAAAATAATATTATAGTATTATAATATTATATGGAACCAAATATATGGGGGCCTGGTGCTTGGCTATTTTTACATTCTATAACATTAAATTATCCAGATAAACCAACTACAAATATAAAAAAAATATACTCGGACTTTTTTAATAGATTGCCTGATATTCTCCCGTGCGATATATGTAATTCAAACTTTAAAAAACATTTATCACAATATCCAGTAAGATTTCATTTAAATTCTAAAGAAAGTTTATGTAAATGGTTAGTCAAAATTCATAACCTAACAAATATAGATAATAAAAAATCGACTGTATCATATGATAAATTTATTCAAAATTATCAAAAAATCTACTCAACATCTTGGAATTATAAATATATCATACTGATTATCGTATTGCTTCTTAGTTTATATGGTGTTTATAGATACAATAATTAGATTAGTATATTTTAATTACACAGATAAATAATATTATTAATACTACTATTAATACAATACCCATTACCCCCTTTTTCTCTATTATTCTAACCATTTCAAAATGAATTTTAAATAGGGGCGATGTCCAACTTGAATTATGTATATGTGTTATATAGCTTCCCTTTTTACTATAGTGGTCCAAATCACTTATTTTACACGACTCCAAATAATTATCTTCTAAAATTTTAATATCCGTATTATTATTATCTATCACATAATTTAAAATTGCTTTTGAAAAACATATAGGACCAGTAGAACAAATTATATAATAATCTTTTGGATAATAAAATTTATTTTCTAAATTATTTGATATTTCTAAAATTACATAATTAAAAAATTTATTTTTCTTAGATGCTATAATTATGCCATTATTTATTAACTTATAGTTTATCAATTCATACACGGTTATTTTTGATACGATTAGATTAAATTTATATTTTTCTAATAAAGAATCTAGAGGTCGTTCGCATATAGTATCTATATCTGTATAAATACCCCCATAATAATACAAAATTATATATTTGGCAAAATCAATTTTTTGTATTGTGTAGGGTAATTTAGAATATAGCGTGGTATAAAAATTATTTTTTATAGATCTTAACAGAATTTCAAATTTTACCTGATCCCACAGTATTAATTTCCACTTTTTATGTTTCTTAATCCAAGTATTTCTATAGTTATTATGTATTTTGGATATATTATTTTCTCCTTGCCACCATATTTGATGTATAATAAGGGGTATTGTCATATTATTATATACACCTATAATATATATGTATAAAATAATATTTATAGTATTGCTTCTTTTTTCATCGCAATACCTGAATGTAATACACCGCTATCTTAAAAAAATAAATAAAATAAAAAATATAATCATTTTACTCTTTTCTATCGGGTCCATTGTTTCATACAAATATAATTCTATTAATAATCCTAATAATAATCCTAATAATCTGAATAATAATAATCCTAATAATCCTATTATTAAACGAAACATAACCGATTCAACTAAAAAATACGTAGCGTCTAACCAAAAATGGATATGCTATCACTGTAAACAAACATTAGACCATACATATGAAATAGACCATAAATTAGCTCTATATAAAGGTGGGACAAATAATATCGATAATTTACAAGCATTATGTAGAAATTGTCACGGTAAAAAGACATTTAGTGATAAAATTGGATTATAATAATTCTTATTAGAATAATACTATTAGAATAATAATTCTTATTAGAATAATACTATTAGAATAATATATATATATATATATTATATGGATACTATTAAAAATTTATATAGTAAAATGGATTATAGAACCAAAAAAATTCTAGGAATAATCATTATAATCATAATTATATGCATAATTAGTTTTGTAATTATAAAACATCGTAAACATTCTCTAGAAAATCCCACTTTTTTTTTAAAACCTAAACTATCTAAAACCCCTCTTACTATTAGTAAAAATTTATTATTTGAACCCTTAAATGGATATGACTTTACGTGGACATTTTGGATCTATGTTGATGGATGGGAATATAAACTTAATCAACGAAAACACATCTTCACAAAGGGTCGATTAGAATTATACCCAATCCATTGTTGTCCAGCCGTATTCTTAGATCCATCCATTAATGATATGTTATTTTTTATACAGACCACAAAGGCAACCAATAAATATAGAATTAAAGATTTGCTTCTTAACCAATGGAATCATATCGGATTAGCCGTATCTAATAAAACAATAGATTTCTATGTTAATGGAAAATTGGATAAGAGTCACGTTCTACAAGATTTACCTAAATTAAACCACGGAGATTTACACGTTAATAATTTTGGTGGTTTTAATGGGAAATTAACTAAGTTAGCATATTTCCCAAAATATTTAAACGCTGGAAGTATAGCAAACCAATATAAAAGTCATCCCCTAAATTCAAATTTATTTGGTGGTATTTACAATAAAGTTGCTAAAAAACATATCGATTTGAAAGACCATATTAAAACCGCTCAATCCACTTGTTCTAATACTTTACATTTAAAACAGACTGATTTACATCATAATCAATACTATAATATTATTGGTAACACTTATACCAGATTAAAAAAAAATAATTTATCAAAAAAAATTAAAATTAATAAAAATTATACATTAATGTTTTCAATTATTCCCAAAGGTAAACAAGCAGAATTAACCAATATTATACATTCTTCTATAAATAAAAAAGATAGATCACCAGGTATATGGTTTCAGCCTAATACTACAAAATTACACATCGTTAACAGCACATCGAACACCAATTTTTCATTCACTATTCCTAAAGAACTTCCTTTAAATCGCGAAACACACGTTAAACTTTCTATAATCGAAGATCACTTTACATTAAGACTTTCTGGGGCAATTAATTATACCAAACTATTAACAATTAATAAAAATAGAATGGAGGGGATGAGCTATTTTTATATTTCAGATCCGTGGCATTCTAGTGCGAATGCGTCGATTAAAAATATTATATGGATAAATCATTAATCATAATAATTTATATCTATATAATATTATGATTAATAAATATATAATTCTGGTCGTTTTATTTATAATAGTGTATATTTTATATAGAAGATGGCGAAATAATTATCAAAGTGTGCTTATTAAACATTCTCAAAATGCTAGATTATTAAAAAATATAGATAAACAACAGTTTATAAAAAAAAATGATGTGGGATTAAGTTGGACATTAAGTTTTTGGGTCTATATTGATGACTGGAATTATAAATACAACACCAACAAACATATTTTTATATGGGACAACTGTTCAGCATGGTTATCTAAAAATACAAACAATATTGTGATTAACACACCTACATATAATAATAAAAAAGGAACTAATACTATTATCGAAAATATTCCACTGCAAAAATGGACTAATATAATTATAGTATTAAACAATAGAGTTTTAGATATATTTGTAAATGGCAACTTGTCAAATTCGCAATACTTAACAAATATTCCTAAAAATGATAAAAAATTAGGGATGAAAATAACCCCATATGGAGGATTTAATGGTACTATATCTAGATTTAATTATTATACATTTCCTGTTAAAAAGTACGACATTATTGGTTATAATAATGTGTATAGTCTGTTTAAGAAAGGCCCTACTTAATAATAAATAAATTAATTAATTTAATTATTATTAAATTTCTTTATAATATATATATAAAGAAATGCTTAATAAAATTAGAGAAAATCCAAATACTAAATATATATTAATATGTTTATTAATTATTTTTATAGGTTATTCATTTTTTAATAAATACCAAAGTATCGTAAAACAACAAACATTGGAACCCATTTTTATTAGAAAACCATTAAATTCTAAAAAACCAAGTGTGCACAGCAATCAACTTGTACCACTTCCTAAAGATGGAACAGGGTATACCCTTAGTGTATGGTTATATATTAGTGATTGGGACTATAAATATGGTGAATGGAAACACGTATTACATAAAGGAGACCAACAAGGAAATTTTGTTCAACCGGGTATATGGTTACATCCCACTGAAAATAAATTATTTGTTAAGTTTGATCGGGAAAATAAAAGGAAACAATATGTCTATCATAAAAATATGGTATACCCATCAGTTGTGGCCGATAATTTAAGCAATAAATTAGAAAATACCACTTTAGATAAAAGTAAAGCTTGGTGTGATGCGAATGATACTTGTCAAGGATTTACATTTGCTGGTAAAAATATAAAAGATGATTCATATGTTAAAATATCCAAATTTCCAGATATTAACGACCAGAATAAATTAATTAATGTGGATAAATCCATTATTAATGCTAATAGTAATCAAAATTTACAAATTGGAACTATGGAGAAAAAATATGCATATGAATCGATGAACCCCTCCAAAAATAAAAATATGATCCACGATAAAACGATGTCAAATAATGTCGATAATGTTCCTTTAGGTCGCTGGTTTCACGTTGGTGTAGTAGTAAGTGAACAAGCTACTGAAGTTTATATAGATGGTTCACTTAGAAGCACTGAAACAATCGAAAGTAATATTAAACAAAACAATGGACAATTGTGGATAACGCAGAACGGAGGATTTGCTGGTATGATCACCCAACTAAAATATTACAATAAAAGCTTAAATCATGTAGATATAGCTGATATTTATTCAGGGGGTCCTAAACCACGTATGTATCCAGATCTGGTTGGATTGGTAAATAAATATAAGAAGGCGTTAGATGTAGATTTCAATATTAATATGTCAGTAAATGGACATCAGGCGGGTATAGATAATATTTCGGATCCATTGGATAATTCTACCCCATTGGATAATTCTACCCCATTAGATAATTCTGCCTCATTAGATTAATTCTGCCCATTAGATAATTCTGCCCATTAGATAATTCTGCCCCCATTAGATAATTCTGCCTCATTAGATAATTCTGCCTCATTAGATAATTAATTATTTAATTAATAGAATGTTAAGAAAAAATTATATTATATTATAATATAATATAATGGCAAATCCCTTAAATATAGACTTTCAAAAAATCAAAAGCAATAATGCTTTTGCTATGATTTCTGGTTCTATAGGTTTTTTAATAGTTATTTTTATTATATACTCTGTATACAAATATTTTAAAAATAAATCAATCGAACAACCCTATCTTATTAAATACCCAAGGCGGGGTGAGTTAATTATAGATGTTGATAAAGATGGAAAAGAATCCTATAAAAACTCTTACCAATATTTTAAAAATAAAGTTATTACACAATCGCAGGTTGGATATGATTACTCCTATTCTATTTGGTTAAAAATAGATGATTGGGACTATAAATTTAATAAACCTAAACATATTTTCCATAAAGGACCTAGAGATGCTAGATACGTTAACCCAGGTGTATGGCTTTACCCCAAAGATAATAATTTAATGATTAGAGTTGATACGCATAACAGACTATCAAATAAAAGCACAACCAAATCTGGTAAAGTATGTCAAAATTGGATGGCACAATATCCCAATAAACACGGATTTAATGAAGAAAACTATCCGAATAAAGATATAGGAGATCATAATTATTGTAGAAACCCTAACGATAAACCCGAAGGTGACTGGTGTTTTACTTTAGATCAACATAAAGGGAGGGAATCGTGTGAAGGAAATTATAAAGACAGTCCAAGTATGAATCCGGAATTAAATATAGATAATTTAAATCCATTAGAAAATTGCGATATTGTAAATATTCCAATTCAAAGATGGGTAAATGTTATCTTAGTAATGCACAATAAAACTATGGATGTGTATGTAAATGGTAAATTAAAGAGAAGTTGTGCTTATAAAGAAGTGCCCAAATTTAACGATGATGATTTACATATTACCGATAATGGTGGATTTAAAGGAGATTTAAGCGAATTTAAATATTTTAATAAGGCTTTATCCCCAAGTGATGTATACGGTATTTATAATGCTGGTTATAAAGCAATCAGTTTGTATGATAAAATAGCAAGTCTTAAACCTAATATTAAATTAAATATTAGTGTTTCCGCATCTCTAAATGATGAAGGAGTATCTGCTTCTGGTCATTTGGGATAAATTTATTTAGATTTTTTATTCTAAATCCCATTATAAATATATATATATATATTATAATGGATTTTATTAAACAAAATGCTTCAATTGGAACGAACGCTTTAATGTCAAATAATAGTCCGATGGGAATGATAATTAAAGCTGTTATAGCCATTGTATTAATTATGTTTATCCTTTACATAGGACAACAAATCGTTAAAAATTATAAAGATTATAAATCATCAAAAATATGGTTACTAAACGGTACCAAAGATGCTAAGAAACGAATGGTAATTCTTCAAGACCCTTCTAAACATGGAGCACAAACTTTAAGAAGATCTAAAAACGAAGAAAATGGTTTAGAATTTTCGTATGTTTTCTGGATGTTTGTGGATGATTGGTCATATCGTAATGGGGAATGGAAACACGTATTCCATAAAGGTAATGAAAAAGCCTGGCCGTTAAGAGGTCCAGGAGTATGGTTACACCCAAAGGATAATAAACTTAGGGTTTATATGAATACATTTAAAAAAATAGATGAATTTGTAGATGTAGATAATATACCTTTAAATAAGTGGTTTAATGTTGCTGTATGTATTAAACAAAAAATAATGGACGTATATGTGAATGGCAATGTTGTTAAAAGTAAGGAGTTAGATGGTTTGCCTAAACAAAATTATGGTGATGTCTACATAAATGCGTTCCAAGGATTTAGTGGTTATATGTCTAACATAAAATACTATGATTATTACATATCCTACCCAGAATTAAATAGTAATTTAGCAAGTGGACCATCGATGATGCCAATCGCCCAATCGCAACAAATGCCTCCCTATTTAACACCTAACTGGTGGACTGATAATTAATTTAAAATATAAATATATTTTTATAAACCTTCTACAAAGATTAAATACAGGTGGGGGTTAATGATTTAAAAATAAATAAGGATTTATTTGATGATAATTATACCACCGGGATAATTTGAAAATCTTACAATTCATTAACACCTATACCTATATGCGGTTGATATTTTAGAAGACACTAATCCTACAAATACAGATTTTCCAGTATTAGAAAAGAAAGAAGTTGTTTTAACGTGTAAAAACCATCAAGGCTCCTAACTTACTGGACGGGCTGTTTATAATAAATATGATTCAAACATTATATATATTATAAAAAATATTAATAATGTTTGAATCAATCCAAAATTTGTTAGAAAAAGAATTTTCAGTGGAAAAAGGATTCAGCATTAAAAATATGGATAATTTAATTAGTAATGGATCAAATCTACATAGACCTGTTAACAAAGATGGAGACTATTTAATACATTGTTTATTATGGTGTATATTTAGATATAATAATACTGATATAGATAAAAAATTAAGTTACTTAACGAGTAATAACTGTGATCTAAATGTTTATAATAAGCGTGGCGAAACCCCTCTAGAAATAATATGTTTAGGATTTACCAAAAATTATTATGAAAAACAGAGAATGATATCAAACCTAATAATGTTGGGTGTTTTACAAAACAGGTTTTATATAGATAGAATCCAACGAATATGCTCTACATTAGACGAAGAAGATCCCTATGAAACATATTATTCGTATCGATTGAATGATGATGTATGTAAAACTATTTATACCTACATAAAATACTCATTTCAAACCTGGTCATTAACCAACCATCATAACACGGATCCAAGTGTTAGAAACGCGGTCTGGACGGTTTGTTTAATTATAAATCGGGTTTGTGAACAGGGCATTTTAGATTATCATCTACCTATGGAATTATGGCTATTAATATGTTCCTTTTTTGTAAGAAAATGTGGCTAACCGTGGATAAATCACAGATTCTAGAAAATTATTCTAGAGTGGTTAAACTTAAAGACATCTGAATTATATTAAATATGCTTCTTCAAAACCCCTCCCAAGAACAAATCCAAATTATAGATAATATAGAGAGTAATAATATTATAGTTGATGCGGTTGCTGGTAGTGGTAAAACGACCACAAATTTACACATTGCTAAAAAATATAGAAATAAATCTATATTATTGCTAACTTACAATAAAGATTTAAAAATAGATTCCAGGAAAAAAGCCGAGCTTCTAAATCTTACGAATCTTGAAACCCATAGTTTCCATTCTTTCTGTGTCAAATATTACTACAATAAAGCGTATGATGATAATGGTATAATTAAAATTGTTCAAAAAAACCTGGTTCCCCTAAATTCCTTTTCATATGATATTATAATTGTGGATGAAGTTCAGGATTTAAACCACTTGTATTATACACTCATCCAAAAAATTATTAATAATAATGCGAAAGAAGCAAATCTATGTATACTAGGGGACCAGAACCAGTGTATTAACAAATGGAATGATTCTGACTGGCGTTATCTAAAATTTGCTGACGTGTTATTTAATGGTAATGGTAAGAATTGGCTAACATTAAACTTATCAACCACATTTCGTTTAACACAGCAACAATCAGAGTTTGTAAACAAGTGTTTATTATTTTCAGATAGAATGATCTCCAAAACAGAAGGGCCTGTTCCTAATTATATTATAACCGACAGTTTTAATCCCCGACTATTGTTTAATAAAATTATGGACTATTTAGAAGTGGGTTATACATATGAAGATTTTTTTATCCTAGCACCTTCAGTTAAAAGTGGGGCTAAAACAGATCCACCTATACGACAGTTAGCAAATAAATTATCTAACAGTGGTATTCCTATATTTGTTCCAAACTCAGATGCTGAAGAATTAGATAAGAGAGAATTAATGGGTAAGATGGTTTTCTCCACTTTTCACCAGGTTAAGGGACGAGAACGGAAAATAGTTATAGTGTTTAACTTTGATGAATCCTATTTTACATATTACGCTAAAAATAAGAATCCGTATAGTTGTCCCAATGAATTGTATGTTGCGTGCACACGCAGCAGTGAACATTTATTATTAATTCATCATTACCAAAACAATTATTTACCCTTTTTAAATAAGGATCTGTCCACTTATTGTAAACTTGTTGTAAATGATCACGTGAGTGTTTCTAAAAAGATAAATAAAACGAGTTTTAAAACATCTGTTACTGACCTCACCAAACATCTACCTTCGCAGGTTATGAAGAACTGTTTAAATTATTTTTCAAAAGAAAAAATTCAAGACGAAGATACTTTTATAAATATACCTAGAAAAATAGAGGGACAATATGGTATTGAAAGCGTATCTGAAATTACCGGTATTGCTATACCAACCTATTTTGAACATATAAAAAATAAAAATATAAGTATTTTGGATAAATTAAGGGGTAAAATAACCGATTATGATTTTATACCAGATAGTGATGATGAGGATGAAGAAGGAGTGGGAGGGGAAGGGGACGAGTTTAGTAATTTAAGCATAACCCCCAATACATTGCTTTACATTGCCAACCGTTGGAATTCTTATAAAACGGGTTATATTTTTAAATTAAATCAAATAAAGGATTACAATTGGTTGTCTGATGAAAATCTCAAGTTATCTATTAATCGTTTAAAACAGAAAATAAGTGGAAATGGGGTTTATGAGGTTAAAATTCAAACCGAAAATTATAAAGAGTTATTAAATAGAGAATTAATTGGTTATGTAGATTGCATCGATAATAAAAATGTCTGGGAAATAAAATGTGTTAAAGTGTTGCGAAGTGAACACTTTTTACAAATTGCCATATATATGTATATGTATTTAAAAACGCATTCGGCAGATTTTAATTATTTATTATTTAATGTTTTAACAAATGAGATTTACAAATTAAATGCTTCACTTGAAAATTTAGAAAAGATGATGGAGTATTTAATTAAATATAAATACTATAATGATACAGAATTAACCGATAAGGAGTTTTTGGATAAGTATGGTTTATAATTACACTTTTAAAACGTGTAATTAATTTTAGCTCCAAAAGATGTAATACTGCTGTTATTTAAAGTGGCGTTATATACCCCAGTTGTAACATCGCTAATACGTGCATATGTGCCACCAATACTCAACTTCATACTATCATTTATTCTAATTTTTGTCCCGATACTGATTGATCTAGTATCACCTGTTGGGGATAATTCGCTTACATTACCAGTACTTGTTTTTGGGTCATTTGCTAAAGTGATGGATACAGATGCGTTTTTATTTATTATATGCCCAATACCAAGAGTGTAATATTTACTATCTTCAAAACCAGTTACTACTGCTTGAGTAGGAGGAGGAAGAGGAAGTGGTAAACTAACTTGATTATTTTTCCATTTCGAGATGCGAATGCTTCCATATAATAATGTATCTGCCACAATTCCTGATTGGAACTTTATTGTAATTGCGTCACCTATACCAACTATTGCGTCACCTTGTGTCATTGCTACATTTGTCATTGCTACATTTGTTAATGTATAATTCATAGGAACCGACAGAGTTACTGCGTCTTCTTTAAAAAAATCAAGACGTAGACCAATAGATTCTATTTGATAGCTTGCTCCATTACACTAATCCGGTGTCCGATATATAGTCTACAGTATTATATTGGGCAAATGGGATTGGGGTTAGTGGTAATTGGAGAGATGAGTCCTTATTTATAGTTACCCGTTTAATACCTCCCAATATAGATATATTTTCATTTAAATTATATTTAATAATACCGGTAAGGGTGGGTATATCAACATCAGCAAAGATTGGATTTGTTACAGGACTCCAATCTATTTTAGCACCATTACCTAATGTTGTATACCATATCCCAATATCAGATGATTCACTTAATCTGGTTTTAAACGCCCCTGATGAGATAAAAAATCTTGGGACCACATCATCAATGGCTGTGGTCCCTGCCATTGCTGGAAGTGATGGAATAACTTTAGCTCTCCCGATCTCTCCATATGTTCCATTTTTATATAAAAAACCAGTATCTATATTATCTATTTCCATATAGAATTCCTTATATATAATATTTAGAAATTTAAAATTACTATAAAAATTTAAATTTCTACACAGTATTTAGAAATCATAATTTAATTTAAATTTTGTTCTATTATTATTTTTATCTAGTTCCTTTTTATCTAAAGAGTTTATATAATCCAATGTATATTTACA